CACAAAAGGTAGTGGAAATGTTGGGACTCCGGGATGCGTTTCTTTCATGTTTGATGAGAAAGGACAGATCATTATTGCAAAAGAAGATTGCGATATGGATTCTGACGAACTGATGATGCTTGCTTTAGATGCAGGAGCAGAAGATTTTGTGGAAGAGGAAGACAGCTACGAAGTGTTGACAGTGCCGGAAGATTTCAGTGAAGTTCGTCTGAAATTGGAAGAAGCAGGAATTCCGATGGCAAATGCAGAGGTGACCATGATCCCACAGACATGGGTAGAGTTGACAGATGAACAGGATCTGAAAAATATTCAGAAGACATTGGATCTGCTTGAGGAAGATGATGATGTCCAGGAAGTGTACCACAACTGGGATGAATAAGAAATTCAGTTTAGAGTATAGCATGTAGTTATTTTGCAGCAAAAAGGAGAAATAATACTACAAATCATGACTCAGTAATGATAGACAAAACGAAATCTAATCATTCAGTTACGAATATACGAAATGTATAGTGGCATCTTTGGATAATGTATATTTACGCATAATTAATGTATAAATAATGTTTGAAGGAGTGACCACTATGCTTTTGGAAGATGTTTTAGAAGAATTTATATTTGATTGTAAATTACGCAGATTAAGCGAAAAAACCATAAAGGGATATAGGAATAACAATTTACGTTTCTTCACTTTCATAAAAAAAGAATATGATATTGATGATTTGGGGAAAATTCAAGGCAATGTGATTAATGCATATATAGCATATCTTACTTCAATTGGAAGAAAACCGTCATATATAAACGGAATCATAAAAAGCTTTAGGGCATTTTACAAATATTGTGAAAATGAAAAATATGTTTCTAGGAATCCTATGAATAAGGTTAATTTCCAAAAACAAGGCAAAACATTAATAAAAACTTTTAATGATAAAGAAGTAAGAGATATGGTTCGTTATTACGGTAGTGTAAGATATTTAGACATTCGTGATAAGTTAATCATGGTTATGTTGCTTGATACAGGAATTAGAAATTCAGAATTATGTGGACTTTTAATTTCAGACATCCGATACGATCATATTCTGATTAGAGGAAAAGGAAATAAAGAAAGAGTGGTTCCGATTTCTCCTATATTGAATAAAATTCTTATAAAATATAAAAGGGTAAGAAATCTGTATATAAAAGATAAGTTTGCATATCAAATAGAATATTTATTTTTGTCACAAAAAGGTAAAAAGCTTACTCCAGAGACAGTGGAACGTGTCGTATTGGAGTGTGCTGAGGCATGTAAAGTAAGGAAAACTATTCGTTGTAGTCCGCATACTTGTAGGCATTATTTTGCACAAGCTCAATTAAAAAATGGATGCGATTTATATACGTTATCTCGTCTTCTAGGGCACAGCAATATAAATATAACTAAAATTTATTTGCAGTCAATGGACGATGAACGTGTGCTTGATATGGGAGTAAAGACAAGTCCTTTAATGAATTTGTAAAAGTAAAAAAATGGGTAGTAGAGAAATTAATCTCCACTACCCATAAATTTTTATATTGATAAATAAGTTTAGAACAACTGGAATTTGTCGATTGCGACGCCAAGTTTACCTGCATATCCGTCTTGACCACTATGTGTTTCATTATCGTACTGCCAGTCGTAGTATTCGCGCCCCTCTAACGTAGACACTCTGTACTGTGCTTTCTGCCAACCATATTTAGCGGCGTAATCAGATGGTGTGTCGTAATAAACCTGAATACCATCAATAGGTTCTCCACATCCTGCATAACCGTTATTGTGGTCATTCCAGTTATAACCATCAACCCAAGGCAACCAATTTTTACCCTTGACATGAACTCTATATTTAACATGACCAACATTACACCTGATAGCAATATCTGTAATAGCTACGCCATCACCTGCACCAGCCCAGTCATTTAAGTCTTTTACAGGCGGATAATTCTTCCCACCGGCTTTAACCTGGTATTCAAAATACAGTTTCTCACCTTTATAAGTAGGTTGTGGTTTGGAAGGTTTAGACGGTGTAGGAGTAACCGTAGGTTTATTTGGGACTGGTGTATTCCCACCTTCGATTCCAAATGCTCCTAAAATAGCTCTAGCGATTTCATCCGTCTTATTATTAAAAACAGTTAAGTCATCAAAATTAGAAATAAATCCACATTCTGCAAGTCTATATCCAAATCCTCTGTTAGCCGCTACATCAACATTCTGTAAATCATTTCTTCCTACAATTTTAGACGCTCTGCCCGGAAAAATAGCTGCTAAATTATTTGCCAATGCTGTATCAAAACTATCAGGATCAAATCCACCTTTGATTACGATATGCGCTCCTCTTGCAGTTTCGACACCACTATCCATATGCAATTCTACAATCTGCCAATCGGCTGGAATATTAAGAGACGCGATACCATTACTTTGATAATAATCCATGTTAAAATCTCCTAGAGTTACATTGTCTCCACCGATAGCTTTTACTCTAGTTGCCAATGCTCTTACTCGTTCCGCTTCTGAGAATCCATGTCCGCATGCCCCCGGATCTCCTGCTCCATGTCCTGCGATTACAAATAAATGTGCCATAGTAACTTCCTCCTTAATTTTCTGTAATATAAAAGAGCCACTGTCTACCAAGATTAGTAAACAATAGCTCTTTCTCAATCGTATTCAGTTTTAAATTGTTGAGTTTTATGTGATTACTCAACTACTAAGTCGCCGCATCCACATTCTCTTAGGATACGTGCAACATCAGCTTTTAAACTTGCTGGTACTTTCTTGTAAGTTAATTTCCCGTCAACGATTCTGTAAGCTAAAAATTCTGCCATAATAAATTTCCTCCTTTATAAATGCATTGTATTTAATATTAAATCTTGAAGTGCATTATCAGACACTTCTTGTCTTTTTTTTAATTCATCTATTTGATCTTGTAATGTAGGTTGTGGTTCAACTGGCGGTAATGCCTCATAAGCATATTTAATTAAGATATGAGATGGGATAGTACCCTCATCTGTAATCTGTTCTTCAACTAACATATATGACTCCACAATAGTAAAGCCTTCTTTTGGTGGAAGACCTACTTCTGATTTGACAGGATACCAACCTAACTTTCGCAAGATTTCATCTGATGGGTTAATAATATTTTTTCCTTCGTAATTTACAACTCCATATTGTAAAATTAATTGCTCGTTTAATATTTTCCCGTATGACATGCTTAGCCTCCTTTATGATTTTGTTTTGTATTCAACACTGATTCCACATGGCACTTCTCCACTATCCACCATAATATTCGTTGTGCCATTATAACTGTGCAGATTCCTAAGTTGTGTCTGTTCTTCTTGCGAGAGTGGAACGAATTGTGATTTTTTACTTTTTAATAAAATTTCAATCGGAGTCCCATTACCAAGCATATCTTTTAAATACTGTGAAAATACTTTTAATGATTCTGTAATGTTTTCTGATCCGCTTTCTAAAAGGCGCAAATTTTTGTCGTCCTTTAAATAAATCGAGTTTGAATATACCCCAGCTCCAATTGTAAATGTACAGTCTTTAGATAAGCTGTGCAATGTATCCGAATAATCGTAACATTCGCAAAACGCTCTATCAAATCTTTGGATATCGTAAACTATAGTATAGAATTGTTTATTATATATCGCCCATCGCTCTTCTCCAGTTAATGCAATTTTTTCAACATTATACAACCACCCAATCTGTCCACTCTGCTCGACAAGTTTGTCCCATTTGGTAATTGGGCGGTCTGATGTGAGAGTGAGGGTTTGTTCAGTGTAAGGCTCATAAGGGGTCGGTTCATTTCCATATTCAACTTGTATTTCAGAATACACACCACTTTTTATATGTGTTCCTCTAACTTTTATCGTCGTTATTGGATTTTCAGAATTTACTTTAAAAGGAAGCCCGTCTGCCATTGAATTATCATACACAGCTCTACTTGTCCCATCTTTAAAACATACGATTAATCTAGCTTGATTATTTTCTACTAAAACTGTTGAATTGTTGCTCTTGATATAAATATTGTTTTTTATCAAACACGGTATTTCTAGCCATTGTGGTGTTTCGGAAGTAATGTCCTTTATATCAAGTAAATTCTTCCCAGTAACTTTCACATCCACTTCATACTTCTGCTTTTCTTCATTCCACTTTCCGGCGGACTTAATCTCCTGCGGATACTCTGGACTTGGGGATGGTTTGAGTCCTGTATAGGGTTCATAAGGAGTTTTAGACGACGCCTCCTCCAACTGGATATCAAAATATTCTTGCGATAATTTAGTCGCATTCAATTCAGTATCTCCGCCAGAAAATCCGACATATATTTTTCCGGAATCGAGCGAATTTAACGTTTCCTCTGTTTTTAATTTATTAAAAATACTTTTCCGCTGAACATCATTTGCAATATTAAAATTAATGCTTGGTTGATCTGTCTTTCCAGAAACAGATAGGCAATAATTTGTATTTTTCTTGACATCAAAAACTATAGCTGCAGTAATGTCTATTTTCGCAAGAGTTTCTGTCGTTATGTAATTCGAGACATCCGAAGCTTTTTTAATATCAAACAAATTCTTCCCTGTCGTAGTAAGTTGTTCTGTGCCGCCAATCAGTTCCAATCTTCTAAAGAAACTTTTTACACAATCCAATAAAACAACTGTTTCATTCCCAGTAGCAACATGCCACTCATAACTTGTAATCGTTCTTCTTCTAATCATTTTTTATTTCACCATCCAATTAGCATAAGAAAGACAGTTTTCCATGATGCTTACTTCATAAATGTTATTATTTTCAATAGACGATAAATCTGATAAAACAGTTTCAGGGAGTGAGAGAGTGGTTTTTACACTAGGATCCGTAGATGACTTGAAAAAGAAATGATATTCATTAACAATATTTTCATTTGTAATTGGTGCAAGTGTAATATTGATTGTAGAAGCATATCCTTTATCTGTATTTTCAATAACAGTAAGCGTATTTGGCTGAATAGTTACATCACCATCCTGTACTTTTACTCTAGGGACATTAGAGGAAGTTCCATCTGCTCCGTCATTAATCTTCGCTGTTTTTGTCCCAGCAGAATCTTTAATAGTGATTGTAGTTGTTTTCCCAGACTTGGAAACCTCAACAGTAGGAGACACTCCGTTTTTACCCGGTGTTCCATTTTCACCAGTTACTTTTCCGACATCCTTAGTAGATTCGTCAGTAAAAGTTAAAACCAAGTGCCCAGAATCATTAATTTGAGTCGATTTGATTGACAAACCATCTTTACCATTAGTGCCGTTTGCCCCCCGGATTTCCTTTGTCTCCCTTTGCACCTTTTAATGCTTGTAATTGTTCTGGAGAAAAGTCGGAATATTTAAAGGATAAATCATCTAATGATACTAAATCAAACCAATCTTCTGTGCCTACATATCGCCATTGGATATGAGTTTGTGTCTTCTGTAATTCAATTTCTCTTCCGTCAGAACCGCCAGAAGATTTTGGCTGTAATACCCATGTTTTGTTCTGCTCGTCATATTCATATGTACTTCCGTCCAGTTCATGTAATTTACTTCCGTTTGTGATAACTAATCCGTCAATAGTCCCAATAGGTTTTTCATCTGCCTTTAAGCATTCTATCTCTAGGACTTGACGATTGTGATAATCACCGATTTTGTTTAATGTAATCATAAAACCTCCTTCTCTATGTTAGATAAGTGCGGCATAACCCCTACACTTATCATTACATGTAGCTTTTATCGCATTACTACTTTTTGTTGTAAATTTTCTAGCATACTGGTTAATTCTTGTACTGTTTTTTCTAAAACAGAAACACGATCATCCACTTGCAATTTTTCAAAACAAACAGTAATCATATCAAAATTTTTATCTATCTGATTCTCTAATATGATATTTTTTAATTTCATTTCAACCGTATATGAAATAGTTTTATTTTCATCTATAATTGAAAATTTATTTAAAACCTTATCTGCAAAATAATTTGTAATCGTTTCATATGAATACTTATCAAAAGTAAAGACACATGTGTTCTCTTCTATATAACTAATATTTAATTCTAAATTTTCTTTTTCACCTATTTTTAAATACTGCATAATCATAATCTCCATTTCTATTAGGCTGTTCGTCTCCACATATAACATGTGACGTAAGGCTGTAAATTTGTTACTTGTGTATCTGCGGTTGAACCAGAAACCGTTGTTGCGTGATTTACACGGTTGGCTGGTATGTTGGTCTTTAGATTTCCGTGACTGAAGGCGTAATCATACAATACACCACCCTTATTAGTTGCATCATAACCAATAGAAGTTGTATCATTGTCAACAGCACCAATATTGGCAACCAGTGATCCTCTTGTATGATGGTGAGAAACTGTTTTGCTACCGCCTGTTTTATTCGATGAATTGAACTCTATTTGATTTGTATCTACACCAACAGGAACTCTACCTGCTCCCCATGCTTGCCAAGTGCCTCCAAATGTATCACCAGGATTACTGTTACTAGTAGTCATAACAATAGATCCAACTGGATGCATAAGTAGATATAAACTTTTAACAGCATTACTTATGACAGAAAATCTATTATTGGAATTCCATCTTGATCCCCAAGGTTTCCATGATTTTGAATCAACATGATCAAAATATCGTTCAAATCCTCCACCAATATACTCATATATAACCTGTTGAGGATAGTTGTCTCCAGTTCCTTTTCTGACTTCCATCGTAAATGCATAACCAGTAGGACAATTTTTTAATGTCTTAGCGGTCGTATTTAAAGGACAATAGTAATTACCTACTGTTTTGTAATTATTTAAATCAGCTCCTTCTGGTATCTCTATTCCGCCGTCAGATGCATCAAGGGAAGATCTCTTATCAATTTGTTCCATAACATATCGATTCTTAGCTTTTATATCCTTTTGCACTAATAAATTAGCTTTTGTGTCCTTCACGTTTCTTTCGTCAGGTGTTACCCCCATAAGAATATTACCGTTGTCCATAATGTTCATTGCAGATACACCTTGATTTGCATTAGGAGTAATGGTGTAAGATGTTACTTTGTCCGAAACTTTAAATTCAAAGACATATGTTTTATTAATATCTAATGTTAAAAATTGTGGCTCATTGATAGCAATAACAAAATCTTCACCAGATTCAGATGTTGTGTAATTATTTAGTTGTGTATAAGTTTCTGGGAAGGGTTTGCCTGATTCGGCATAGCGATATTGCAGTGTTTGTATACCATTTTTATTTGATCCTGCAATATTAATTTTTGAGATTAATGTTGTAACCTTTAATGCTGTTTCCGCTTCAAATCCATTTAGACGATCAATACTAGCGGAAATAGCAGGTGTATGATATGGGTATACGACGAGAGTTTTAGAAACTACTGTACTTGCATTCCCACGACTGTCTACCGCGTCAATTCGAATAGTATAAGTTCCCGATGATTGTAAACTACCTATGTCTACATTTATATCACTCAAAGAGTAATTTATTTTTTTGGATATAATTGTGTTACCAGAACTTATAACAATATTATAATATTTCATTGTTGCACTATTTTTAGCAACTGCTTTATTTGCGCTTGCAATTGCCACTCGTAAATTTCCAAAAAGAGAAATCATATTTTGAGTATTACCAATTATATTAACAGTTTTATTGTCTGTATTCTGAAATGTAAAATTTGTAAATGTTGGATTACTATTTGTTACTTTTGCAGTGCCTGAAACAGTATTTGTATATTCCTTTCCGTTCAAAGAAACTCCACATATAACCTTAATTTTTAAAGAATTGGAATTAGGGCACAAGGAATAAAGGGTAGAAGAGTATCCTGATAAATTCCATGAATATGAAGCAGCTTGAATATTAGATACGGTGGCTATTTGTTGCCAATTTCCATCTGTTTTCTGAGCGTAAAATCTTAAAAATGATTTATTATTTCCATAGTTAGAAAATGAGAGAGATAAACTGCCACCAATATTCATACTTAATGATGAATTGGAAATTCGAGCAATTGATTTCGTAGTAAAAGAAATACTGTTTGATGTAGTATATAACCCTGAATCGGTTCTTCTAACTCTGATTTTGATATTATAGTTTGTTCCTGGAGACAGACCAGATATTGAAAATGTACTCCCTGATGCATTACTCCACGTTGATCCGTCGTTTAAAGAATATTGCAACACATCACATTTTGAATCTGCTGTCCAATAGAATGTAGCACTATTTACTGTTGTTGCTGTATTTTTAAAGCTTGTAATATTTGCATATCGTGGAATTTTTGTTAAGGTGGCGCTTCCACTTGCGCCCAAATCTGATGGGGAAATACCCGTGTAATAGTACCCATCAAAACCTATATGTTTACTACCATCTCCGTTATGTGCAATTGTAAATGTGTGGCTGCCAACAGTCCACCATTGATTTTGAGGATGGTATCCCCAGTCGAATGTAAAATATTTATTACCTGTACTCTGCCCGTCACAATTAATTCTCCAATAGGCATTCCCTTGATAGTTATATCCAATCATAGCATAATCAGTTCTTCTGATTTGAAAAGTAACAGTCACATTAGAACTGTTTGCAACAGAACCATTAGAAGTATGACTCTGTATAACTCTTGCCTCATAAGGCATTAAATCACCTCCAAATAAAAAAAGAACTGATACGCTATCAGTCCATTTTCGTTTAATAATTATATTTAGTTTTAAGAATTTCCACCTGATTTAACGAAAGCCAGTCCCTTGACACCCATAGAAGAGTAATCAACAGGAACTATTTTTAAACTCATAAAATCACAGCCTCGTTCAGCCATCAGTCGTTTGGTGCGAACCATATCCTCGTCTAACGAAAACACTTTTACCCAGTCTTGTCCATTATTGTAATATCCACCAAACTCGTCGCCTGTAATAACCGTTTTATATCCTTTATCTTCAAGACGAGTCACAGATAATCCATCTCCATTAATATTAATCGCTGTTTCTTGTTCTGGAATTCCTTCACCTTTAACTCCAATAGAAGAGAAGATGAACTTCCATCCATTCGCATCTTGGATTTCTTGAGTCTGTTTTGCTACATCTCCTTCAAGCTTTGTAACTGTTGATTTGATAGACTCTAAGGCGACCTCTAAAGCGGACTGATTTGCAGAAATTTGATTTTCTATATCAGGTAGCATATTACCTACAATATCAGTAATATCTTTTTCTGTATCACTGACACGCAGCTCAACTTCATTTTGTTTTACTGCCATTTCAGAAATTTTTCCTTCGGCATTGGCAACAGATGTGACTACTTTATTTATATCAATATCAATTTTTGCAAGTTGATCTGTAAGATAATCAGAATCATTTACATAATGTATCTTCCCGCTTGCGGATTCCTTATAAGTCCCTTGTAATTGGCTATCATATAGCGTATACCACGATTCCCCATCCTCTGAAACTTCTACTTTATTATTAAAGTATTTCTCTGATGAGTAGTCATGCCAAATTTGTATGTAATCAATATCCTTATGTATTTTACCTAAATCTAATTGTAAATAATGATTGCCCGGAGAAGTGGTAGTATATTGATTGTCTGTCAATAGCCCATCTGTATAATAAGAAGGATTTACTATATCAACATCTGACGTTGGTATAATATTCAATGCGATATTATCTACACCTACAATTACTTTACATTCCATCCATTTATTTTCAGTATCTATATTACTTCCGTTCAACCAATCTCTGATATATCTTACAGAAATAAGTGGTACATCTTTTTTCTTAGCAACGCTTAATTCAACTTTATCAGCCTTTACATTTAAATCTGCAACCTCTCCTTTTACGTTTTCAACAGCGACTCCAAACCCATTTACCTTTTGGGATACATTAGAGACATCTCCCTGAATATTGGTAACAGTTCCTCTAATTTCTTCAGCCGTTTGATTAAATGTAGATTCTATACTATCTACTTTTCCATTTGTTGCATATGTTTTTTCTACATGCTGCTTAAATCCTTCAGCTGTTTGCTCATTTTTAGCCACACGGTCTTCAAGAGTCTTAACAGTTGATCCGTCTGCCTTTTGTTCAACTGTTGTCTTTACATCGCTCACTTCAGAAGTTATTTTCCCTATTTCTGTTTTCTGCTCAGAAACCTGTGTCCTCAATGTTTTGATTGTTGTATTATCATAATTGTTTATTTGTGTTGTAATATCATCTTGCCACACTTTATTGGTGATAGATTTTTGAACAGCGTCTACTTTAGTCGATACGCCTGAAACAGTATTTTTTATTTCTGTGATAGAGTTATTAACCTCATCTAATGCAGTTAGTACGATTATAGTTTGTCTATCTAGTGTAGAAGTAATATTATCTTTTTTTACAGAGAGTACATCTGATCGCGGTTATTTCCTGTGTGGTAGGAGTATATACAACAGACGACTCAGCTGTTTCTGAAATATATTTGCTATTATATACCACTCCATTAACTGTTTCTTCTATAATAAAAAGTCCTTCATACGGACTTAAATTTACATTTTTAGAATTTCTAACCCATGAATTAAATGTAATGGTAGTTGGGTCTAAACCTCCGTCTATTTTTTTAGTAATCACAGAAACAGACGATTCAATAGAATACAGGTCGATATTTCCATCTCCACCATCTTTTGTCTTTGACCATGTAAATATTTTTACAATCTCTTTTTCTTTAATCGTGAATGTGAACGGTATCTGTCCAGATACAGTTTGATCACTTCCTAAATTACTTCCTTTTGCAACATTTAAAATTATACGACCGTCTTTTTTATCGGTTGCATTTTCGTTTGATCCAAGTGTGATTCCCGAAGGTAATACTCCAACAGAAGCACTACAAGGAAATTTATCAAAACCAACATATCCTGCAAATGGAATCTCGATTAAAAGATTATCTATGACTTTTCCGTCAGATGTACATGGTATATTTTGGTTCTCATTTGCAATAGAAACATTTAAAGATGGTTCACCCGGTTTGCCATCAGAGACATAGGTTATTGTAATTTGTCCATAAGTCTTCATGGGAGCCTCCTTCATAAAATAGGAGAGCAGCATTACACCTGCTCTCCATTAATATGTTAAATATTAATATCTGCCTCACAATTAATTACTAAGTTTTTGTTTACAATTTCTCTATCTATAAAAATTACTTTTCCTTGTTTCCACGGAGCAGAAGTATCAAGTTCTACACCGTTAGACCTTCTGTAATATTTATAAATTCCTTTTGGCAGATCATCTCCGACAGCATCTTGCCAAATTGAACCATTATGTTTCTTGAGGGTAACTGTTTTTGCAACTTTATCAATATGATAATAAAAATCTCCATTTTGTGCTGTTTTAGGAGCAGATGTTGAGAAGACTGTTGTTTTGATTGGATCAATCTCCTTTCCACTCAAATAAGCCAGTGCATAGACTACACCAAAAGAAGTTTCGTTTGTGAGCTGCGTTCCTACACTAGAAAGAATAACCAAATCAATAGGATCATTTTTGTCCGTTACAGTCCAATAGGCTACATATTGTTTTCCACCATAATTTGCAGTACATTTGAATGATGCCAATGATTCTACCATATCTGGGGTTACGGTTAATTTATCTTTTGTTGCGCTTGGGATGTTTTGATAACTACCAGATGTAAATTTAGACCATTGGTATGTAATGTTATCTTTTACGATAGTAGAACCATCAGTAAGCTGTGTTTCAAGTACAACAGAATTTTTCCCATTTATAATTACATCACCCCGTGGTGCAAAAATCTGCAATAAAATAGAGTTTGTAGCTTGAATGCTTTTTGTCCAACCAAATTTCCTTTCAACTGTAACACCTTCAGCTTTAAAACTTAAAGTAAAATTACCACTCAAATCTGATTCTGCGCCAAGATTATTTCCGGCTGGAATACTAATTACTAATAAACCATCTGCATTTACCGTACCGGCTGTATTAGTTTTTACTGTAACTCCCGACGGAAGACTACCAGGAACACAAGTTACAGCCACACGCTTAATCCCTTTATATGCATAAAATGGTATATTAATTTCCTTTAGAACTTTAACAGTACCATTCGAATTACATGGAATAACTTCTGCATCATTGCTCATACCAATAGAGATACCACCGTCGCCATCATGTCCGTCTTGACCGTCGCCACCGTCTCTAGTAATAACCACAGTTTGTGAATCTAATAATGTTGTTGTCCCTCCAGAAGCATATAACTCACATTTAATAGCACGAATAGAAGTATTTGATGGAGTGTATGATTTACTAATTTCATCAACAGATGATGTATATTTTACTGTTGCAAAATTTAATCCATCATTAGATTCATAAATTTTAAAACGTCCATTGTATGTAGTAGACGTTGTTTCCGCACCTATTTGTCTGGACGCAGAAAAGGTCACATTTGCAGGTGAAAAGGCGTTTGTCTTGCTTAAATTCATGGATAATGCCGACGCTTTTAATGAATAAATTACAGCATCGCTTCCATCCACACCTGCTTTCTGTTTGATAAGAGTAAATCTTTTTTTCAATGTAGTGCTTAATTTTGTACAGGTAAATTCAACATGACCAACATCAATATTGTTTTCCATTTTAGTTACAGTGTATTTATGACCTTCTAATCTACCAGTAACTCCTTCACTTGGGACAGCATCAATTGACCATTCAGAGGTTACATCCGTTCCACCTTCGGAAACACTTATTTCTGTTTCGGCTCCAATATAACCTCCCTCATTAATTACACCTTTAGAGTTGCAAGGAAGGGTATGGCTATCATTACTTAAAACAACTGCGACCGTACTATTACCTGCTGCGCCATCTCTAATCTTAGTGATTGTATGTAAATCGTAGACAGAAGACTCATTTGTTACTAATTTAATAACCGCAACATCATTGTTAAATAAAATCGATTCACTTGCTTTGACTTTAATAGTTGAGCCATTAATACTTGGATTATTTGTTGTTGGCATAGCAACAAATTCCCCAGTTGCATTTTTATACTGCCACTGTGTAACACTTACATTTGTTAATGACGCAGTCAATGTGATAGTATCCGCGCCAACAAGAGATTGATTTGTATTGTATAAAAATACTGATTCACCAAGAATAGAACAATATTTAGCCTCTGTTGCTTGTTTAGATAACGAGAATGACATTTGAGCCTGCGTTTCTAAAGTTGCGTTTGTGTTTGGAACAGTATATTGAATGTTAGCAATATAAGTCAAAAGTCCACTTGGAATATTTCCTAAGAAGTTTTGTGACACCTTCAATGCTCCGTTTGAGACAGTTTCTCCAGATCCTAAGCTAGCTGCCGGAGATGAGCCTTCTTGTCGCTTCCATGTTACTGCAAGACCTGTTTTTGGAAGTTGAATTTGTTCATCGTTAAAATATATAATTGGTGTTAATACCAAATTGTTTTTACTCCAATCTGGAGTGTAAGATGTTGTTTCGCTATTTGGATTTTCAATTACTGTCTGAGGCTGATTACTTGTAAGATAAACGCTTAACCGCCCAACATCAGTGACATCTGTAATTGTGATAGAACCAAATACTTTTGCTTTTGCCATATGTATAGTCCTCCTTAAAATCTAGCTTCTGTAATAAGCTTTCCGTTATCATTAAAAAAGGAACAAGTAAAACTTGCTCCTCCTAACACATCATCCGATGTAATATGTAAATTTTTTATTCCGTTTGTATGTGCTGCATTCCAATAGTGATCTCCGTCAGAATCAGATGATTGTCTTGTCCAGACAAAATGTGTTTCATCGTACATATCTGTAACATCACTTTGACCAAGATAAAGTGATGGTATGAGAGTAGTATTAATCATCCCTGGTCTAAAGATAGTTCCGTTGGATGAAAAAATATTCATTGTATACGGTGTGGAAGTTTTAATTCCATCAATCTGGGTTTGCATATCAGACATACTATTTTCGATTGTTGTAAAAGAGGCATTGATGCCTTGTCCGTTTACAACAACATCTGATACATGTATTTTCCCATCTGCATCCTTTTCTACAGCCTGAAATGATAATTTCTCTTTAGAAATTGTATTATTGGCAATCATATCATTTTTTATAAGTCCATCGCTAATCGCAGAATCTTTGATTCCAGTAGAATCAATAAGAACTCCTTTTCCCGTTTCATCGTATAAGCAGAAAGTAAAATTATTATTTGTATCTCTACCTATTTGAATACGGACTACACCATTTTGATCTTTGAACTGCATTGTATTTCCAACAATACTCATCCCGCCGTCTTCAGACTCTATATTAAATTTATCTGCATTAATGGTTCCGGCTTTTAACATAGATACTGTGATTTGTGACGCGATCAATTGACGAATTACTGCTTCGTCAATAATGACATTGTCTGCTGTCAATTTGATAATATGACCAAGTTCAGCAGAGACATTTCCCGCCAATAAATTGTCGATATTACCAACTTTTGCAAGAAGTTCTTTAAAATCTCCAGATTCAGCTACGATTTTTCCAACAGAAATTAATTCCGCCTGTAAATATTGGAAGAAACCATTTTCCGCATGAATGTCAATACATTTAATCATTTCGGCTTCAAGAGTACCTGGTGTAATATAATTTCCACCAGTACCTCCGATAATGCTTCCGCCAGATCCGTTCACAATACTTTGTACTTTATTATTAAAAGCAGAAGATTGAAGTAATTTATTTAAGATTTCATATATATTATCATCTGATAATTGAAGATTTCCCGAAATATTATGGCGTGAACTTTCACCGCCAATATTAGAGCTTGATCCTATGATCTGTAAAAAGTCGTCTCTACCAGAAGTAGACTTGATCATATTTGAAAACGTAATAGAGAAGTTGTTATCAAACAGAAATGGGTTATAAGAAATTGACATAACTCTCAGTTTGACATAGTAATCGTCTCTTAAGCCAAGCCAAATAAAACTTCCATAATCAAGTGTTTCTGCATGTAATTCCGTCCCACTTGCAGATATTAAATTATCTAAAGATGTTGAATAAATTGTTTGCGGAATAGAATATGTCTGCAATTCTTCAAGTGCTACACGACATAATTCACTTTGAGTTGTCACAATATCTGTTAATGAATCTTGATTAGTTGTAAAAATATTTTCGTTTGTATAAGGGGTTTGTTTTGTGATGTGATATAGTTCTGCTAATTCTTCTTTTGAGAAACTTCCTAACGATTCATCAGACCATGTTTCAAGTGCCATTTTCTGTGATAAGGCAGTTCTTTTTTTGGAAATTTCTTTCTGCGTTTCTTCTTCTTTTTTTGCCTGTTCTCTACGTTCTTTGAGAGCAGCGGCGCAGGAATCTTTGTTATTTTCATCCATTTGATAAGCATTTTTTTCATATAGTGCATGTTTATCTTTGAAACCATCTTCTGTCAATGCTGGATATTTTTCAGGATCTTGTTTTGATAATTCTTGGTATCTTTCCCACGTTAAATCATAATGACTTTTAGCAAGCAACTTTGCCTGATCTTGATACGATTTTAATTTTATTTCTAATTCATTTATTCCATAGTATTTCCAGTTTGTAAGGTATTCTTCGATAAAATCTTTTTCACCTTCAGAGGTTGGTAATTTTCTGTTATCTATTTCTATTTGGATGTTTAGAAGAATTGTATCAACGATTTGGTGATAGATATTTGCATCCGGAGACGCATTAAGAGCATTTATATCAAAATTTCCTTCTTCATCAACATAGAGTTTTTCATATCCTAATTTCTGTGCTTCATAATCTTTTTTTAAAGTAAGCAATTCTGTATCTGAAAGTTTATCCCATTTATCAGGATCACAATCACCAGTTGGTATACGAATGTATAATTCAGAAATTTTATCTTGTTGAATATTCCATTCTTTAGATAGGGCAGTATAATCAATTCGTGCCTGCACACAAAATGATTCCCATCTTTTATATTTTTTAATTGTAGTATCACTTAAAAATTTATTATTCAACCAAAATCTATCTAGGTAAAATAAGTAATTGCTTCCACCATTACATTGTTCAATCCCTAAATCATTTGCGCCAGAAACACGAATTTTCGTAAAGATATTTTCTTCATCTATTGTAATCTCATTTGAATTTTCCACATTACGAAATCCAATTGTAATATTTGTGTTTTTTCCAAAATTTTCAACACGATAAAAATTAACAATGAGATTTTCAAAATCAAATTCTACAATACAGTTGAAAAACTTTTCAAATTCTTGAGTGATAAAGCTATATACATCTGAATAGTCAAGATCAAATTTCCCCACCTCGTCTTTCAAGAGTACAGACTTTGTGACAACTTCACCGTTCTCGATTGTTTTATATTCTTTGGGTTTATTATCAATATATCCGACTTTCCAGCCCGGCACTTTTTCGACCAAAATATTAACTAGACTTAATTGAGGTTTTTTCTCATTGTAAAATTTAATTTGCTCTTTTGCGAATTCAACACCTTCAATTTCTTCCACATTCCCATCCACTAGCATCTCAAGTGAATCAGTTGTACCGCAATTGACTTTCCATCCGTCTAGCGGAATTTGTGCATATTCACTTTGAATGGATTGAGCAGTAATAGACTTGTATTCTTTTGTACCTGTCCCATGAGTTACAGGGCTGTCCATAATAAACCATCCAATTCCAGTTACATATAATTTCATGAATTTGGATAACCAGTTATATGCGTTTGATTCTACAAATTGTCCAGTATAAGTTTCAATATATTGATTTACATCGAAGGATATTGTTGATACGTCATTACATTTTCCCTCAAAGTTTCCGGAAGAATAATCGATACCGTTTAGAGCACACAAAATAATTCTGCTAGGCGTGGCAAGATAAACAATGGTTTGTTCATGATTGCCATATGTATCATATTTAAATTGCAATTAAATCAATGCTCCTTTCCGTGGTTCAAGATATGTAATATCCAATGTCATATTCCCATAAACTCGAAATGTGTTATGGCCATGCAGCAATCGAATCCAGTAGATGTTATCTTCATGCTCAATTCCAACCCTCTCAAATACGACAGGTCTATTTAATTCATCGTATAAGGATAAATTCCCACAATCTAATTTCAGATCTAAATCACGTTGTACTTGACAGTAGAAGAAACCACCTTGAAAAATATAATATTGACCATTTTCTATATAATAAGCACCATATTTATTCTTAACTCCAAAAGCATCTGTTAAGTAGAACAAGATAGCAGTGTCGTTGCATATGGACATAACCTGTTTATCTTTTCCGTATACATAATCTAAGGAACATCTATTTGTTTTTGCATAATTTTCAATTTTTGTTTTTAATAATTCTAGGGTTAATTTATTAGAAGATTGAAGTGTTATGTTGTTTGTTTCGAGAATTTTACTATCAGATAAATTATGAAAATAGATTTGTTCTGTTGCGGCAGGACGAATATTAATAACCGGATAAACATATCCATATTTTTCACTACTTGTATTTTCTAACATAAAGTTCTTGCTTCTCGTAATAGTTTGTTGATCGTTTTTTTCAACATAAGAAAAAGGAGAGTTGCACTTAAACTCGCATCTAAGACCATAACATATTCCCCAGTTTTCGTAAGGTGTAATAGAAGAGAAGTAGCCTTTTAATTTTACAGTTTCATTCCCTTGTGTAGTGACTGTAATCCATGAATTTTTGTTTGAAGAACTGAGCCATGAAACTATGCTTTCATATTCTTCCGGTGTGAACTCTAATTCTTCCTGCGAAGTATTTATTTCATAATTTTTTGTAATATGGATTTCAAATGTAAGTGTTTCTGTATATTTCATGCCGAACCCGGTAGCTTCATTTCGAAATGGATTAAGTTCACTTACTTCCATTTCCCTCTTGATAGAAGATGGGAGAGAAGTGTCATCATCAAAATTTACAGATGATAAATTCTGTTTTAATAACGAATTATCGTCATAAGAAAAATCTTTACATACCAAAATCATTTTTTCTTTCACCTCAACTTTCTTTTGGTTTTTGGATATAATAAAAGAGCCAAGGCACATGACCTCGACTCTATTAATCTTATATTTTTAAATACAAATTGACAAAATGTAGTTTAATTGATATATTATGAATTGGCATTATCTAATACGGTAAGGACGGTTGTCTTCCACCAGAGAGCACAAGCTCTGTTCTTATAGAAACCTGTTTAGGAATCTTATGGAAAGGAGGACTTTTACATGGATTTAGCATTACAAGATTTATACTATATAGTGGGAATTTTTAGTTTGTCTATAAATATATCATATACGGTATATAAATTTGTAAAAGATAAAAGACATGAAAAAAGTAACTGTCCTCAGCCTGAGAAACTGAACAGTTACTAATTTCGTGTAACACATAGATTTCAGGGCAACCGTCATTGCTAACGATAATGCCATTTTATGTACATAAAAGTACACTAATTACAATATATAGTATTAATCGTTTTCACGATTCTAAATTCTGTAACCGCCATGAGTAGGCGGCTATTTCTGTGTTGGTAATTAAAAATATTAGCCTTAAATGTCCAATAAAAGGCTCAACCGTCTATAGGATTCTGTTCTTTCCAACTAAACAAATTATATGATTAATCATTAAATGATTTACTTCTTTTACTTACGATTATATTAGATTATTTTCTAATTGTAAATACATAGGCACTAAAAAGATGAAATAAAAAGTTATATTTGTATAAAATGCTATTTCTTCTTTTTAATGTCTATTTTTTTGTTATATATTTTATGCAAATTTATTTATGGTTATATTGACAGCCAGATTCAGATGTTGATCATCCTCTGACTGCCAGTATAATTACAGTTTCTTATGCATTCCTAGTCTATGTGCTTCCTGTGTAAAATATTTTGTTACCTCTTGAATAACCTTTTTAATGCCTGGATATGTATCTTTATCAATACTTCCTTCAACATTAATTAAGTTATCATAATGCTGATTGATGGTAGTTCCCTTTCCGGTATCTTCTCTGACATTTCTTCGGAGAGATGCTTCCATAATCGCATTTTTATTTTCAGCAAGACTAAATAGGTTGTCTGTTAGCTTCTTAGGGACAATAGCATCGCCATATTCAAATGTTGCATAATTGTCACTTCCACGCTTGATTCTAAGTTCTTTACCAACTTCATCAATTCTTGCAAGTTCAATTGCATTTGTGATTTTCTTCGTTCCTTTAGCATAACCACTAATCTGATCTTGTCTTACCCACCCAAGATCACTGTAAAATCCAGGAGTTGATTGAGTACCTAGATGGATAGGGTATGGGCTATTAGGGTTCATATATGTAATATATAATTCCTCGCCAAGATGTTGATTTCCAACTGGGTTTGTTCCATACGAGTCGTTAAAATACATTCCACTATTGAATCGTACTTTGTCCCCTACTCGTGGAACGCCGTCTCCACCGCTAGAATTATTTTGCTGAGGTGGTTGTGGTTTAGGTGGTTCTGGTTTCTTTGTGACCGTAACTCCGACTGAAACGCTTAATCCACTTCCATCAGTAGTAGATGCCGTTATCTGACATGCTCCTGGTTTGATAGCTCGAATTGTTCCCCCACTTACAGTAGCAACTCGTGTATTAGAAGATTTCCAAGAAAGCTTCTTGTTTTTAGCATCAGTAGGTCGTATACTCGCAGTAATAGAAGTGGATTGACCTTCTTCTAATGACACTGATGTTTTATTAAGTTTCAATTCAGCAACAGGTCGATTGGATGTATTCGGAGCCTGTCCAATAATTCCTTCGATTCTATCATTGTTACTTTGTGCTGATCCGCTTTGAATAGCACCGGTGTTTACGTTTGTAAAATCATTTGGTTTATAATTAGGGGCAGTAGTAATACTTCCATGTACTTGATTTTGTACGCCGCCGGCAGTACCCAAATTCCCAATGTTCGAATTAAAGTCACCACTCGGCTTAAAGCCTGTTCCGGCAATAATACTCTGAATTTTATCATAAGCTTGCTGATAATTATTAACAACATTTTCCAACATTTGAGAAATAACCTGCTCTTGTTTTTCAGCATTGTATGTGACTTCATTCAGAGTATCTTCAAGCTCTTTGTTTAGGTCTTCAGAAAGACCCTCATATCCGTCTTTTCTAACTTCATACTCACGGTCTTTCTGTGTTTGCTGTAATTGATCTTGAGCTTCTGCTAATTGAGCTTCTAATCTCTTTTTCTCTGCTTTTGCTGCTTCATTATTTACCGAATCTAAAGCAGCAATTTGTGCCTTTAATACATTAATATCTTTTGTCTGTTTCTTAAGATTACGAGAATAATCATCGTTCTTTTTCTTAATATCAAGCAGTTTTTCATATTTTTCAATGGATTTCTGAGCCATATCATTTTCAGCTTCTAATTGCTTACGATATAAGTCAACAATCTCATTCTTGTAATCTTCAACAACACCTACAGAATCTCGGATAGAATCCAAGAATTCCTTTTGTTGTTCTTTATATTCACTTGTTGAAATGTTTCCGTTCTTTAAATCTTCATCAAGTTTCTTTAATGCTTCATTATAATTTTTGATCTGCTGTTTTGCAGCATTCATGCCTTGAGAGATAAGTGCGAGATTAGTAATACCTTCAATAGTTAATCCGCCGTTTTGACCAACAAATGCATCTGAATGAAGCATGCTTCTAAAATCATCAGTTTCTGTAATCAAATCTTTTAAGGCTTCTTGTCCTTCAAAGAAAGGATTCCATCTAACTTCCCAGATTTTATTTTTCAGTTCTTCAATGTTTTCGCTGGTACTGTAAATCTCATCATCAAGTTTTGCAATCTCATCAGCAATTTCTTGATACCTCTTAGACCCAACATCATACAATCCTTGCTCTTTTAAGAGTTCTTGACGTTTATTGAAATTAGCCTGAATAAGAGCATTAGCATTGTCAAGTTGCTTCTTAAGATCTGCCTCACTAACCTTATCACCTTTTGCTTCGGTTAAGCTTGTGCCGTTTTCTAACCTCTGAGCTGTACGGTCAAGCATATCAATAGTATGCTGTAACCGTGTAAGTTTCAGATTTCGGAACTCGTCTTCAAGTTCTACTAATCCAATTTGTGCATCAACGGCAGCTTCTTTCAGCTCATTAAGTTTTGCCTGTGCTTCATACCACTCTTTAGATCCCTCAGACATGTATCCTTGAGACATAAGTTTTGATATTTCTGCTTCATAGTCCTTAATTTGCTGTTGTGTATTTTCTGCTAATTCTTGTTGATTTTTGATAGACTCTTTAATAGAAGCTTCTTGTTCCTTCCCATAAGCAGAATGACCAAGTTCTTCCCAAAGTTCACGTTGTTTTTCAAGATAGCCGTTTGCTGTATCCTGTTGATTATTCAGCATTTCCCAATATTCTTCAACGTTATCAAGAGCCTTTTGAACTAATTCGTCCTGCTTTTCAAGAAGTTCATCGTACTGAGAATTACAATCTTCTAATTTATCATAGTAATCTTGATAAATTTGAATTAACTTTTTGGTTTCTTCGTCATAACCAGAAATATCAAATGAACCATTTTTAATCTGATTATAAATCGTAGGATCAAGTCCCATTTGAGATTCTAAACTTGTAAGATGCTCACGATATTTATTAATAGCAGTGGAAGTATTAGAAAGATATTCTTGATTCTTTGCTAATGCTTCATACATCTTAATCTGCTTGTCTGGAAGTTTAGCAATACGTTCCATTTGACTCATGAGATGGTCAAACTGACGTTCCATTGCCTTAAACACACGTTCAATCCAGTCAATCTGATCAGAGAGTGATTCTGATAATTTCTCAGCCGCTTCTGATGTATCTGTTGCTGCTTTTGAAAGATTTTCTGCGGCGTTGTTTACGGAAGAAGAGCCAGATGAACCTCCACCTGATAGATTGCCGTTGCCAGTATTTCCAGTCACCCAACTTCCAGAAGAGAATGCCGTTCCGTTAGATAGTGCATGTCCACGACCTCCGCCAGATGTGACCTTTCCATTTGCAAACAACTCAGCTGTTTGTTTGTGGTTGAAGACGATATCACCCTTCTTCAATGGGACAAACTGAGCGCCACCTTCAATTAAATGCCAACGTCCGTCTCTAACAATTAATTCGTTACCAAGTTCATTTACAAGAGAAGTTTGATTTTTAGAAACACCCCAGTCACCACTTGCTTTTGCGTTACCAGAGTAGTGATACAAAGTAGTAGTTCCATTTGCGTTGGCGGTTCCATTTGCCACAGCTCCTTCTTCCTTGACATTGTTGGTAACAGAAGTAATGTATACAGTTTTACTTTGTACAGAAGAGATGGCAGAAGCAAGAGCTGATACATCGCCTGTTCCAGATGTAGTGGCAGATACAGTTACAGATTTACTTTGTACAGAATCAATAGCTGCTTTTAATGCTTTTACCAAATCCGTTCCAGTCACATTTGCTTTTGCATCAACAGTTTTTCCTTCAAGTGTTCCTAACGAAGCCTTTAATGCTCCGATGAGTTCCAATCCAGTTACATTTGCCATTACGGATACAGATTTTGCTTCATTGCTCAATCCATTTATGGATGACTTGATACCATCAAGTTCGTCTTTTCCAGTCACACTTACAGAAACAGCTAATTCTTTATCATCAAGAGAAGACAGCATGGTTTCTAAAGCAGTAATGTCGTCTTTCCCTGCAACATTCACTGTAATAGTCACATCTTTGTCTTGTATGTCTTCAAGATGTAGGTCTTCTTTTTCAAGTTCAACAGGTATTTTAATCTCATTAGACATTAATTGAGAGGCAATCTCATCAGTACTTAATCCTTCAATATTTAATTCTGCCTTAATCTCTGGTGATATATTTTCAAGCTCGGCTTTTGCAGTTTCCACCATACCTAATGCTTCATTAAGTTTGCTTGTGTCGAAATTTGGAGTAGAAGCAATTATATCAGCATTAGTAACAGCGTCATAATAATTCTGAAAAAGTTGTATTGCATTTTGTAATTCCGCACTTGCATTACTTGTGTCAACATTTAAAATAGCAGGCTCATTTAGTTCGGCGCGTTTCTGAATTAAAGTAGAAAGAACTTGCTGTGCAGATTCCAATTGAGAAGCATCACAGTTAATTGAACCATCAGAGTTATATAAAGAATTAATATATTCTTTTGTTTTTTCAATCTCATTATATATAGAAGAATCTGTTTTGGCATTTACGTCAATATCAACTTTCCCACCAGTAGCTTCTCTAATTGCGTCTGCTGCTAGAGTAGCTTTAGCAATAGCTTCGTCTAAATTACTTGTTTCTACTGACACAGAGGAAGGGTTTTCCAGAAGTTTCTTACGTTCTATGGCTTCTTCGAGTAATGTATTCAGATTTTCAACTTCTGCACTATCAACACCAAATTTAGTTTCCGATTCATCACGAGCCTTCGTTAATTCTGCGATTCGAGCGTCTAATCCATTAGCATCTAATTTAGACGTATCTACATCTAAATCAATTTCCGGAAAATCAGATCCAGCTTCTTTTAACTGTTGAAGATTGGTTTTTGCTTTTTCAGCTTGAGCAGATAAGTCAGCCATTTTCTGAGCATAATTAGAATCGCCACTCGTATCACCAACACGAATTGTGTCATCGTATTCAGTCATAGCCCTGTACAATGATTGAATAGCCTCTTTACTAATTCCTAATCTTTTTGCAATTTCTTCGTCTGCTCCAGTTTGAAATTCAAGAACACCATTTTCTAACTCTTTTACCCATCCTAATCCCTCATTATCGGAAAGAGTTTTCATGTCTGTAACAAAGTTATCAAGACCTTGCTTAGTTCCGGTAAAGTATTTATCAATTACAGGAAGAGATGCTTCGTATGCGGCGACAACTTCTTTCATAGAAGCAGTAGCTAAATCTTGATTAGAATAGAATTGCGATACAGCTCTAAATTCCTCAGTGTTATATCGACCTTCTTTATAAAGCTCTTGTCCTCGTTCGCGCATTGTTTCAGAAACTGTGCGGAACATATCGCCTTCTTCGCCATTAGATTGTGCGCTCATCCATTTTTGATAAGCAGAAGTAGCACCATCATAGGCAGCCGATAATTGATTTACTGCTTCAAGTTGACGACTTAATCCGTCTATAACAAGTTGAGAATTATTATATTCAGAAGAACCTTTATCATAATTATTCTGTTCTGCATATGCTTTATTCAACTGCTCTTGAAGTGATTGTTGTTTTTCTGCAAACTTCCCTTTTGTTATAGCTTCTTGTTGTGCTTGCAATTGGCGTAATGCTTCTCTGTTCAAATGAACACCGTTTGCGGTTTTCTCAAATAAAGTTGCAGGATCATAACCTTCCAAATCTTCATATGCGGATGCTATTGCACCAATATCGCCTTCGAGTTCTCCTGTTTCTTCATTGAGAGAAACACCTAGCCCCTTGCCATTATAACTATTTGCTAATACGGCATTTAAAGATTCTACAGAATTAATTTGTGATACAACATCTTTCTGGAAATCTGAAAAGCTTTCTTCAAGTTTAGTTAGACCAGCGTCTTGACTGGCAAGTGCTGAAATTTCTTCTCTTAGAGTTTCGACACTAACACCTGCTTCATTACAAGCAACAACTAATTCAGGAAATCCCTTGGTGATTTCATCAACAGATAATTTGTCTCCACTTCTAAAAGCATCTACTAATTTCTGTTGTGCTTGAGCAAAATCATTATTTTCCCAAATTTTAGATAATGCTTTAGCTGCTTTGGCTTGAGGATTTTCTCTGGTGTAATCATCAATCACTTTTGTAATGTCATTGAATTTCTTTAGTTCTTTTGAAGACAACCCTTCTTTTGCAACACCAGTTGTTTCATCCATGAAATTCTTCCTAAGTTCTTGAAGTGATTTCATATTTTCAGAAACAGCATCCTCATACATTTTCATATCTGACTTAAGAGTATCTATTTCTCCGTCAATTTCAGATTTTCTTTTCTTGTCTTTTTTGGAAGTTCCTAAACCGTCACGTTCATTTAAAAGTTCTTCTCTTGTGTCTTTTAATTCATTTAATGCTTTGACTTCATTTTGAGTAGCTGTTAGAATATCCGTCTTTTCATAACCAGTATTTTCTACCCCTTGTGCAGCATTTGCGCCAGCAGCCATTCGATCAATCCAGTTATCAGACTCTAATAGTTCCTGTTGAGATGACTTTGTTGTTAAATCGTAAGTTTCTCTTTTATTTAGAGAATCCATTGCAGAACCAACAGCTTCTTTAGCTTCTTTATCTGCAATTTCTTTCTTTAAATCTCTCTGACGTTCTAGTTCAGCATTTTGTAATTTTAGTTGTGAAAGTTCAGATTGCTCTACGAGATTTAAAGTCCCTTTGGATTCGAGTTCTGAAATTCTCGTAGATGTTGTTTCGATTTCAGAGTTTAAGGATTTTACTTCTGCCATTGTAGAAGCATAAGCTGATTGTGCTTCTTTTGCTTCTTCAACAGATCTCTTCATTTCAGTAGCTTTTAGATAAGTTAACCATGCTGCACCACCGACAACAGCTGCGCCGCCGATATACGGAATGGCTTTCTTAAATACCGTTAGTAATCCCTTTCCTGCATTCTTGAAGCCTTCCATAGCTTTTTGTCCGGTAGACATTCCATCTCCAAGACCGTCTAATGTTTTCTTTAATTCGCTTACACCTTCGGCTGCATCGCCAGCGCCTTCAGTAATATCTGCAACTGTATCTGCCCAACCAGTCATGTTTAATGCATCTTTTGCAAAATCCTTCGAAACACCGGAATGTTTAAGAATTTTCCCAACTTCTTCTAAATCTTTCGCATCGTCTAACAAATTTACCATTTTAGCAAATTTATTATTATAATCTAGTCCATTAAAATCTTTTAATAGTTCAGAGTATTTCCCTATCTCTTTTAATGACTGTGTGGTATAATATAAAAAATGTTTCTATCATTTAATATATATTTTAGGAGGGATTTTAATGGCATTATTAATTTGTTCTGAATGCAAAAAAGTTGTATCTGATAAAGCGGGAATATGTCCCCACTGTGGATGTCCAATAACAATAAAGGATGACTTGAATAGGCAATACACAAAAGTTAATGGCGTTGAATATGATGTAACAGAAATTGTTAAAATAATTCTCAATGCAGAGACATACAAAGAGTGGACTCCAGCCTCTGATATGATCAGAAATATGATGGACATTTCTCCGATAAAACTTATTAATCCAATACGTGAACTTGGAAGAGCACCGGAAGAAATTAATTGCGAAACATTATCCGACTTCTCAAAAAGACAACGAGCTATTCAGGCATCCAAGATTCACTGTCCAAACTGTAGGTCAACAGATGTAAAACGAATATCCGCAACTGAGAGAGCAGCGTCTGTGATTGGTTTTGGTCTACTTTCAAAGAAAATCAACAAAACATATAAGTGTAATAAATGTAAGTATACTTGGTAAAATAACAGTAAATTTGCTTTCCTTGACATTGTGTAATTGTAATGTTACAGTTATAGAAGTGTGAGCGGTTTCTATAAGAGATATAAACTACTTATAAGAGAGGGAAAACAAATGAAAAAAAGAAAATGTATTATTTGTGCAGTAATATTATCTATGTTACTGCCTATTTCTGTGCACGCACATCCAGGCAGAACAGATTCTAGTGGTGGTCATCATGACTATAAAAATCAAAGTGGACTAGGAAGCTATCATTATCATCATGGTATGGGTGCACATTTACATCCGGGAGGAGTTTGTCCTTATGGTGGTGGCGCGGTTCCATCATACACACCGCCAGTTCGTCCGAAACCAACTATTACTGTAAACAATCCACCCACCCAGCTTTATGTTGGCGAAAGTTCTGGATTAAACATCACTTTAAGCAATGTATCACAAAATACTCTTAGTGTCACATCAAGCAATCCACATGTCGTAAGAGTAAATCCAGATAATACATTAACTGCTGTAGGATCAGGAGATACTACAGTTACGGTAAGTGCATCTGGCGCAGATAATCAAGCATTTGTAGTAACAGTTAACACAATCCCAGTAGAATCAATAGTTATTAAAAATTCAACAAACAGACTTCAATTAAATAGTACTATAGTATTTGAAACAGAAATATTACCCAGCAACGCCACTGATAAGACAGTTACATGGAAATCAGAAAATGAAGAAATAGCTGTTATAACTGATAAAGGATCTGTAGTAGGTAAGAATCCTGGCAAAACCAAAATTACCTGCGAAGCAGTTAGTGGCGTTAAAACGGAAATAGAATTAGAGATATATGAAATATTTCCTGAATCAATAGAACTTGAAGCAAACAAAATTGAATTAGAATGTTTAGACACATATGATTTAGATGTCAAAATTATGCCAGAAACAGCAAATAATAAAAATTATAGCATAGAAAGCGAGAACAATGATGTCGCTAAAATAGAAGATAAAAAGATTAAAGCTGTATCAGACGGCATAACTAACATAATAGTTAAAACAGACAATGGTATTGAACGCAAAGTACCTATTAAAGTTTATCATGTGCCAACAGATAACATACATATAGATGACTCAAAAACAAATTATTTTATGGATTTATTCTCTATTAAGCTATTAGATAAAAGAGAAAGTATTAGCCTGGAATCTGTAGTTTATCCAAGTTATGCCACTTTTAAAAATCCAGAGTGGAAGAGTAGTGATGAAAATATTATTGATATTAGAAATAATAAACCATATATTGAAAGTACGGGTTGTGTAACTCTTACATCTACGACAATCGATAAAGTTTCTGATAGTATAACAATTTTCATCATAGATCGAGATATTGCTTTGTTGATAATTTTTGGAGTAACACTGATCCTTCTGTTTGTCAATGGATGGATTATTTATAAATACAAAAATAATATTATCGCCATAAAAAATAAATTAATGTCCAAAATTAAACATACAGATGTCTAAACTGTAAATATAAATGGTAGTGGAAGTGTAATGTCTGTAAGAGATATTTTTAGGATTGCGGAAAAGTAATTAGAAATAGAGATGTTTCTATAGCATATCTGTTTCTAATTCGCGTATTCTGCGCTTTAATTCATCACACGATTTGTGCTGTTTCCCAAATTTATATTTGTATGAATAATTGGTTTTTTGATGACCAAAATTATCTTCGATTTGCTTATTAAAGTCGTTTTGAATTTTATTTAATTCATGCAAATTATTTTTGTTTAATGAATATAAGAATATAACCATTCTACATTTTGTAAAATGTAAGAGTGCACGAATTCTGTAATAGAATAACTGAAAAAAATTCAATTTAATTCACCACCTTTGGAGGATAAATAATGATTACTGAAGAAATAAAACTTGAAACAAAATTACGTTGGTTGGAATATTGTAAAGAAATTAAAAATATCCCGCCAATACAAGAGATAGAGCTTCTTGATAAAAATGATTCTTCACACGCAAGATTTAAATCAATAGATTTGTATAATCAAAAATATATCTTATATGTTCAAAAGGAGATATATGAATATACTGATGTTTCGACAAGATCTATATTATTCCATGAATTTACTCATCTTGCGGACGCAATAAAATATAAAGATAAAAAATATGAAGTGTTCCTTAATATAATGTCTTCTTATTCAGAATATCATGCATCATATATTGAAATGCTTCAAATTCTAAAATGTTGTGACAGTAAATTAATAAACAAAGAATCAGAAGCTATTTACAGAGCTGGCTGTCTTACCTTAGAATCCCTTATGTCTCAATCATACACAGCAGCGATAAAATGTTTTGAAAAAATTGATGAGTCTTTTAATGGAGTACATGAGTTTTATTACTATTTAGGATATAGAAAGGCTTTACAAAGATATAGTTTGGAATTTAATTTTAATTTATTAGATTTTAATTCATTGTATATGGTTTATATTAAAAATATTTTTGATTTTATTGAGTCAAATGAAATTACAAAATTAGCAGATGAACACTCAAAATTATTACACTCTATTGATAAGGAGATAGAATCAAATAAAATTTTGAATCATTTTAATATTTGAAAGTTGCTGTTTTTTTATGTGGCTACTTGGTTCTGCCAGGCAAAGCTGCAGACATCAATGACAACGACAAAGGTAAAGAGGAGAAGAACGGAGTCTATCTTATAATTCCACATCGCCCAAAACTTTTTCTTTAAACTTTTTTATGATTGAATAACATTCAGATTGGCTTACATCAGTACCGCAATATAGCGTGTTGATTAGACACTTTACAATATAATTTTCTTTTTCTTCACGCTGCAAATAATTATCAACGGAATTATTGTTAAACATATTAACTGTTTGATTCTGAAAGGGAACTAATTTAAATATGAAAAATTATTTGTCAATTAATCGTTTTAATAATTTTTCATGTTCTCGACAAATAATATCAAGATCAAATTCGGGCGAAATATCATCTGGGAGTTTTTCTACGGTTTTGTCTGGATTGATTTGATATACATCACCGTTCCAAATAAATTGCTTTTCAGATATGTACAGGCAATTAGATTCAAAAGAGTAGTTTTTAGGGTATGTTAAAAAATTCATCGATTTTTTTAACTCTTGCTGCATTTTTATATCGTCAATTTGTAATTTGATTTTATATAAATCCATAATTATTTGTTTTTCTTCACTTGTTAATTTAATAATTTTAATTCACCACCTTAAGGAGATTTTATGAAAGTATTAGATATTTTTTCATTGTATTTAGAATATCAAAAGGAATATCCTAGAAATGATTATCCAGAATTATCGGTAGACAACCTTGTGTATGTTCATGATGTTGATTTTTGGTTTCAATTTAATTCGTCTAAATTATATGATGATCAATACGAATTACAAGTCAATATGGAAGCGTTTGCATTGAATGATACTTATTTAAGAAGTATCTTGTATCATGAGTTTACGCATATATATGATTCTCTTACGTTTAAAAATAAACCAATGGATGAGTATGAAAAAAATATGTCACACTACTCAGAAATACATGCATCTTACATTGAAATGAGAAAAAGAATAAGGGAAATATCTCATTCTTTATATATACAGGATGAAAAAAATGAAATTCTAATCCATATTTATCTACAAAAAGAGTATTCAACCGTTAAAACAACATGGTCAAATTATATAGAATATAATCCGGAAACCATTACAGATAAAATGAAACGGCTCTGTTATTTTGTTGGACATTATAAATATCTAAAAGATCATTATAATATACCTGAATTTAAAATTGTATCTCCTTATGCTGAAGAAATATACGGTATTATAAATGAATACTCTAACGGAATGTATAATCTAAACAAATACTTTAATAAAATTATTCAAAAGTCAAAAGATTACAAAAACAGTCAATACCTTGATAAATTGCAATCAATTTTAAATGAAGATATAATAAACCAAGATGCATTATTGGGATTTTTCACGAACAAGATATGATCAGCAAATGTGGATCAACACTAATTATAACTGACGACAAACCGTGTTGTTATACATCGCTTGCCTTTCAAAAAATCATTCCTTTCATAATAGATGATTATTTCAGGCACAAAAATAGAGCAGTAGTAGTTACTGCTCTTGATTAAAATTAACCATTTTGTTCCAAATCTAATAATCTTCGATTTATTTTTTTCATTAAAAAATCGTATTTTTGTGTATCGCATTGATAATTTTCCTGTGATTCACCATTATCTAATAGATAAGAATACTCCTCTATTAAAACCGAATTACTTTTGAATGTTTTAGGTCTTTCGTTAGATGCAATTATATGAGCCACTGAATCTGCAAGCAAGTCATCAAATACTTTTATATTTTTTCTATATTTTTTTTCTATAAGTTTTCGACGTTCTTCAAAGTCCTTTTCAATCATTAATTCTTCTTCAGATGTAATTTCAATAATTTGAATATTTTTTCGAAATGACAAGTCAACCATTTCACATTTTATTTTTTTCATTAATTTATCCCTCATTATTCATTTGGATTTACATAAAGTCCTTTATTAATTTTGTCTGCCAAAACAATCAAATTAGAATATGGAACAATGTTTTCTTCTGCAAATTTACGTAATTTTATACGATCAGTGTTTATAATATAATTATACTTGGTAATCACTTGAAAGATTCCAAGCATTTTATTACTAGTGCAATACACTGGAATAGCAATGTATTGTGTATATTTCGATAAATCAGTATCTATACTAACTTTATTGAAGATTCGCTGGATCTCTTCATTATTAATAGCTATTTCAATGTCAGATAGATTGTCTTTAATTAAGTTAGCATAATGATACGAACTTTTTTCTAAAGGTTCTATATTTTTACACGATCGAGGGCGCGTCGATGAAGGATTGGAATGTGCTACCATATGTATCCATTTCTCCCTGTTTTCATCTTCCCAATAATATATAAAACCAACGGATATTTTGCTGGTATCATCAATTCCTGTATAAGTTATAATCATATCCCTACAATAACTACAGATATCATCAAAAATTTTATATCTATCCCAACATTTTTTCGGAGCTTTACCATTTTGAATCACTTCATTGGCAAAAGAGTTGATATTTAAAGCCCATTTCTCTGAAATGGAAGAAAACATGCCAACAGAGTAAGAACATGTATTTTTATATCTATCTAATTCATTCAAAATTAAATTTAATTGGTTGTTTTTTTGATTCATTTCATATATAATTTCGCTTGCCTTACTCTCTTGATTTCCATAAAATAATACTGCAATAATTAAACAAAACATTAAAAATACAGAAACAGTACAAAATACTGCTTTCAAAACATTATTATTTACAAAAGAAATAAAAATACCAATGCAGGAAATAATAGTTGGTATACTTATTAATATTGTATTCTTAAACCAAGGTTTTTGGTAGAATTTATCTTCCATGCAATATATCCCCCATATATTTATTTATATAGTATACACCATATTTCGACAAATTACTATCAGAACATTAGTTTGATTTGTCGAATAAATAGGAGATAGTAAACATTTTTCTCATATCACTGGAACCAAACAGCATTAGAGATTTGCTGCTAGAAAATAATCCGAAGATTATATTGGTTACGGCACTCCAGATTTTGCCGGAAGTTTTAAAAGCATATATCTATGCCACACATGGTACTGACAGTCTATGTTAAGTCAGATTGCCAGTAACGTATTACTAAAACTTTTCTAAATCGCAATACGCACTATGCCTTAAAAGAAGAATAGCATTTATGGCAGTTATTCTCTCCGAGGATGGGTATGTCTCTGGGGATACTATCTGTTAATGACCTTCATTATATACGCCAAAAGAATTAACTCAGATATTGTCCTGCTCGTTGTCCTTTATATTCTTACTTAGATGTCTTAACATTTTCATATTAATATTCATATAAGAACAAATCATTTATTTGGGTTTCCCTACCTACTGTTATGGGTATGATTTGCAAAATAAGATTTCAAGCATTTACTCCTCTATGGATCAAAACCATAATAAATATATGGAACTCACCATGCTCCGCCACTTGATATTACAATGCCATAATATTGTAAATCTTATGTCGGCTAGACTCATATATAATATAGGAATATTTTACTTATTTTATTATATATGTAACCCTGTGTTTTATAGGTTAATCTAAGTTTTTAAAAAATGCAAAAGCTCCTCCCCCAATTGAAAGCACTCCAAGTGGTGATACTGCTTTTACCAATCCGTCAAATCCTTTAACTAACTGATTAATTAGTTGAACTGCGGATGTAATTTGTCCTGCATCTGCAAAGTTTGAAATAAATTGTTGCCAAGAGTTAGAAAGTTGATTTAAGCTTCCTTTCCAGTTATTTGCCGACTTTTCTGCTTCAATAGCTGCACTACCTGATCCTTCAGAATAATCTTTTAGCATTTTGTCATAATCTTGCTGACCTGAAAGAATGGATGCGAGAACATTGGCATGATGTTTTTGACCGATATTATTTAAAATATCTGCTTTTTCGGTCGATCCATCTGGTAAAGCATTATATACATCAGACAATTCTTTTAGTAATTCGATAGGTGTTTTTAAATATTCTGAGTCACCCACCATTTTTGTCATTGAAATCCCAACATTATCTAAAGTGCTTACAACTTTATCGTTGGAAGTATTTGTTAAGTTGACAAATAAGGCTTTTAATGCGGTTCCAATTTCGTTCCCCGATTTTTTTGTTCTCGATACAGCTGTGCCGACCAAAGCGGATAATTCGTTTACAGAAACACCTGTTTGCGCCGCCATAGAACCTGCCTGAGTCGTAGCTTCTGCAAGATCTGTCATTGAAACACTGTTCCTGTTACTTATCATATTTTGCCCGTCAAGTACATCGTTCAATTTTTGAGCAGAGCCTGCATATTCGTAAGCAGCATTAGTAGCCAGCAGATAACTATTAGCTGTATCAGCATTCATATCACCGGCAGCTTGTGCCAACACTGAGACATTTGCCATATCAACGCCCTGCTGTCCATAAAATCCGCTTCGACTCATTTCTGTAACACCTTGTAAATAATCGGTTACAGTTTTACCATAATTACTTGCATATCCATAAGCATCTTGCCCTAACTGTTTTAGAGAAGAAGATGATAAATCAGATGTTTTAGAAATTTCAGTAAGAATATCATCAACTTGTTTAAGTTGTTCAATTGATTGTGATATTGAGTCAATACCTCTTTCAATAACGCCGTATGTAGTTGCAAACTGCGCGATTTGCTTAAAACCTCTACCCAACTCATTGAGTACAGATCGACCAGTGACTCCTTCGGCTTCTGCACGAGCTTTGACGAGAGCGACTTGTTTATTTAAATCATTTAATTGCCATTTACTAGTCGCCTCTTGTTGTAATTTTGCTAGTTGTTGCAATTCCTGACGGTACGCTTTTGTAAGCTTTGTATTTTTTTCTACAAATGAAATAGTTTTTTGACTTGCAATCAGACCTTCATTATGTTTTAATAATCCACTTTGTGAATTCGCTGCAATCTTAGTTTCGTTATTACATTTTTCAATTGCTTTCTGAAGCCTATTGTAATCTTCAATAACGTCACTAATATTGCTATTACTTTTTAAATTAAAACTATCATCAAAATTACTTTTAAGTTTTTTTGATAAATCATTTACATTTTTTAATGATGATTCTAAATTTTTAAATTCACTACCATCTAAGCTATATTCAAGATTTTTGATTTGCTTATCTAAATTAGAAACGTCCAAATCGAATTTGCTTGTTGATAATTTTCTTTGAATGCCTTGTATAGTCTGTTCTGTTTGCTTGGCAGCATTTGCCTGTGCTTTACTTAAATCAAAGTCAAAACTAATTTTGTTTTTCTTATTGCTAATAGACGATTGAAAACCACTTGAAAATCTTCTTCCGGCTGACGATCCGGATCTTTCAATATCTTTTATTAAATTCGGAATGCTAGAAGCATTAAATTTCGCATCATCTATTCCAAGTTTAATCGTATGTTCTTTTGCCGTTAATTTGTCCAGCTTCGCCTGCGCAGCATCTAGCGCAGAATCCTGAACTTTTGCAACGACATCAACTTCGTATTGACTCATGTTTTATAAATCACTCCTTTCATTTTTGAGCAAAATAAAAGCCCTCATGAAAGAGAGCATTAGTAGAAAACTATATTTATTTTTTGAAATGTTTGCTATAATGTAAATGGATATATGTCGATTGGATCCACCACAACCAATCCGTCGCCACGGACATATATTTGGCGGTCTGTCTTAATAGACTCCTGTGGGAGCATACGATATGTATGCAAAAGCGTATAAATAGTACAGAACAGAAAGGAAAACTATAATTGAAACATTATTTAAAAAACATTTGCATCCCTTTCGTATTATTGTGCAGAAAGGGGTGTGGAATGACGACGATTATAATTTTAAGTCTAATTGCCATAATATTAGTTCTTATAATTATTCTTGTTTTTGTTTCTAATGCATTTCGTAAGAATGTAAAAGAAATGAGATATAAGATTCAGTTTGCAAAAAAATGTGAAATTTGAAATCTTTGCGTCATTTAGAAATTGCATCAACGATTGATTATAGTTTTTCAATTTGAGAGATTTGTGCTAAATTTTATCATTAGTTCCTTAAAATCCTAGGATGCTATCCGCGTCCTAGGTAATTGTGTTTCCTATATCACTTTAAGAATTTCGCCATGTTTCTGTCCACAATTTCAGGTATAGCATTTCTTGTTGCCTCAAAATATCTGTGATTTCCCAATGTATTTCCAAATGAACCGGTTTCTGTTGCCTCAATGACATCTGCTCCAGAAAAATTACCAGTATGATAAGCAATACTTTCTTCCATTTCTGCTTTAAATTTAAACAAATTTCCACCGCCAGACACAGGAGTGGTATTAGGTGATTCTAATAAAGTACCTGTTCTATCGTATTTTACAGGATTCCCAATGTCATAATATCCAATTACATTATCTTCAAATTTAACTTTGACTTCATCTCTTGCAGCATTCATTCCTGAACGCACATCTTTTTCAATTAACTTTTTCACTTCTAAAAAACTTGATACTTTTTTAGCCATAAAACACCTATTTAATTAGGAAGATTTTCACCAGTAGAATGAATAGCCAATGCTCTTTCAAGCACCTGTCTAGCTTTATCATCTCCGACAATCTTAGAAAATTCTCGAATCTGTTCATTCTTTACATCCAAAACTTCCTTGTCTTTTTCTTTTTTTAAATCACTATGTAAAAATGAGTTTACGATATTATCAGCTGTAAGCCCGGACTCATTAAACTTCTTCATAAACTCATTAATCTCGTTTGGTTTTAATTGATCAAGAAAAGAAGTAATGCCAGTGGCTAATACATCTAATAGATTTGAAAGTGAATCCTTTTTGTTAGATAAATCATTCAAATATTTCTGTTTCACAAAATTAACTTTATCAATAACATTCTCTTCGACGAATGTAATAATTGAATGATTTTCTTTTCTGAAATTTTTGATCAAATCCATTACTTCATCATCTTCTGAAATAGAAGAGTAGATGTATTCACCTTCATCGAATTCTAATCCTTCGAAGAAATATTTTACATAAGCTTCCATAGTTGCGATTCTATAAAAGTATGGAGTATAATCATCAATATATCCGTCATCGTCAAATGAAAAGTGGCTACTTACAATATACTCAATGGCGTTTACTTTATCTGCAAAAGAAATATTTTCTTTAATTTTCATATTTGTTTTTCTCATGTTTTTAAATCTCCTTTAAAATAAAATTATAAACTTTGAACAAATGTTCCGACTTCCAAAATCTTCCTGAAAGTGCTACACTACAATTATGTAAGGAGTCACGAGCGCACCGTGGCTGTTGCGCCCTTACAAAAAATAATCACCTCGATCAGGTTATAATAGGTCAGAAAGTAAGGTGTATTACAATCAGAAGTTATTACAATTCTGAGCGATCTGCTCATTCTGATTTCCCCATGACAATAGATGATTCTTTCATCAGAGGGGAGGTGAAGGGTGCATTCAGATCGAAAAAACAAATTCCGATTTTCAAAACTTGCAATTGTTTCTACATTTATATCAGTGACAAGTATTGCAATTGTCTATCTGATATTATGCAATCATCCGAAATCACTTAATGCATTAATTGATTTCAAAAATGGCTGTATTGAAGTAAGCTGTGACTTTGAAAGTCAGAAAAATACGAAGTGATAAGATTCGTATAGTTTATATGGCAGTGCTTATCACACTGCCAAAATTTATATTATAATGTTACTGTTTTAATAAACATATCTTTTAATTCTCTTTATACTCACAAACAAAAACGAAAAATTATTTTATTTTTTGACATCAAAAAAGAGCCGACTTTAATCGACTCTTTGATACATTTTATTTAGTTTATTCCTATTCAGAATCAACAGAAGATGATGCTTTATTTGAACTATCTCCGATAAGTAGTTCTTTGATTTCATCTAAACTATATTCTGATTCGGAAATTAATTCAGCAATTTCTCTTGTGCGAATAGCCTTTTCTTGTTCTTTCTTCCATTCATCATAAGAAATTTTATCACGTTCTATTTTTTTCAATTCTGCTTTTTTATCTTTTATTTGTATTTTAATAACATTTGCTTTTTGAGAAAGAACTTCGAGTTCCTGTTGCACTTTTGTAATCGCTTCATCATAATTAATTTCGACAATTTTTTTAGGTCTAGCCATAATTTATCCCTCCTATTTAATTTGATAATTTTACATTATCACAAAATAGAAGAATAGTAAATAGAATATATTAGTTTAATTAATTCTTTTGATTACGTTTTTCTTCTCGTTTAAGTCGTTTATATTCTTCATATTCAATCCAGCCTCCAAATTTTTTTACCCAAGTAACCCATTTATAATCAACTTCCGGAAACTTGTACCAAAACAGTTTTCTTTTCAATAGGGCTACCGAATCGGGACATCCTTTAGTATCAATGACTTCTTCATGTCCGTCTTTATAAACAATAAAAAAGTCAGCCACATACTTAATTGGCTGAACAGATTTTCCGCCATGACGAAACTTTGGTTGCAATTCATATGGCTTTTGCAATTCATATTTAACCACATCACCGCTCTCCACTTTCGGGCAAAGAACGTCACGATAATATTTCATCTCTAATATAGAATCAAATACGATCCCATCGCATGTACGTTTACTTTTATCTTTATCTACATTAAATTTTGATTTTGTAATTTTTATCACCTCTTTACATAAGAAGAGAAGCTACCATAAAGTAACCTCTCAACTTATTATTTTCCAGATTTTCCTTCTTCATAAATTGGATTAATTTTAATAGGCAAAACAGGCAGGTGCTCTTTTACATATTTGTATTTTTCTGTTCTGCCGTGATTCCCTTTTAATTCGTTGTGATAAGCATTCCACAGACCGTCAAATTCTGCAACTTCATTTTCAGGAATACCTTTCATCGCAATGTATTTACTGAATCTCTGATCAATCTTATCACCAAGAAGTTCCATTGTTCCACACATAAGTGCCTTGATTTGTTCTTTTCTTTCAACAGCACCTTCGGCTAATTTGTCAATGGAACAATTTAATTCTTTCCTGATCTCTTTAGATTTTTCTCGATCATCTATTCTATTTTGAGCATATGTGTTTAGTTGTTTTTTTGTTCTACAAGTGCATTCTTTAATTCATTAGCAAATTCTTCAATTTCTTGTCTGATTTCTTCATCATGTTTATCAGAACGGATACGATCTTCTTCTTGCTTTTCTTGCAATTTACTAAGATTCTCAGATGTTTTTACTAATAACTCATGTTCTTCACGTCTCTGTCTAATATGAGTAAACTCAATTCCAAATGTATTTCCAATTTTAACAGCTAATTCATACATGAAAACAAGTGCTAAACCAGCAATTATCAAGCCTAAAGTAAAGGCAACTAAATCCATTTCAAAGAATCTTTCAACATATTCCATGATTTAGTTCCTTTCTACTTTTTAATATCAATCTCTTTACGTTTTGGGACATTGTAAGTCATTGCCGTTTTACTATCAGAAAAACCTTTAGTTGTTGGATCAGTAATAGCGTTAAAAAAAGATACGGCAGCAATTAATACCACATAAGGATTGCTGATTGCATCAAGAAGTGTTTTCCATACCATGCCCCATGTTGTTAAATCAGAAGCCTGTAAGCCAAAATATCCAAGTACAGGAGCAACAACAGACAAAACAACTTGAGCAATAAATAAAATATTTTCTTTGTTAAATCTAACTTTCCAGTTAATCATAATTAATTCCTTTCTAAAATAGGAGAGTGGTAGTCCTTTAATACTATTGTCGATTTGCTGCGTGAAACCAACTCAAAAATATGACATCCACTTTTATATTCATCATCTTGAATAACCTATATTTAATTTGTATAATTGTTCCAGAACTTAGATAAAGCAATTCCAAGTTCTTTTGTTTTCTTATATTTCCATACAGTCACACTGTTTTCTGTTTTTACGAATGTGTATCTAATACCGCATTCCGATAAAAAACATACTTCCTGTGGAGAATCAGTACGATATTCTCTATCAAATTTCTTTATTTTCATCACTCCTAGCTTTAGCGATGAGAGTAAAAAAATGGGGTAAACACCAATGATAGATATTTACCCCATACACACACTAAATATCTATCACTCTTATTTTACGAATTTGCCATAATCCCTTGCTTTTTAAGTTCAGCAAGAATTGCATTAATCTTATTTTTTAAATCAGTCGTTGTTTCCGTAGATAAGTCTTGAATTAGAGCCATTTGTTTTACTCCACCAAGAGTTGTTTTGTTTGCTGCCGGAAGAACATACTTATTTGCCTGCAATGCAATACCATCAAGCTTCGATTTATCCTCTTTAGATATAAAACCATCTTTAGAACCTGCAACAGCATTTACTGCCTTAGCATCTAATGCGGCGATACCATTTTCGATATTATTCATAGCATCCTGAGTAATAATTTCATCATTACTCCATGTTTTTTTCGAATAAGCCATTTTACTCACATCCTTTATTCTGATTTGCCAACTTTTGCCTTACCGATTTTACCCCTACCTATTAAGGCATTATCAGCAGGGGTTACGGTTCCCCCACTGATTCATCCGGAAGGAGTGTTAAGTCAAGCATGTTTCCATCATCATCAACCATCATGTCGCAAGTTAATGTTACCGTACCCGGATCTCCTGAACTTGCAAAAGAAAGGGACATATTTGCCTGTGGAATTAATTTATATGCTTTAAACAAATAAGGCATAATATCTTCATCTGTTGTTCTCATCTGTGTATCTCCATAAACAGTAAATGCCTTCGGGAAGCTTGTGGATTTAATATTGATGTTATATACGTCTGATCTTTCTGTAAGGTAGAACACAACAACTTCATTTCCAACTTCACCGGATTCTAATGTAATTTCCTGTGCAGATACAGAAGTCACTTTTAATTCTGTTTCTAAATTTGCGTCATCGGCAGCATATACCCAAACTGTATCCTTCTTGAGAGTTGCTTTCTTATTTGAAACATTCACCTTATTAGATGCTTCAATTTTACATTTTTCTCTTTGCATAATATTTGCAGTCTTAGAAACCTTACCACCAGTCATCAATTCCCAGAGTTTAGGAGTTTGAATTTGTGTTTCAATAGTGAGTGTACCAGCTCTTTCTCCAGAGAATGTAATTTTCTTCGGATGTCCCTTACCTCCATAAGCAAACACGTTTTCACCAGTTAATTCCTGGCTTGATGTATTAGCATAATCACAGAAAAGGAAAGGTTTCTTTGTTTTGTAATCTACAAAGACTAAATCGCATACCTCGCGGTTAGCCATCTGTTTTCCAAAAATATTAGCCATTGTCAATGACCTCCTTTTTCTTTGTAATAAAAAAACACTGATTATTCAGTGCTTTAATCTTTTTCATATATATTTGAACTCCAAGTTCCAAACTTGAATTTCTTTTCTTTGTCTCCCCACACAGCCACTTGTGTAGAAAATACGTCATATTGATCTATAATTTGCAGTCGTTCAAAGGCATCAAATAGTTGAAAGACTGTAATATCCCATATTGTATTCCAGTTTAAGTTATTACTTTTTGCAGCAACAGACGAAATAATATTAGGAAGACTCAATGAGGAATTTCCGCCAGTCTTCTTATTGAATTTTTTTCGACCTTTATGAATTTTTAAATAAATCTTCAAACCACGTTTATTTTTGACCTTGCTTAAATCATCAACTTCATTTTCGTCCTTTGTAATATGAACGCGCTGCAATATAATATCGGTAATATCCGAATAATTCTCTTTGTTAATCATTCCTGTTACAAAATATTCAGGCTCGATTCCGGGTTCCACTTGTAAAGTAGACATAGAGATAAATGATTCGTATTCGTCATACCATTTAAAAGTTTCTTCAAAAAAGAAATTTAAAGCAGCACAAATTATGTTACGAAAACTTTGATCCAAAAGTAATAAATCATATTTTGTAGTAGCAATCATTTCTTGGATTTGGTCTGTATTGTTTTCGTTCAAATTATCATAGTAATCAATGGGTTTCATTTTGAGAAATGTCACATATTGAGCATATGTGAAATATGAAATTTCTGCGATTTCTTTCAATTTTGGTGATTTGATATGACCTACTTTATATATTTCAAGTGGGAGAGGAGATATTAAATCGAAATAATCTAGTTTCATAATTAAACTTTCTTAAATTTGAAATCCGATGTTTCAAATGTTAATTGTCTCCCGTAATATTTATTGTTGGGAAAGTAATATCCCACAGACTTTAGAGTTAATTCTCCTATTCCATATTTATTTGTGTTTTGCAATTGTCGTTCAACCATATCCGATAATATATCGACTCTTGTACCCAAATATCCATCTTTATGATATTCCATACAATCCTTGTGGCAATATGCATAAATAGTCACATACATGGTTTTCATAGTACGAGACTGTTGTCCGTAACTAACCTCAACACAAAGGTATGGTTGTGCCTCTATTTGTGTTTCGTCAATATATAAATATGGGAATATTTGAGAGTAAATCAAATTATCTACTTCGTCTTGAGTATAATTTTCGCCTAGTAAAAGTTCGCAAATATCTGGAGAATCTAAGAAAGACAACAGGAGATTGGTCTTAAAAATACCTATATCTTTTAAAACAGTTTTACTCATTTTAAGTCCTCCTAGAATAAATTACAGATTTCAATTTTCTTCTCAGTAATAATTACACTATTAATTACAATCTGTAATTTAAAAAATTTTCCAATATACTTATCATTTGTAGCCTTTAAGCTGATCGAGTTTTCTTTAATTGTATTTTCTAATTCCACATCAGAATCAATCTTCCAATTAAAATCGGAATAACTTATCGGAATAGTTTGGTTTTTATCGCTGAAAAATTTTACATAAAAAGTTTTCGCCCTATTTATCTTTATAGAGTCGTTTCCAATTATATCTGCAAAAATATGTAGTTCTGGTTTATGACCATCATCAGGTACGACAGGATTATTTATGTCTATATAATCGCAAATTCGTAATTCTTGATTATCAGTTTCTAAATTCAATTCTGTTTTATCAGCAATGAAACTTAAAATACTTCCGTGATATTCATCTCCATAATCAAAAAGAATATCATCTGTTCTTGTTAGTTTAAAAACTTTATCAGGATTTGTTTTCCTTTTGTCAATAAACACGCGCTTACGATCAAGAAGTAAACATTCATCATCTCCTGGAAGTTTTATAGTGTATGTATTTGAAGAAAGTGCGATTGTAAAATTGCCATTTTCTCCAACATCGTATTTTGAAGCAGAAACTCCGTTGCACCAACGTTCTATAATTTTACCATCAGCATTTTGCCATCTAAGTAAATACTGGCATAAAACCATTGTTGCTTTTTCATAAATTCCGTTATTACCAGGATATCCGTCAATAAGCCAGTATCTATTTTCAAAAAAGATATACATGCCAGCCTTTACAGTCCCTATTTCAAATAAAACCGTTCTTTCAAGTGATTTCAATTGTGTATTTGCGGTGTTGCCCTGTATGATACATCTAATTTGTTTTGGAATGCTTAAATCACTGTTATAAAGGATTACAGAAGTAGCGATGTCTGTTTCTAATGCTTCGGCAAATGCATCATCTTTATTTTCCATGAATGCATCATTTTCATAACCGCCTGTCACATTAGGTCGTGTTTTTGGGTCTAATAAATACCATTCCTGCATAAAAATCTCCTATACGAAAGCGGTTACTTTCTGATTATTAACCATAGAATTAGCCTTCTCTGCGATATAGTCAAGTTCTGCTTTTGTTGCAGTTTTAGAACCATTTGAACCGTCAATTCCTAAATCTTTACCAGTAATGCTAATTCGTTTATTTACTTTTGAATATTGTCTTTCCTGATATGATTGCTTCATAAATTCTGCAAGTGTATCAATCACATATCGGTCAAGCCTTGTATCAAATTGATTAAGTTCTGGATCAAAATTAAGATCATTTAATTCTATGGAATATCTTCCAATAGCTTTCTTCAACCATTCCATTTCAAGCGATTCTGGTAACACACTTTTATCAGCGAAGGAGGATTCAAATGATTGTATCACTTCATTAGCGGTTGTATTACTCATTCAAATCACCTCTAAATTTTACGTCCAACATAATTTTCAACAACCCTGATTTTTTCAAAATCATTGAATTTCTCTTTTTTAATAATTTCAAGAATTGCAATTTCCTCAGCTCTTGTAGCTACTAATTCATGCAATTTGCTTTCAAAAGTCTTCATGGTTTTATATTCAAATAACTTTTTAACCGCATCTGTAGTAAGTACAGCCTGCGTCATAGTACCATCTTCACTATCAAAATCAACCTCAACTCTTGTAGGCCTATCATCAACATAAAGGGTTGCATGCGAACCTCTATCGTCAATGCCTGTCAGTAAACGGTTTCCGTTTTGAATCTGTGCGATAATTTCGCTCCTCTGAAGACGTACGGTTCCATTCGGAGGAATTGTTACATCTCCATTAGTCTCAATTCTTTTGAATCCTGTTGTCCAGTTTGCAATACTTTTAATAGTTACTTTTTGTTCAAGATTTAATTCTTCTACAGCATTTTTTTCTTCAGCCATTTTATTTCCTCCATAACAATTATTGTATTTTTATCGACTAATTATTTAAACGGCATGGATAACAGTTTTATATAATGCAATTACTTTATCTAGCCGTTCTGACTTTTTAAATGTGTGATATGGCATACCATTTTTCTTGTTTACAGATTTTGAGACATAAGGAATGTCATATGCCATAATAAAGTGTGATAACTTTTTCGAATAACAATAGAAATATTCATTCATATTATTGTTTTCTCCCTTAAACTAAAATAAGATAGTTTCCACATTTGTAATAATGTAGAAACCATCTTATAATTTACTCAGAATTATTTTCCAAGAGAATCAAGATTTTGATCGTGCAACATTCCTACCTGATATTCTCTTCCAGGAGCTACAATGGCTCCAACTTCAAGATCAAATCTGGAGAGTTGCACACCAGTTGTAACATCATTTCCAGAAAATGAAGTCAGCCCTCCTCTTGTTACTGTGTAAATAGGAGACTGTCCTCCCTGTGGCATTACAAATCCAAGCCCTGCCGGTAACAGTGTATCAAAGTTTGTACCATCTTTGTTCAGTGTTGTTAAGTCATATGGATTTGGAATTTCTGCAAGAGTAGCACCGTTGTATACACCCATCAGTCCTGTGTTATGAATTTCATCCATAATTGTACGAGAGATTCCATTTACAGTCGGTGTAGTTCCCTCATATCCAGCAAATCCATTGAACTGTGCAATCAGAGCATAATCTCCAGATACAGTTGGCTTACCAAAACGTCTAACATTTGCAATAACACCATCTACACCTGTCTTTGTAAGACCAGCTCCCTCAAAGAAGTATTTTACGCCTTTTGCATTTTTAATTGCATTGTAAACAGTATCTACTACATATTTAGCAGCTTTATTTCTAATCTCAGTACGAACCTGTTCCTGAAGCTCGTTCTCGTCACTCATATCCCCAAGTGCCGCTTTTCTGTAATCAACTGCATAACCACCAGAAATAGTAGTTGTTGCAATTGGAACACGTCTCTTTCTGATTGTTGGGAATTTTACATCCTGTCCAGCAGCCTGAATTTCAGCACCAGTATTTACATACTCTGTGATCTCTACTTCACAAGACTCATTGTATCCAATCGGTTTGTAGTTTCCATAAATTCCAAGCAGCTTAATTTCCTGCATAAGAACTGGCTGCATTTTAAAACGTCTCAGTTCGTTGATTTCAGAAATAGCAACTGGATCATTTGTTGCAGCCCTACTATTTAATTCTTTAATATATTTTGCAGCAGCGTCGCCTCTTTTGCCAAATTTAGACAACTCTTTCCCATCTGTCATAGCAGAGAATACTTCTACAACTGGAGAACTAGCATTAATTTTCCCACTTACAAAAGAAGCATCTCTACGTTCGTTGTTTAACTCAAATGTATAACTCATATGTATTTTATCTCCCTTCAATTAACCTTGTTTTGTAACAACTTTGGCAACAAGACCAATTTTGTTTCCAATAATCTCAGTTACTTCAAAATAAGGAGCCTGACTAGCACCTGTAATTAATTTTCCTGTTGCATCAGATTTCAGTTTATTTCCCTTCGCAAAAGTTGCTGGTAACTGAGCGCCATATACTTCGATTTCCTGTCCTTCAAGTTTTTCAAAATCTACAACTCTTACATGAGATCCGGCAGGGATTTTATATTCTGGCATTCCCATATCATCCCCAACTTCAACCTGCATAATTGCCTGTTTTGCATCTGCCTTTGGTGCAAATTTTCCTGTTGTAACTGAACCAAAATCGCCATTTAGAGCATCTTTATCAATGGTTGCATCTACAAAAGGGTATAATTTCTCGATCTGTGAGATTCTTCTAAATTTAATCATTTAGTTTGTCCTCCTTAAAAAATATTTACTTCTTCATCGTCGTCGACATATTTCTCGCTACATACTTCTGAGAAAATATCTTCGATTTTTACTTCTTCTGAATTCTGCTCAGAAATACGAGCTTCAGATTCTGCCTGTTTCTGTTTTGCAACAATTTCCATGCAGATTTTAGATTTAATAGAATTGATTTCAGATGTGACATTATTTAATTCTTCTTTTTTCTGACATGCGTTGATATTCTTTTTCAGTTCTTCAATATCTTCTTTTGCAATTTCTTTTTCTTCAGCATTAAATTCTGAAAGAGAATTATCTAATTCAGCAAGCTTTTCAGCTACTTTAGCCTTTGCAATTTCTCTTTCTAAAAGCTCTCTTTCAGCCCAATATGTATCTCTATCGGATTCCATTTGTTTTAATGTTGCCTGAAGCTGTTCGACAGACACATTAAGTTCTGAAATTGTATTGTCTTTTGTTTCAATCTGTGAACTCAGATCTGCAATCTTATTATTCAATTCAGAAACTTCTTCATCATGTGATTTTTTTTCACTATTAATCTCTGTAAGAGTAGATTTGAGAATTTCCTCAAATTCTTTCTTATTGAATTCCATGTTTTTATTTTCCTCCTTATTAAAGTTGTTTAGCTCGCATAATTTTGACGATGTATCAGCTGCAAACATAACCATATCCCAGCCGGAGTGTATATAATTTACGGGTATACGCCCTTTTTCTAACCATCCTTTTTTATAAACAATTCCATCACTGTCTTTTGGTTTATAAATTTCAATACTTCCATCGATAGAAACACCGTTATTTAAATCTTCTTCTAATGATGAAACAAATTCCGGATAACACATTTCATCTAAATAGCCTTCTCCAAATACACAGCGTTTCTTTTCTCCATCAATTTCAATGTCGTCAATCCAACCTTTTGTAAAATGCCCAACAGTTGTTGCATTTTCAAATACAGGCATATCATTTATAATTCCGGTTTCTCCATGATCTGAAATTATCGTTCTGTCATCATCGACAAAAGCAACCCTAACAGACATATCTTTAATGCTGTCGAGTTGCTTTTCTGCATATTCCTCTAAAAACGTTATTCCATTTTTGTTATATTTAGTTCCTACATCATCAATTACACATTCAGGAGGTTGTAATTCATATAAAGTAGCAATAAATTTTCTTCGTCCTGTTTTATATTTTTTCGACGAAATTTCAAAAGTAGCCATAAATTACCTCCTAAGTTTTATATAAAAAAGTGATCTGTTTTTAGCAGACCACTCATTTAACAACATATTTAACTTTTCATTTTTTAGATAAACCCAAAATAATTTTTTGCTATTTGGATTTAATACTGCTAATTTATATCTCAATCCATTTTCATAGAGAAAATTACGAAGGGAAAGAGAGTAGCAACAATATAATTCTGTACCCATATAACTATTTATTATCGCTTGGACTAGGAATATTATTTCCATCATTATTCCTACTTTTTATTGTATTCTCTGTTGGGTTATCTGTTTTAGGTCTTCCAGCAACCTCATCATCTTTTGAAATAGTGTTACTATTAAGATGCGGCAAATACTTCTCGTATATTTTATTTTCTATTTCTTCATCTAAAACCGAGAAATATGCATCGGGATCTACACCTGTACTAGCGACAAGAAAACTTAACGATCCTCCAACATCGTATAGCCCCTTCATCATATCAAAGAAATTCTTTCTATTTACAAATGAAGTAGGAAAGTAGTAGACCTCGATTCTATTTTTATCATTTTGAATTATATTCTTATTAATTACATAATTCAATTCATTCTGCCACTCGTTCACCCATGTATATAATTGAGCAGTAATCATCTCTAAATTACTTTGTGATGCCCCATAGTTACCAGTAGTCATTGCACCAATAAGAGCTGAAGAAATACCTAGGTCAAGAGAAATCTGATTGTTCAAATCAGACTCATTTTTACTATCAAAAATATCTGTAGGTACATCAATAGAATCAAGTTTTGTTCCGGCGGCAACACTGAAGAATGAAAGACCACCACGAGAATTTTTGTTCATAACTGCTTGACGCACAGTTGCATGCTGTTGTTCTTGTTGCTTTACAGTGAGAGCACAAGAACCTTTATCTTTTCCTTCGGGAAATGTCTGATAAATAATTTTGTTATTAATCTCATCCAATACATTCCTCTTTGTATCGGTGAAATAATCCTTATATAATACATCAGCTAAAGCAGCGATAATTAAACTTCTTCCCCAAGGTTCAGAATCTTTACATTTAATTTTCCTACACATTGTATGATCGTTATCGAGTACAACCCAATCTCCACCGGTAATTCTAGTATTACGGCTGTTATATGCTTTTACAATTTCTTCTGGATACTTTCTTAGTTTTCGATCAAGTTTTTCTCCAGTATAATCATCAAAATATCTAAGATTAAACGCAAGTACATATCGACCATTTTTCTTACCAACTATTTTTGTGTATTTCCATGGTAGCGAAATAATTGAAGCATTAATTCCAGCTTCGTTTATTTCTACAATATTTTCAACATCGTAGTCTGTCATAAATTTAGTCTTATCAAAAGTTCTCTTTTTTGTCTCAAAATAGAAAAATCCGATTCCATCCAGCATATCTGTAAATAATGCATTTCTGATAAATTGTTTGTCGTCTATTTTTTCTAATACTGATTTCATCAATGCTTTATTTGCTTGAGCTGTCTTTTTATTTCGTTTATTCTTACTTATTAAAATACGGTCAAGACACGGGAGAGCAGTCATGTAATCTATTGAATTAGATACGATACCGTTCTTCGTGTAAACAAAGTTCGATAATCGAATCGCTGTTTCATGATTGCCGATTGGATCACGAAAGATTGATTCGATTTCTTCTTTTGTAAAATAATCATAAACGCCACAAGAGAATAAACTATCAATTAATTCTACGGGCGACACATAACTATTATACTCATATATATTATTAGTAGGAGAGGACTCATTTTGACTCTCTACCGATTGTTCTTTATTAATATCTGACATGTCCATCTCCTTTCTATTAATTTATTAGACACATAAATTCGTAATCTGAATCTGTTGCAAGTAAATCAAGTTCTAATTGGTCAAAGAAATATGATCCGTAGCTACAAGAGGTATATCTGTCTTTGCAATTAGAGCCTTGCTCATATATTTTAACAATTCCTGTCTGTGGCGATTTTTCGTATAGTAATTCAGCACATTCACTGATCATTGCTTGAGTTTCAAGAAATGGTCGCTCAAATTCAAACTGAACATTTAAATCAGTTTCATTTTTATAGTCATCATTTTCAGATAGTATTTCTTCCATTGCTGTATTGAGATTTACAAGCAATTCTGTTCTATGTTCCATTAAAGAGCGCCTAAAACTATATGCGATATCGCTGTTTAGCTTTTGCGTAGCATTAATCGCATATATAACTGCCGGCGCGTTTGGATTTTTAACAACATCAGCATATGTATCGTTGTTCATGCATTTTAATGGAGAATATTCCTTTCCACGATTTTCATCATATAATGTTTTACCAAGCGAATATAAAACTTGTGTCAATTTTTGTTATCTTATAAGCTTTTTATCTTATAATTCTAATAATTTTTATTCTTATTAGTTCAGCATACCTTTTTACCATGATTTAAAATAAAAGCATCTAATTGTTCTTTGGTAGTGTTTCTATATCCATATAAACTATGAAACTTCCGGTGGCATTCATCGCATAAACAAATCCCATTATCTACTTCATAGCGTAAATCTTCATTATCAGCGAAATTAAAAATATGGTGGACATTAAATTTTATTCGTTTCCCTAATCCGTTTTTAATGCCACAACATTGACAAACATAATTATCTCTTTTCAAAACTGAATCATGCCAATCCTTATATTGATAAGTTGATCTAAACAAACCATTTCGTAAAGCCCCACCTTTCCAACATGGACTTAGTTCTCCTTTTTGATGGGCGATATTTAAACTCGGACTATATTGTTGTCCATATTTATTCATCCATAACGTTCTAAAATATTTTTTCATTTCATCCGTTTGCATAATCGATTTACAGCCATATTTTCTATTATGTGCTTGCTTAATTTTCTCCTTAACTGATTCAGATTTTGCAGGATTATCGCAACCATATTTTTTTAGATTGGTTTCTTTCATTTTATTTTTAACTTCATCTAATTGAAAAACATTTTCGCAACCATACACAATTTTGTTTGATTCTATTGCCTTTTTCGTTTTGCATTTGTCACAAGCGTCTTTGTGTATTGTTCCTTTTATATTTTCGGTATAATATCTTCGCCATGGTTTAAAAAATACAGTGTCGTTGCAGTAATCACACTTTATTTTAACCATAGCAGTACTACTATTGGTTAAATCATTTACATTAACAATAAATTCATCACCCATTTTTGTATATTTATATCCCAAATCTACATAATGTTTTTTGATTTTAGAATTCCATTTTAATGTAACATCTTTGCTTAATAACATCTTAAGTTCCCTCCTATTAAATATTGTTAATAAAAATGGAGGCGTTGTAGCATAACGTCTCCTTAATATAAGAGGGGTTGATAATTATTCAACAATTCTCTTTCATTTTAAATTTTAGGTAGAGCGAACTCGTGGAAAGATTATATTCTTTAATATTAAAGGTTCACTTCCTATGCGTTGCATGTGACTGTGCTTTTAAACACAGCCTTCCATTCGGATTGTCATTTCAGATTCCCCGATTTCTTTCGCTCTTTATTACTTCTATATTTCTATAGAAGAGGGCAACAAGTTTACCCCCGTTTCGACAGTCAAGTACAATATAATCTGCATCATAATCTTCATATAATTGTCTGATTCGTATTGCCTGTTTTGTCGTGTCTCCAATTTGATTTGATTCAATATATGAGTATTGCCGTTTATATCCTTGCTTTACTTCCACTTCTGAATCATCTGTTTCATATCTCAATGTTTCAGGAATTCCGCGAATGCAAGAATATATCGAGTTATCATTTTTCTTGCCTTCTACGAAAGCAATATCACAAGAAATAACACGTATTTCCCCTTCCTGTTTTGAAGCAAAATGTTTTGTTTTCTTATTAAATTTTACGTCTCTATGGTTTCTTGGGTAGAATACTTGATGTAATGTCTGAGCATCACTAAGCATTGAATAAGTAAAGAAAGCAGAAGCATTATTTCTGACTCTAAGATTTAAGAACTCGATTTGCCATGTGATAGGATCTTGTTTCTTCTTTTCTTGCTGCATTTGTCTTTGGGTACGAATATTATGTTTTAGTGTAATACTTTCATCAAATGCAAGCATTACGGAAGGTCTATCATTTAACATATCTGTATATGCCTGATCTACTAAGTTCCACATCCAATGACCATCATCCAGCCATGAACTTGAGATGTAAATATCTTTTGGATCTTCTTTTAAACACTCAATTCCTTCATAAAACGGATCAATCATAAATGGAGCTTGTCTTATTGTCTGGAATGGAGAGATGACACTATCGTCAATATTTTTATCAATTTGACGAAACTCTTCTCGTACAGCATCTGTACTACGAAGTCCACGAGCAAATTCATTTGCTGTAAACACCTTAATTGTAGAACCATTTCTAAAATACACTATAGATTCATTCGCACTATCTTTTATATCCTTTATCTCTCTTCTTAATGCAGGAGACATATTCATAAGCTCATTTTTTATCTTTTCGGATATAATAAGTTTACTCTGTCCGCGCGTTGCAGAGCCAAGTACGATTTTTGAACCAGGCTTGATTATTGCTTTACAACAAGCATAAAGTGCAATGATAAAAGATTTTGATGCGGCACGACACGCAACAATACATACAAGTTGCGAGATTCCCATTAAATACAAAATAAGTTGCTGATATAAATGTAGACGAATACCAAGATAATCAATAGCTAGTCTATGTAAATTTCTAGCGAAAAAAGTAGACCAAAGAAACGTATTATGAACGTTTTGAGGATTGCTTAAGAAATGACTTGCAGGGAATTTTTTATAAAGATTTAGTTGCCGTTCGTCTGCATATTGCTTATTCATCAACATCGTCCTCGTCTTTTACAAAATATTCCGGATCCCTATCTGTTGTTCCCGACATGAGATTTCTAAGAGGTCTTTTAACAAATCTATCAAAATAATCTCCAATTTTATCAAAGTCCTTATACAATTCCTTGTCTTTATAATATTCTTCCGGAGTATATTGAGAGATGGTGGCGAGAGTTACTCCGAGAGGTTCATTTGCACTATTATCTGTTTCTTGAATTGCAGATAGTCCGGCTTTTGTAAAAGTCTTGCTATATTGATCTGTTAATTTGATATATTTATCAGAATCTCCATTGCGTAATGCTCTTAAAGCCAACATATTAATGTTACACAAAGACTTGATGAAAATTTCCTGATTATTATCACAGTTAGGATTATTTTTCTTCAACATTCGATAATGTTCATCTAAATTTTTATAATCTACTTCAGATCCTAATCCGGCTCCCCATCTATCAACGGAAGCAGCGCTAAGCGAAAGTTCCTGCTCTTTTATTTGCTCTTTAGATGTAATGACCTTATTTTGATCATTTGTATACTCGTGCTTTAATGAATCAAGATAGGTTTTTCTTCCGTCACAATTTATATTTTTCTTTGCTGCATAATGGCTAATCCTACTACGATTTCTGTGACCACTGTATGTCTCCATAGAAGCAACCAATGCATTTTCGTCATAATTCCAACCTGCTCTTTGACAAAAATCTCTCATTGCAAGTTCTTCGTTATAAGAAAAAACGGCGGTCATTTGAGCAACATAATTATCTGTACAGTTTTTGCACCACGGTAAATATCCATTGTTTGCCTGAAATAACACATCATTGCTTTTTTGAAAGTTTCTGTCTTGTGATGTAAATCCGCCTCCGCAGCAAGAACATTTATACTTATGTTTTTTTGGATCAAAAGGTTCGATTGATCTTGGAATATTAACATCTACGTTTATGTCTAGTAATGGTTTGGAATCCATATTTTCGATGATTTTATCTCTTTTCGATTTTCCCACAGTAATCACCTCTTCTCAACTATTATTCTTCAAAGCTCAGACCCAGATTTGAACTGGGAACAACTGATTACAAGTCAGACGTTTTACCATTGAACTATCTGAGCAATAAAAGAGGAGAGCAGTATTGCCCTCCGTCTCTAATCTCTTAAATCGATTTCTGTCAATTCCACATAATCGTCTTCATGTGTGATTCTTAGATAATCACTTCCCTGTATTAATTTACCATCATGTTTCTTTACGATGTCCCTCATGTAGTCAAATGGATGAATATGCGGAATTACTTTCTTATAATCTAAAAAAGTAATATCGTAGTTATCATCCATATGTATATATACACATCTTGTTGTAGATGTCGCAGAATATTTTTGCTGGAATTTTTCTATATCACAGAGAAAATTAGTATTCCTTTCATCTACAATTTTTGATTCCAAATCGCTAACATCGATTGCAATCATTTTTACATATCCTGTTTTAACTAGTCTTTCCATAGCTATGTATACCTCCGGTGTTGTGATTTTCAGAAACAGTATAACATAGAATGAAAGAGTAGTATGCTGGTAAATAATGGGAAATATAATGGATTAATTAAGCGTCAGATAAAGAACCCTGTGTTACCTCTTTAATTCCATCTTTATCAAAATACTTGCTAAATTCGTCTTCAGCAGTAAGATCATTGTAGATTTTTAACATCTCTGCGCTTTGCCAACCAAAAAATTCTTGGATAACGTGTGAAGGCAAATTTAAGCGATGTAGTTTGGTGCATGTGAAATGCCTCAGGCTGTGAAAATAGAAATCTTCGTTTAAAATTTCACTAAATTCACATGTCCATTCACTCAAATTTTTTCTTTGCCTATAACATTTATTATTGTTTTCATCTCTATAAGATGATACAAACATCCATTCAGATTCAATTCCATTTTGTTTTCTATACTCTAACCATGAATCTATATAAGGTTTTGCTCCATATAATACGAATTTATTTAACTGATGTCCTAATTTACCGAACCCTTTTGCTCTGACCTTATCAGTTTTCCACATAGAATCATATACAAAATGGTCATCATTAAAGAATTCTACTTTCATCTGTAACAACTCACCTTTTCGCATTCCAGAGTAAGCAGCTATTGCAACGGCACAAGCTTTTTCGAATTCTTTTCTGTTCACTAATTCCTGTAACAAGAAATCCACTTGTTCATCGGATAAAATAGTTTTTTCTCTAACAACTTCTTTTGCTGGGTTTTCAATTTTTCTTATGATCCCTCTGTAATTTTCAAACTCTTCTTCGTCATCTAAAACATTTTCAATGTAATTAGATAAAGAAGATAGACATGATTTAACTCTACGGATTCTGTTAGGACTCCAACCCCATGTATTTAATGCATGATTCTGGAATTTTGCAACTTCACGCTTTGTTAAATCAGCAAAGAATTTATTTTTGTTGTACTGTAAATTCCATACCCAAAATATATTTAGATCACTTCTATACGCAACAATGCTTTGAGGAGAGCGATCAATAGATTCCAAATACTCTAACCAATCTTCTCCTAATTCTTTATTTTCAGGGTTTACTTGTTCTAATTTTTCAGAAGAAGTAATCTGATTATAAACTGTACTTCGTGCTATTTTAATCACTTCCTTTAATATTTATGCCGCTTTTGACATTTCATATTCAATAATATTTTTGTAATTTTCTACATTCATTTCATCTGGTAATAATATGTAATAATTCAAATTATTTTTCTCGAAAATTTCACGTTTTCTATTTAAGCTTTGTCTATATAATTCTTTTGATTTGGAGTTAATTGGGGTTTTATTTCGATATGCATTTTGATATTTTTTATTTCCTAATATACCTGCCAATTCTATGTAAACTAAATTGCCACTGAAATCAATACAATAATCACAATTCATATTCCCTGCGTACTCGTTATCAAGATTTTTGTAATAAATGTTTCTATAATACGTTTTATTATATTCAAAACCATTTTCTCTTAAAAATATACTAAAATCATATTCATATTTTGAAACGGTCTTTTCTCCATCGCCAAATATGTAATTCATACCATTTCCTGAAGACTGAAGTTTACATCCATATAATTTGACAACGTCATTTAAAGTTGTATATTCCAAAGCACAATGTCTTCTTATTTTTGTAATATCTAATCCGGTATTGTCTTCAAAATCAGAATACATTATTATATCTCTTCCAGTACATTTAATTTTTTCACAAACATCTTTTATCATCAACATAATATCTTCATGCGGTACATAATTTTTATCGTTTGGTTTATAAAAATAATCATGTTTAATAAGACCTAGTTCGTCTATCATATTATTAAAGGTTCCCCATAATCTCCATATAACCCGTATACCAATTGAAGTATTTGTTGTTTGAACTCCTTCAAAATCCGATTGCAACAATGGTCTTCCTACTTCTTTTTCTTTTCTCTTAATAATTGGAATCGCTTGTTCTTTTGACATATAAAGCCTATTTTTTATGTTAATTACTTCGTCTTGTGTTTTGCATTTTATTTTATATTTAGAAATATGATTCCAAGAAGTTTTTATAATATTACCTTTACTGTCAACAAAATCAAGTAATTCTCTAGCACAATCTGCTGTAGGTAAATTAGTTCCATCTATAAACAGATCAATGTTATTTTGCTTACAATATAAGTTTATATTTTCATATGTATAAGGGTTTCTTTTAAAGAATCTACATGGATTAGAAGAATAACCTTGTATACTAGAAAATGTTTTTGTATCAAACTGATATTTATATCCATATTGATCTATGCAGCTGATTAAAATGAGATCGTCCTTGACATGATAATTTAGAAAATTTAATATGTAGCCATTTTTTAATTCAACTGGGAATTTATCTTTTGCATGTTTGATTTTATCTTTTAGTCTATGTTCTTTAATACACTCTCCACAAATTAAATTATTTTTATACATAATTCCTTTGGAGGAACGTGTATATGTTGTTTTGTGTATCTCACACAAAAAAGTAACATCATATTTTTCATTTGAAACATATTTTACATCAATAACCTTAACGTTTTTGTGTTTGCTTTCAACAATATTTTTTATTTCTTGTTCACGTTTCTTTATTCTACAATTAGGACATTTTTCTTCAATGTTGTTTTTTTCTAAAGCAGAACAACTTATAGTAAATTCATAATTACAATGATTACATTTTAATTTTACAGAACTTTTAGCATTGATATAATCCCCTAAAAGTGTAAACTGATTATCATATAATTCATTTATTTTTTGTTGATAAGTTTTATTGTTGTGTTTATAAACAAATTTTTCTTTTCCCATATTTCACACTCCCTCATTTCTCCTCACTCCATAGAAATAGGAGAGAAGCGCGAATGAGGTTACGCTTATCCGGTGGCTCATGACTTCCGCCGTATCTCTCCTTAATATCCAATGTATCATTGAAGAATACAGCTAAACTGCATTGGATTTTTATTTGTCTTTGGTAGAGATAAACAATCTGTTCACAATTCTCTTTACTTGTCAGACTGACAAACCATATGTATTTAACTAAATTTTTGAGTTACAGATCCATTTCCCGTAATTTTCAATAATCCATTTTCTTCCTTTTTCTGTCCACTTTAAACATGGATTAGAATTTTCAACATTATAGCTTTTATAATCTGCATAATTTTCAGTGATAAGCCATTCATAGTCAGCATAAGGACACCATGTTCCGGAACTATTTTTATAGATAATGTTATTTGAATGCATTATGTTGTTTAATTTTGCCGCACTGCGTAATCCCAAATCTTTTGCGATAACAGTAGTATTGATAAGATCGTCTTTATTCAATACTTCGTCATGGTAATCCGCTTTTGGTTTCATTACTGTGTTCTCTGCAATGAGTGGTGCTGTAGCTCTATCTACCTCAATAGCAACTAATTTTTGATGAGATTGAACAACAACAAGTGGATCTTTGTCAAATAATCCTAATCGTAGCTGATCTTCATTACTGATATAATTACCTGTTTTCCTAATAGAAGGTAATACTTCTGAAGTAACCCAGTGCTTAAATCTTTTCGCTGATTCCAGCTTACTCCCAAAGATGAGAGCATAAAGACCAGATTCATTAATTACCGTTACTGTTCTTCTCTGACCTGCGTACTCGATTTGGGTACTCAGCTTATCTTCGTCTAATACATGTTTAGGGACTGCGTTTTTAGGATTTGCATACCCCAATGCTTCGGCTACATCTTTTCCAACAAACCACGGCTCGTTATTAATTACAATTGTTCTTACTTGTCCAAACTCTTCGTTTTCAAAAATTTTTAATTCTTCTATATAAATCTTATCTAATATTTTTATTGAAGGTAGAGATAGGAGAGTGTCAACCATCCTACTTTAACTCTTTACCAGATTATCCATCTGACCAGTTTTATAATCAGCGCAGCCGGAGCTTACCTGGCATATTTCTTTCACTGATGTTTCTTAATTTCTTATTCACTCTATTAAGAACAACAAAATAGATCCGTAAGCTGTGACACCTACGGATCCAAAAAATATACAATATGAAATTATAATCCGAAAATTTCTAATAAATCTCTCATTTCATTAGAATCAAGTTTTTCTGTTGAATAGAATGATAAGGTAGTAAATCCGTTATCATCGTTACGCGAAGCCGTAAAACCATGCATATCATTGTCTTCTTCGCATTCTTTACAGAAGATACATTCATCATTACAAAAATCATCGAATTCTTCATCGTTAATGTGAACTTCGAAAATATAATCTGCTTTACATTTTTCTAATACTTTAGAGTTGCAATTATCTAAAATGTATGAAAAATGTGATTCACAATAAATATATTCGTCTTCTCGTTTTAATGGTTCACACCAAATTTCCCCATCATAAATAGTAATAATATATTCGTCAATATATCCATCATATTCTGGATCCGCGAATTGACAAAAAACAATGTCATATTCTAATTTACAAAGATATGAAATAATTTCTTTTGCCTCATCATACTTTGCGATAAAACTAATATCCGACGTATCTTCATCAGATGGGAATCTATTTAAGGATTCGTATGTATCAACAGCATCTTCACATAATTCCAAAATGGAATCAAATGTTTTATTTCTAATTTTATTTGTATTCAATAGAATCACCGCCTATCTTATACATTTACTTTATCTTTTAATGCTTTACCTGCCTTGAATTTTACATTTTTAGAAGCTGCAATCAGCATCTCTTCTCCAGACTGTGGGTTTCTACCCATTCTTTCAGCTCTTTCTCTCACTTCAAAAGTTCCGAAACCTGCAATCGCTACCTTTTCTCCTTTAATTAATTGGTTTGTGATTACATCTAAAACAGCCTCAACGACATCTTTTGTTGCGACCTGTGTAAGTCCTGTTCTTCCTGAAACTTCTTTAATTAATTCTAATTTATTCATAAATAAATACCTCATTTTCTTTCTAATTATTTTTAATATTTAATCTAATGGAATATGGTAAGTAGATTCTCTTCCATATGTATCGTTGAATATAATAAGAGTCTGACCAGATTCGGAATATAAACGTCCATTATTGGCATAATCATCAGTTCCGCACAAACTTGGAACTAGCACACTCTTAATTCCAAGCTGTTCAAACTCTTCAATATGATGTTTGTCTGCACTAATTGTATAATCGATTGTTTCTCCAAACTTTTTAGAAAAGATTGTATTAATGGTAGTCCCAATTTTTTTGAAATCTTTTTCTAAATCGCCATGTACCGCACAAATATGTGTGCCTAAAATATTTATCCTTGTAAATTCCTTATATTCACTCTCGATTATGTTCACTTTAGGATTATTCTGTAATCTTTGTCTTAGCCACCAAGGAATTATTTTTTCCATATTATCTGAGTGAATAGAATCGTTTTTGCTTTGAATGCTTCTCATGTGATTTCCATAACACGAATAAACATTAATATGATTTACAACAGAAGACAAATTATTAATTGCCTCTGCCATAAGTTCTGAAACATGCATTAATTGATCACAGGTATCTTCTTCCGCCTGAACTCTACAACTTGTATGAATGGATCCATGTGCTGCGTCTCCAAGAGTTATAATTGTCAGTGTATCAATTTTGTTAAGTGTTAAAAAATCTTTTGTTATTTCTACCAAATTTTTAACACGCTTTCTGCATATATCAGTGTTGTATTTATTCCAAATATTATCCGTAACCATTCCATAATGCCAATCAGCCCAGCAAAGAACAGCCTGTTTATGAGTATTTGATTTAAACCATCTTTCTCTAAAGTCCAATGGTTTTTCTTTATTTAAGTTATTTGCCGACATAATAAGCTCATCGCATAAATGCTCGGCTCTAGCATCAGAGATTAACAATTTGTTATATTCTCTACGCTGATCATATAATTTTCTCTTTTCTTTATAAACTGCATCTTTTTGAAACTGCAACTCTTTAAAATACGAATCTTCATTCGCATATGTTTTAAAAACATTTGCTTCAAAATATCTTTTTGCTTGTTGATAAGGCTTTCGGTAAGCTGCTTCGGTGCGATATTCAGATTCATCATCTCCACGGAATTCTTTATTAATTACATTTGCCAAAGAATCCCATGACATATCCAATTGTCCAGAATCTTTCATTTGCCCCAATCTCCAAATGAACTGTTCTTCATTTTCATTTTCTAATCTTGTAAAATTAGTTATAACAACACACCGCCTTACATTTCTTCAGATTCCAGTGGTAATTCCACAGTGATTTTAAACCCAACCTGTTCTGTTCCTTCTGGAAGCGCATCAAGAACCTGCTGTGTAATATCGCCCGTTTCATCTACAAATTTTAAATCTTTTACAAAGATTCCATCTAATTTAATATTCTGTTTTGCTGGTGTTAATTTTTCTTCTGTTTTTGTAATTTTAATCATATTCAAATTCTCCTTTAAACTAAAAATAGAAGAGTAGTAGTGTACTCTCCGATGACATTTTACAATTATTTTACTGTGATGTTTTTTAGATGCCTGCGATAGAACGATAATGCACCTTCTTTGATCACAACTCGTTTATGCAGTTTCTTATCATACCGACATACATCATGTTCCTCTACGAGATAATAAGTCGGATGTTTGGACTTTGATTTTTTGACAAATTCTTCAAATCCATTTTTTCGCATATAGAATGCTTCTTTTTTTGAAATTTTAATTATAATAAAAACCTTCTTCCATATTTATTTCCCTCGCAAGGGATAGTAACAGGTCAGGCAGGAATTGAACCCACATCGTTAGTTTTGGAGACTATCATGCTACCATTACACCACTGACCTAAAATGGGCGATATATGATTTGAACATATACTATAAGAATCAAAATCTTATGTGCTGCCATTACACCAATCGCCTAGAGAGACTGGCAGCAATACCATAAGATTTACGGTATCACTACCAGTTAAGAAAGGAGTGTATGAAGAACTCATATAAAATGAAAAATAAGTATTTGCCTATGAATATAGATGGATCTTCATCCTACATTAACATTTCGTCATAATATTCTGTCACTATTTGCAAAAGGCTGGGCACAAAGGAGCTACCTTTATACCTCTTTTGCATCTGATAAACAGCAATTATAGATGTGAATGGTTACACATAACTTTCACCCAGGTCATTCAGCATAATATGAGAGCAGTATTTGACCATTGTTCTGTTAATATCTAAAATCAATTTTATCCTTTTTAATTCGTCAATTTGGGCTACTCGTACCTCCAACAAATCTTATACGAAAATTTCTTTTCTTCAACGACGCAACTGACTTGTTTGGATTTTCCTTACTTATTTCCTATAAGATTCCACCCTTATAGGCATCAGGATTATTACTCCACCGGAGTCGTCTATTATGTCAGCGATCTGACGAGTACATTTTACGGCAATATATTTTTGCAAATATGTTTGACTTTGACGGTTTCCGTCTTTCCGTTTATACTTCTCAGTATTCCAGAAGATACAATATGAAACTATCGCATCGTATCATATCTCATCATACACATATTCTCAGCATGGTGACTAACCAATCTGCACTGAGTTATCTATATTCATAGGTAAATATTCATTCGGGCAAAAGCCCAAGCCCCATATTAGGGGCTATGAATTTTATAGATATATCTCCGTATTTATTAAACGCTTCGGCAATAGCGTTAAAGAGAAAATTGCAAAAATCATGTTTTCTCTCCATATTACGGACGAAGTTTAATGTGAAAAAATGTTGAATCTACGCGGTTTTTTGTCATTTTAAATAAATTAATTCGGCATTTTTTGTGAATGATATACAAAAATTATTGCTCTGAAAAATTCTTTAGGAAAATATCTTTGTTCATTTTGTATAAATAATTGAGTATTTTTCTTGAATACTTAGAACTGATTCCTTTGGTTTTATGACTATTTCCTACACCATTGTCTAATCCAAATGCTGTTTCAATTAGTCGATTTATAGTCACGATATTTCTAATTTTGATTTTTCTTAATTCAGACAGAAGATTATTAGATTCATAAACTAGTTGCTCATTTATAGTCTCTTGATCGTCGTTTGTAATATGAAGATTTTTTACAAATTTATCATAATCTTCAATCAAACTTCGTATTTTTGACATCTGACGATTATTAGCCTTACCATTCATTTTAATAAAGAAATCTGAAATTGGAACAGATTTTGATGTACTTGCCGGTTTTATTTCATCAAGACATTCTTCAAGCCAATTCATTGGACATATTAGAGATGGATTGATTCTGTTTTTTAATTTATTTTTATTTTCAATGATTTCTTTTTGTGGCAATTCCTTTCCATTTTTTGTTATTGCAACTGTACGTGTATATTTCATGAACTCAGGAAAATCATATTTCTTTTTTACTATTTTTCCTCTATTATCCACACCAAGTCTAGTTAATTTCATACACGGCATTTTACTTATTCGATCAATCTCTTTCATTGCATCAATTTCATATTCCCTTTTGCAGCCATCAATAACAACTTGAGCTAAAACAGACAATATTACAAAGTTATCATATAAATCTTTTAGCTTATTCATATCTGGATTTTCATTTTGTAATTCTGTCCAATAATATGTTAAAGCTAATTGAGCCAGGTTGCTAGAATATCCAATTCCGATTCTTGATTTCGAAAATTTATTATCCATCCGAGCATATTCCAACATAGTATTCTTATATGTAATACCGCTTTCTTTTAATGCATTTACAATTGTTGGAAAATCTCTATAACAAATTTCTGCATATTTTACCATAACAGGATTGTTTGTAACGAGGTTAAAATCAGAATCAAAATCCTCCCCGTTCATTCGATCTTGCACATCGGTTCCTATACAGTTTACCGCCATAATATTCTTACTAAAATCAAAATATCGTGACATTTCTGAACTGTATACATTATGAAAATGACAGCAATTATTAGGTGAATTATGTGGGTTTCTGAAACCACATAGATATTCACCGTCCTTAAACCTTCTTGTATAACATTGAATACTGTTTGTCTCTGGTGAAAATGTTGGATCCTGTTTCCAATCTTCTCCAACAGAGTAGAGTAAAAGAGCATATGGATTTCCACACACAGTTAGGTTATCACCGTTTACAAGAATTTTGCCTTTTCTCATTCTGTGAACATAATCAAATATAATTTTTTCTTCTCATTTCTGAACCATGATGAATTAGCAATACTATTATTATGCCTGTATAAATCAGCCAACATTTCATAATGATTTATTTCATTAGAATATTTTCGTAGGAATTTTTCAAATTCATGATTATCGGTTTTTAGCGACTCAATATATTTTACTGTTTCAGATGCAATTTTATAAACATCTTCTTTTTGACATGGAAGAGTGTTGATCATCTGATAACTTAATTGCTGTGATTCATCAAATTTGCTCTTATGATCTGTTTTTACGATTCCCCATATATCTCCATCTTTGTGTATTCTTTCACACCAATATTTATATGCAGCTTGTGGTGTTCCGCCCATTATATCAATAAATTTCTTCCATTTGATAGCATTATCTGTCGTGATTACTTTTATGTCTTTTGCATAGTGAAAATTTCCAAACATATCTTTTACTTGGTATGTTTCATAATCCAAGTTATTCCTCAAACACCAGTCTCTAAAAAATAATTGAATATGTCCTTTAAATCCACACATTTTAAAAAGATGATTTCTTAATAACGCCATACCATTTATCCATCTTGGAAGATATGATGATTCAATAATCCCCATACCATCCCAAAGGGTATTTTTTACCTCACGTTCTTCTGATGTAACTATACATTTTTTCTTTTCAATACCATTTACATCTTTATATTTTTGTGCTTTTACTACTTTTACAAATGTTTTAAAGAATGAATCTTGATCTTTTAAAATTAAAATGTCTTCAACAGGTATATTCATTGTACCAATTATTGTTGATGTGGTAAGAGGGGCATATGCTGACATTTCAACAATCTTTGCGTTATCATGTGCCATTTTCTTTCCTAACCCTATAGTCAACCAATCATATGCATTCTCATATAATTTTTCATTGATAAAAATTACTTGTCCAATTTTTGCTTTCGCACTTGTCCTAAATAGCATCACATAATGAATTGTTTCGATGACTTCTTTTCCTTCTTTATCGATGCGTTTATAAGATATATCAACACCATTTTGGTAGAATTCTTCTCTTAATTCATCTCGATTTTTTTCATTATATAATTTTTGATTTCCTTTTATTTTTTTCAGTAGATAATTAATTTTTTCTTTACTTTCAATCGAATCAGCATTATCTTTTAATGCTTCCAATCTTTTCTTTTCCTGTTCATAAGAACGACTTCCAAAATCAAAATCCAGACATATTATATCGCGAGTGGATTCTTTATTATTATTTTTATTCTTATGGATCTTAATTCCATTTTCTTTAAGATGATAACTAAATAAACTGTTGTTTAGCATAGCCTCGGTGTAAGTAAAATAGTCTCTTACGCCAATATTTGTATCATAAACCATTCCGGCTTTTATATTTTTAATCGTAATTCCAAATTCACTTATGTCTTTCATCCTCCATCCTATATGTATATTTACATGTCTATATTCGCTGTATTAATTTCTAAAGTTCTTCTCGGAATTTTCAGACCATGTAATTGATCTAGCAATCTTCTGAATTTTCTTACCATCTTCTTGACAACCATTTGTAAAAAAGTCACCAACATTCAATGTTTCCATAGCATATTTATGAAAATCTGATCTTGTTGGAATTCTAAGGTTCATATTTGCTGTTTCTGTATAACTTGTATTGTTCATTTTTTATCTCCTCTGTTTTAAAATATTTTTATTCATATAATTCGCTCCTTTTGATGAAGTGATTAATAATTACATTTATATATAATTCTCTCTACAAAATTCTTCTTAACAAACCTTCATGTATTTGATATAATACAATTGATGCATCACTGTAACCAGCAAACCTATATCACAACTGATTATTTAGATATAAAGATTAACAACATTATTTGCTTTATATCTAAATTTTCTGAATTAATATGTATTATAAGAAAGGCGATATAAGGAAAGAATTACTATTTTATAGTTCTCCTGTTGTCATAGCAATAATTTTTTCTTTTGCTAAATATGTACTTAATCTAGTTGGCTCATTAGTCACATTTATGATTAAGAAACGATATGAATTAAAAGAATTAAAATTATTACTCGACTCAGGAGTAGACAATGCCGTAGTCACAAATGACTACATTGCTTTTGGATTAAAGCAAGAATTAGGTATGATAAATTCTAATTCTCCGCAGTAATTCAAAATGTGTGGACAAATTTTGTTCACAAAATATCTTGTGCAGCGTAAGGTATTTTCTAGGGATACCTTTGCTGCATGTAATGTGATTGAAAAAATTATGTCTTCATTCACATCACCTCCATTTCTTTTTATTGAAACCTAGTTTTCATGTTGCTAATAATTGGTAGTGTGTTGTGTATATAAATTTTATTCACTGTTGTGCAATAGATTTTTTTAAACATCCCAATTAGATAAATCAGATATTCTCTAAAAATTTAATTTGCGCTTCCATTTCATTTTTCCAACTGTATGCTTGATCAATAACATGATTGCCATAATCATCTTTTGTGTAAACTTTATAATCTGCGAATACCTTTGGAGTTGTTGAAAAGCAAATATTTTTTTCGCCATCTAAATATCTGTTACGTTTCATTTCTTTATATTTGACAATATTTAATTTATCCAATATAGTAATAATTCTCTTAATATATCTTTCTGATATTTCTATATCATCTGATATTGTTTTTAATAATCGATAGCAACAGCGTGGTTTGTTTGGAATACGATTCATATTCAGACGTATATATGAAAGAACCAACAAAATTTGTGATGAGGAAATCCTGTTTGTCTCTATTTCGTTATTCTCTAGTTCTTTTTTGAAATTTAAAATTTTTTGTAGTTCATCAAAGTAGATAATCCCATAACGCTCAGTCATATCAAATTTTTCGTTGTTGATTAAAACATTCAGATATTCGTTAGAATTTTTTTGTTCTGATGTCAGTCGTTTGAAGTTAAGTTTTGTTTTTATGTAATTCAGTTCAGTAAACCGTTCTAATACTGACCAATATTTTTGGTTTATTTTTCCTGTTCTATAATTTGGCTTTAATTTACTCCATTCCACAAGTTCTGTAATACTGAAAGCAACAGTATCGTCTAATGATCTGCGACAACATAAATATGAAAATATAATCACTCTTTTTTCACTAATAGAAACATCTTGAATTATTTCTTCTGGAATACGCACATAATTCAAAATTTCACCTCCGATCATTTTTGTTAATTTTTATTTAGGTACCGTCAGTTCGTACCCAAATGAAAATTTTTTTTGCATTTAGGTACCTCCTGACGTACCATTTGTGACAGTCAATATCAAGATAGACTCATATTATCAAGAGAAGAGTATATCTCGCGCAAAACGCTCGATTGTTTTATCACTCTAAAACGATTTTCCTTATCTTGATTAAATTTTTTTAATATTATTCTTTTTCTCTTATTCGGTTTCCTAAATATTCAGTATTTTTATCAATTGTAATTTCGCACAGATTTTGAAAGCATAGTGTATAGTCATCTTTTTCAGAATAAGTAATGTATTTATTCGGATGTTTATCAAATCTTTTTCCCGCATTTTCGATTAGCATATTAGTGAACTCTTTATTGAATTCACCTATTAAATTATCTGTCTGAAATTTTCCAAATTGATCTAATACAAAATTGCATTTGTCCAAGTTGACATAGTAAGCCTCATAAGTTTTGAATACGCATTTAATTTTTTTCTTATAAAGTTCTCTCTTTAATACTTCTCCAAAGAATCTTGCTTTTTTGCTATAATAACGTTCACTTGCATTTTCGATTTTTGCTGCTTTATCAGCAATTGAAACACAATGAGAGTAGTAGTTCATTTCATCTTCAGAAGCTTGATGACTTTCAATAGAAATATCAACATGAATATTACCGCATTCATCAATGATGGTTTCTCCACTGGATATTTCTTCACTTACTCTATAAACTTCTCTCCAAATCCATGATCTCTATTCCCTTTACATATCTAAGTAGGAGAGTAGTAGCACTTCAGAAAATCCGTAAACGTCTTTTCCGTGTGCTTCCGTCTTTATTTTTCTATCGAAAAACTAAATCCGGAACTTTTACTTATATTGATTACTTCTCTTTCTTTTCTACCGGTGTATCAAAAATGGTTTTATATTCTTTACATGGTAGAACTTGGTTATCTTCCATAATTCCAAATTTCAATAAATTCTTGTCTATAATTTCTTCAATCATTTTTCTATAAGTAGGTACAAATTCATATGGTTCTAAAGGATAGCATGTGTCCAGATTATTTTCATAACAGTAATCTACCTGAATTTGATTTGGATCCAATCCATATGTTTTCTTTAATTCCATTAGTATTTCTTTATATAATTCACCTCTTGTAATATTAAAATGTTCTTCTAATAATTTATATTTGGGACTCATTTTAGAAAACCATGGATTATATGGTTTCTTATGCGTAGTCAGTCTATTTAACTGTTTTTGCTGCACAGCTAATTGTTTTTCGATTTTACAAATCTGGTTTTCATATTTTTGAAATACATTCATAAGTTGATTTAATGTGTGAGTCACACATGTAAAATCCAGAATTTCTTTACTACGATATTTTTCGACAATATCCCAAACCCAATCCATGAACTTGTTTGCTAATGGCTGTCGTGACCATCTGCAAATCTCCATAATTCCTCGTTGAGTATAATAGACAGTTTCTACATTCACACCGATACCTCCATTCTGGGGGTATCGGACTTCTGACATTCTGAAACATAAATTTTCAAGTCTATCTTTATGTTTTAAGTGAATTTTCTGAATTGCTTTTGCCGGATTTGCATATTCCAAAGCCTGTCCAATTTGCTCTCTTGTAAGAAGAATGTCATCGTTCATATTTCTATAGAAATTACATTCTAAATTTCCAAAGTTCTCAGTTGTTACTAATTTCAAATTGCTCATATAAATTTCTTCCTTCCTTAAATTGTCGAATTAATAATTGTTATAATCTGTGATTCGCTCTTGATTTGGAAATATGTGTAAAATTTTCTTTTGTTGTGATATTATGTAGATAAATATAAATAGGAGGTTTATGTATGAATTTTCGAGATGAGTTAAATGAAATATGCAGAACGCCTGAAGAGGTTGCCGCAGAGAAAAGTAGCAAGGAATATAAAGAAGGGGCGGAATGTGCTACCTATGTACATAGCTGCATCAAAGATGAAATTCGTAAAAGGGTTAAAAATGGTGAGTATAAAATTGTAGATGGGAAGAAATATGTAAAATTTTATACAGATAAAGATACTTTTCCTTTTGGATTATATGGACATCCTGTAATACGTGATTTCCGTGTAAATAAAAGCTTTTTTAAGTGATATAATCAGAAATCCAATTAGCTTTAGCCGATGGGATGAATGATGGAGAATAACTATATATGAGCAATAATTGAAAATCAAAAAATAGACACAAATACTTATTACAATATCATCTCATATTTGTCTGTAAATACAGAAAGAAATTATTCACAAAGAAATATCAGATGATGTAAAACAGTTTTCCTATGAGATATGTCAAAGACATAATGTGATAATTCATAAGATGGAAACAGATAAAGACCATATTCATTATATGATAGAAACAGAACCAACTATTTCTATATCTGACTTAGTAAGAATTATGAAATCATATATTACATATCACATATGGAAATTACATAAAAATTATCTATCAAAACATTTTTGAAAAAAATTACATTCTTCACCGACGGATATTTTGTGTGCAGTATTGGTAATGTTTCAGAAAAACAATTGCGAAAATATATAGAAAATCAAGGATAAAAAGAGAATAATCTATTAGAAAGGAAGTGATTATAGATGCTAAAAGCGTACAAATACAGATTGTATCCTAATAAAGAACAACAAGAATATTTTGCAAAATGTTTTGGATGTGTACGATTCATTTATAATCGTATGCTTTCAGATAAGATTAATTACTACAAAGAAACAAAGAAGAAACTGAATAATACACCTGCTCAATATAAGAAAGAGTTTGAATGGTTGAAAGAAGTTGATTCACTTGCACTTGCTAATGCTCAAATGAATTTACAAACTGCATATAACAATTTCTTCAAAAGACCAGAAGTGGGTTTTCCTAAATTTAAGAGTAAGAAGAATCATTATTATTCTTATACTACTAATAATCAAGGTGGAAATATTTATGTATCTGATAGATATATCAAACTTCCTAAAATTGGATTAGTAAGAGTAAAGAGACACAGAAACTTTGAAGGGTTAATAAAGTCAGTTACAGTTTCGCAAACCCCATCAGGCAACTATTATGTTTCAGTTTTAGTAAATCAAGAAGAAAAAGAAAAACTTTCTAAAACAGATAACCAAATAGGAATTGATTTAGGATTAAAAGAATTTGCGATTACTTCTAATGGTGAAATGATTCCAAATCCAAAATATCTTAGAAAGTCTGAAAAAAGATTAAGAAAATTGCAAAAGGATTTATCACGTTGTAAATCGGGAAGTAAAAATAGAGAAAAGTGCAGAATTAAGGTTGCAAAACAACATGAAAAAATTGCTAATCAAAGAAAAGATTTTCTGAATAAAGTTTCAAAACGTATCATTGACGAAAATCAAGTGGTGGTACTCGAAAGTCTTAAAGTCAAAAATATGATGAGCAATCATAAATTAGCAAAATCAATTGCTGATGTATCTTGGTCAGAGTTTGTAAGACAGTTGGAATATAAATCTGATTGGTATGGAAGAGAAATAATCAAGATTGATACTTGGTATCCATCAAGCCAGATATGTTCTAATTGTGGTCACAAAGACGGTAAGAAAGCATTATCAGTCAGAGAATGGACTTGTCCTGTTTGTGGAATACATCATGAAAGAGATATAAATGCAGCAATAAATATTCTAAATGAAGGATTAAGATTATATAACGAAAATAAAATCGTAGGAACTACGAGGATAGCCTAGGTAAACTTGTCTCGTTAGAGATATTGACTAGGAAGCCCATCGAGCTTTAGCTCGTGGGTAGTTCACCAAACTTGGAGATTATCGTGTAAAAGTATATTACAAAATTTTTGATATTGATTTTTATCATGGATTTATGGATGCATTTACTAAATTGATAGAAGAGGATCATATTCATGCTGAAATAATAGGGTTTTATGATAGACCTAATTCAATCCACAATGTAGAGTTTGTTCCGACAGAGGGAGTGGTTTTCGATTCCGCTGTATCGAAATATAATTTTTCTATCTTAGGAAAATGTGAAATTACATTTTAAGTTTATTCGTTGGCGTGGTTAGTAAAGTTCTTTAGGTACGATTTAAGGAGTATTTTTATCGTATGCAACCCAAAATCAATTTTATATGCCTGTATGGATAACTTCTTAGAGTGTAGATATAAAATCAAAATTTGACTCTATATGATGAATTTAAGTAAAAGAACAAAATTAATCTTTTCCCCTATTACAATAAGGATAACTATTACTTGACTTTTAAACTGTATAACGTATAATTTAATTGTTGTACAGAAAATAAAGAGGAGTGAGAGGAAATTATGGCATTAATAAAATGTCCTGAGTGCGGAAAAGAAGTGAGTGATAAGGCTGGGAAATGTCCTAACTGTGGATACCCGATATCAGAATTAAACGGTGAAGAGGTTCACAAAGTGGTTACTGAACCACAAAAGAAAGTAAAAGAAAATAAAAACAATATGGGAGAAAAACGAAAACCTAATAGGAAAATTATAATTTCAGTTTTGTGTATAGTTTTTGTAATAATTTTAGGAACTATATTATATATGGTTAAAACGGCAGATTCTCGTAAATATTCTTCAGCTCAAAAATTGTATAAAGAAGAAAAATTCAAAGAAGCTTTGCAGAAATATAAAGAGTTGGATTCGTATAACGATTCTAAAGATATGGTAGAGAAATGCGAATATGAATTGTCTGTTGACGGACAGTTTATGAGAACACTTTCTAAAAGTTTAATGGCTCGTTGGGCAAAAAGTGATGAATATGAAAATGATGGAATTGTTGGTGAAAATCCTGATATTTATAACGAATATTGCGATATAGAGTTAAAGAAATTAAGTGGATTTTACAATAAAACATTTGATAATTCAAAACTTCAAGAAGATGCAAAGTTGTATATTGATTATTTGAAATCAGCAAAAGAAGCTACTTCGCATTATACGGTGGATTATACGACTTATGCAATGCAATGGAATGATACATATGCCAAGAGAACAGTCTTACTTAAAAAGTTTGTAGACAATTATGGATTGACTGTTGATGATCAATATAATGAAACGTTAAATGATTTGTTAAAAGATGCTGTATCTGCTCAAAAGAAAATGGATGTAAGTAATTCTGTTCAAGAAATGACAAAAACATTTTCTCTTGAAACTATACCAAATGAATTTGGTCAGAATACATATAAGTTAAATATGGTTAATTCTACAAATTTAACTTTTGACTACTTCTATGTTGATGTTAATATTCTCGATAAAAATGGTAATATTTTGGGTAATGGTAATTCTAACCAGGTGGAATCATGGAAACCTGGTACATCCGCTTCAGTGCAGGTATTTTTCCAACCGGAGATATCGCTTGACGGTTGTACATTAGAATACATTGTTCATTATAATTCAGGATCATATTTTGAATAAAGAATAAAACAGGTGGAATAATTCTGCCTGTTTTTCTTTTATACAGAAATGCAAACGTACTTTCGATTTTTGTATGGATATTTTTAGATAGTTTTGTTATGATATAAGTAAGAAGATATGAGAGGAAGGAAGAGTTCATTTGAGTAACAAGTCATATATAGCGATAGATTTAAAAAGTTTCTATGCATCAGTAGAGTGTATAGAACGAGGATTAGATCCATTGACAACCAATTTAGTTGTTGCGGACAATAGTCGTACAGAAAAGACTATCTGCCTGGCAGTAACTCCTTCCTTAAAATCATATGGTGTTTCAGGCAGACCAAGATTATTTGAGGTTGTTCAACAAGTAGATAAGATAAATGCAAGTAGATTGTATCAATTAAAAAATAAGGAGTTTACTGGAAATTCTTATGATAAAAAAGATTTAGATAAAAATTTGAATCTAAAAGTTGATTATATAGTTGCTCCTCCACGAATGGCTTTTTATATGAAATACAGTGCAGAAATTTACAATATTTATCTGAAATATGTTTCGTCAGATGATATTCATGTGTATTCTATTGATGAGGTATTTATAGATGCAACTTCTTATTTAAATGTATACGGATTGTCTGCAAAAGAATTAACACAGAAGATGATTTTAGATGTACTGAACACCACTGGCATTACAGCAACAGCCGGAATCGGAACAAATTTGTATTTAGCAAAAGTTGCTATGGATATTGTTGCAAAGCATATACCACCGGATGAATACGGAGTCAGAATTGCTGAATTGGATGAGATGTCTTACCGTAAACAACTTTGGAATCATAAACCTCTCATAGATTTTTGGCGAGTGGGAAAAGGATATGTAAAACAATTAGAGTCCGTTGGCTTATACACGATGGGAGATGTTGCAAGATGTTCTTTGGGCGGTGAAACTGATTTCTACAATGAATACTTGCTGCATAAGATGTTTGGTAAAAATGCGGAATTATTGATTGACCATGCATGGGGATATGAACCATGTACCATTGCAGATATTAAGAAATATAAGCCTGAGAACAATAGTATTGGGAGTGGACAGGTACTTCAAAATGGAACAGATTATAAAACTACAAAATTAATTATCCGCGAAATGACAGAGAACTTAGTTTTAGATCTAGTAAGTAAAAATCTTGTTACAGATCAGATTGTTCTAACGCTAGGATATGATAAAGACAATTTATCGGATCATGCGAGGATGAGTGCATATCAAGGCGAGTTTTCTGTCGATCAATATGGTAGAAAAATACCTAAACATGCACATGGAACGATTAATTTACATGAATATACCTCTTCTACGAGCGTGATTGTAAAAGACGTTTTAGATCTGTTTGAAAGAATTATAAACAAGAACTTATTAGTAAGAAGGCTTAGTATGTCGGCTAATCATGTAATAAATAAAGATTCTGTCATGAAGAATACTTATGAGCAGTTAAATTTATTTGATTTGATGAACAAGCAAGAGTGTAAAGAAGAGAAGGAATTTCAAGAAAAAGAGGAAAATATTCAAAAAGCTGTTTTAGATATTAAAAATAAATTTGGAAAGAATGCGATTCTCAAAGGGATGAGTTTACAAGAGGGTGCGACTATGAGAGATAGAAATAATCAGATAGGTGGACATAAGGCATAGAGGAGGGATAGTTTTGAGTGGAAAATATGATGATATTATAAAACTTCCACATTTTGTTTCTAAGAGGTATCCGCAAATGAGCATGCATGATAGAGCTGCACAGTTTTCGCCATTTGCTGCATTAACAGGATATGATGATTTAGTTAAAGAAACTGCCCGAATTACTGATCAGAAAGTTGACTTAGACGAGTATATTTTAGATAATCTAAATGAAAGATTATGCATTCTGAAGAAGAATTTAAGTGAGAGGACAGAAGTAGATATAACTTATTTTCAGGAAGATTTAAAAAAATCTGGAGGGAGATATATAAACAAACACGGTATTATTAAGAAGATAGATGAGTTCACTGGCAGTATTCTATTTGAAGACGGTGTAATTATTCCGATAGGTAATATTTGTGAAATTGAATGCAGATTATTCCGTGATAAAAATATTTAGTTGATGTAAATAAAAAAATATAAAAATAAGATGAAAATTTTAAAGATCAGTCTCCGGATTGGTCTTTTTTGCTGCAAAAATTTACACCAGAATTATTATCTGTGGACATCAAATTTAGTTATGCGTACGGAGATTTATGGTAATTTTCTCGAAAAATTTTTAGCTTGAAAATATGGACTTCGATAGATGGTGATTTTGTGAGCCTGGAATATGCGATATATATGGGTTGTTTTGAGATATGGTGAGAGACGAAATTCTAAGTAGAAGAGTGGGAAGATTATGTAATTTATAATGTTTTCGATAAAAGGTTGTATTTATGGGTTATTTAGAAGAAAAAAGGGGCAAAAATGCTATTTTGGGTAAAAGTGTGGTGTAAAAAATGCGATGGATAAAGGCGTTAGCGAAGTCATCAGCGAGCGTAAAAATGGTAGTTTTCGATAAAATTTTGTGGCGTGTGGATGGGATACATTCTGATCTATTTGTAATATAACAAGCAAATGCAGATGTTTTTATGCCCCCTATTATATAATAGTATAATAGTGTAGTATTATGCTATTTTATAGGACTTATGATAGGGTGAAAAGTGGCATTTTTTGATCAAATAGGAGCTTTAGGACTGGAGCGGGGGTGTGTTGATCTCTTAATTGTATTCCCTCGAATTATATTGATTTTATGCAGATTTCCCCTGATTCGTTCGGGCATGGACAACAAAAAAGTTATCGACATAGTGTGGATAACTATACAATGCAGTGTGGATAACTGCTCAATATAATCGTAACATCACAATACATATATATCATTAATATATAATAATGTATCACACACTACTATATGTAGTATTAAAAACTACATGTAAAATTTGTAATTCAGATTAAATTTTATACCTATATATTTTATTAAAATTCTTTCTGCCATTTACCAGATCAATTGTTGCCTGAAACCAGATCATAAAATCATAAGCCTGTCAAATCCCATACTTTCCATAATCGACCCTATCAATATACATATACTATCTATAATTATACAATAGTAATACATACAACACTATCACATCTATACAATACATATATCATACAATATACTACTACAATATATATACACATGTAATACTGATACACCTATATAAATACATACTGATATATTCACTACTATACCATGTCTACATATACATATAATTAATCATAGTTATATATAGCTAACTTGCACATAAATAAAATAGCGGTGTGACAAGTCACCGCTATAACAATAATCTAATCTTTAGTTGTTGCTATTTTGTCCAGTAATTCCAGTATTTCTTCTCTGGTATATTCATTCTTTTCGCCTTGCGTGAAAATCAAACGCAATTCATAAAGTGTAGACATTTTAACAGTATTCATTTCTTTTTCAGTCATTATTTCATTCATCCTTTCATCAATCCTTTCTGTTAGCACTTGTCAATTACTAACTATAATCATATTACATTATTTATAATGTAAAGTCAATACAAATTACATTATTTCTAAAGTAATTCTATTCTTTTCTATATTCAATCAAATCACCTGGCTGACAGTCTAATAAACCGCATATCTTTTCAAGCGCATTCATCCCGACTATTTTATTATTCCGTATTGATTGTATTGCATTTTCACCCAGTAGCTTCTCTTTTCTCAAGCGATTTGTATTATATCCTTTTTCTTTGAGTGTGTCTAATATATCTATTTTATATATAAACATTGTTATACTATTCCTTTACTATCATTATATAAGTAATTATATCATAAATTACATTACAATAAAAGCATATAAACACTATCTATATAATAGTAGTAATGCGTTGCCGTCTAAAGAGTCATGATGCGAAAGTATGTTTACTTATTTTCTAATAAAATTCTAATAATGCTCTCTATATTTTGGGCAGTCCGATGAGCCTGAACAAATACAATTTAATCTGCAACTTTTTAATTTATTATTATAATATATACAACGTCTTTTATCTCGTCTATTAGTTTTGCGTTGGCCTGTTTCTATAATATGCCAGCCTTCTCTATTAAGCAATGCATGTACTCTATTTACATCCTTATGTCTTCTACTCATCACTTATATCCTTTTCTTTGTATTTCTCACATTTTGATGATCCGATACACTTATATAAATAATGTCTGCATTTTTTACTTTCTTTGTCATAATAAATACATCGTGCTTTGTGTCTGCGAGGCTCATTACTTTTCATATATCCAACGTGGCAAGGTGTGCCAATATTTTTACTTACTGCTATATATTCATTCGTGCGCTCATGGGTTCCGACTTGTATAGGCAATGGTACAAATACAGTATTTCCGTGTGGTTTCTTCTTAACTTTCTTTTCTTTATAATATTTACAATTATCTGATTTACAAAATGCATTATAAGTTAGACTCGATTTATTATTACAGGTTTGTTTTTCTTTGTTGTAATATATACAATCTTTTCCGAGTCTTCCTTGCTTTTTATGTTTATATGATTTTGATTTGCTATTCTTAATATGCAAAACATTAGCCATTTTAAGCACCTTTTTCATTAAGATCTTTTTTTATAATTTCTTTTATATATCCCTGTAAAGATAGATTATTATTTTTGCAATGTTTTACAATATTTTCATAAAAATCTAATTCATTTAAGGTAAACTTAAGACCGATTGTCTTACATTTTTTTCTATAATTTTCATCCGCTTTTGCATTGTACGACATAATATCCCACTTTCTTTTTAAATACATAACAATAGTTGATAAAATAGTATTATGTTAAATTAAATTAAATAAATAGGTTCTACCTATTGACTATAGGTTAAACCTATGTTATTATAAATACAAGTTAAACGACAGACATACAGATAACAAATGAAATTGCAAACAAGGTGTCAGTCGTAAAACTTGTATAGGGTGTACAGATATACTGCACAATACATAATCTAAACAATTAAAGTGTAGCATATCTGAAAAACAAAGTCAAATCCGACTGAGTAAATCCCATTTAAAATTTTTGTACTTTGACAACTGAAGAGGTGGCTATAATAGAGTATGGCAATACCTGAGCTTTTTTTGGTATAATTACTTTATTATTATAGAGGAGGTTGAAACGTGATAGCATATTATAAATTAATTGATATGCTCAATCGTAAGGGCATGAAAAAAATTGATCTGCAAAATGCGATTGGGTGCAGTCCTGTCACTATGGCAAGTATTTCAAAAAATAGACCAGTAAACCTTACAACGATTGATTCAATATGTAAAGTTTTAAATTGTCAACCCGGAGATATATTAGAGTATATTCCGGACGACAAAACTACAAAATAAAATAAAAACTTTAAAAAATATATTGACAACTACACAAAAGTGTAGTAAGATATAATCAAGTTAAGGGAAATGAGTTAAACAAAAAAGAGGTTGCTAACCGCTACCAACGAAAAAACAGCCTCTTTAATGCACAAATAACTCTATGTGTTATTGACATATTCTATTATAGTCATTTCTTTAGTAAAAGTCAATTACAAAATCCAAAACTTAAATTATAACGAAATCAGGAGGACAAAAGAAAACAGATCATTTCAATTTTATAACAAGGCTGACTGGCATAGTCAAACAACCGATAGAATTAAGGCTTGAATGGCGGTGTACTTGAAAGACGACCGAGTCCGTAAATAGCATAGTATATTATACGGTAGACTGGTTATAACTGGACAACAACGGTTATAATCTCTGGGCAGTGCATTTCCTTGTTGATTTATTAAAATCATCCGTGAATAGGAACACGTTACAAATTTCCGTACATAAAACAGTTTTAAAATCTTTTCTGAAAAGATTCACTTGATAATAAGCAGTATTGTGAGTTATCGAGGGATATAGAAAACTTATTTGTTTTTTATATTTTTATAATTGGCATTGCATAGGATTTTCTAAAAAGGCACTATGGCTTTATTTCGCATTTGAAATTGACAAATTTTAGAAAAAACCGCTAGGTGAGAAAGCACAGGGCTTTCAGCTGATAAAAATGCCGACCGCTAACGAAAGCAACAAGGACTTGTAAAAAAGCGGGATAATAAATACATATAAATTCTTCAGATGATTGAAGTGAATCATAAGACAGAATAACAAAAAATAAAATCTTGTATAGGCACGACAAGAATAAGTCCTATCAAGTGTAACACTTCCATATTAAGATTTTCCTGGAAGAAAAATAATGCGAAAGACATGTGACGGTTGCAAGGAGTACACATAAAAATAACTAGGAATTGCAATAGCAACGGAACGGCTCATACTTCCGAAAGGCTCAAGATCAGCAATGCCTTATAATTGTGCTGGCATGTGGAGCTTGTATATCTCCATTTTAAAACAGATTATACACGGTATGAGAACAGCCGAAAAAGTTAAAAGCCGTCAGCCTACATAGAACGGGGTAGAAAATGCAGGCAGGGAGCGAACATAATGAATGAAACTGGTTCACTTTAAAGAGTGTTAAAAAGCCAGTAACTTCCTAAAGTATTATAAAGAATACTGAAAACAAATAAGCCGGAACGAGAGAGCCGGAGCGGTGGGAGCGCCAATAAACCCGATGAAAGCGCAACTCTCATTTTTTATTTTGACTATGCAAGGCATAACATTTTCGAACATGGCTTGCATAGATGAAAATAAAACAGCGAATAATCAAATAAGCAAAGGAGATTAAGACAATGTATACTTTTAAAACATCAAATGAAAAAATCATATTTTCAGCGGTTTTCTGTGAGTGTTGTAAGCACAAATGGACGGCTACAAAATATATCAATAAAGATGGCAAATGGATCGAAACCGATTTTTATAAAAGGTTTGATACTTTAGAAGACTTAAAGGAATTTGTTAGAAATTATAAGGAAGTTGAAAAAGAATATTACTTTTCTGAAGATAATAGGGAATCGCTTCCAGAAGTAATGGATAGATCATTCACAGAGGATCAGCTCAAAGAAGTTTATCGTGATATTGTGGATAAAACAGAATACCATGATTTTCAGGAATGGTTTTTTGACATGTTGAGAAGTGGATTGATCTTACATAGGTAGTTAGGAGGAGATAAAACATATGAAAAAGAAGATTGGATATATAATCACTTTAGCAGCCGTTGCGATCGGTTGCTTTTTTGTTGGAAAGAATACGGCTGATCATGCAAATCCAGAATCACACATTGAGCAAATGGAGTATGCATTGGAAAATATTTCACGATGGGAACTTGCTAACGATGGAGAAACAGTGATTTTGTATGACTTTGAAGGAAATATTTATAAATGGTAGGGAGGAAAAATTATGACAAAACAATATAAACTCTTTAAAACAGTAAAGAAGACAGCGAATGAAAATAACTTATTAATAGCGGAAAATAATCTTGCAACAACTAAAACACTGTTTGACTTCTCAGGACTGGATAATATAAATCTTGAGGAGTGGGAAAAAGATGTTATTAAGAATGATGCGCTAAAGAATGTGTGTTCTTTTAATAAAGAATCATTCTACGGAGCCGAATATGATTTATTTAAAAGCTGTATTGGAAGAGCATTCTATATTCCTCATAAAGTATATTCGAGAGAGGGAAAACATTTATACAACGTTATGCAGTTTGCAAGTATTATACACACCCATTCAGAGCGTAACAGTATATATGATTCATGGAAAAGTGTGCAAAATGAATATAAAACGGTTTATAGTGAGCCATTGGATGATTTGGAAATATAAAATTTAAGATAATTTAGTGATGTACAGAGAATAACAAAACAGATATATAAAGAAAGGTTAAAGGTGGAAATTATGAGTAAGAAAGTATTGTATTTTGAAGGCGCAGGTTGTGTACCATGTAATGACGTGGAAAATTGTAGAATCAGAACAGCATTTACTAATAAGGAAGGAAAAAAGATTTATATTGAATTTATAAGTGGTTACAAACACACACTTGTTGAATATGACAAGAATGGGATGAAATTAAAAAACCCGAAGACAATTTCAGAAGATGGGTTTATTTATTGCGATTCTTGTCATTATATTACAGATGATCCAAAAATTGATGATTGTAATACATCAAGATTAGAATGTGAAAGAAATTCCGACATCGAAAAAATGAAATATACAAAGAAAAATATTTTATTATTTGTCGACAAATACTGCAACGCTGATTTTGATGAAATAGTTGTACTTGATAACTTGGCAGGGTTCAAAGTCTTTTCAGATGGGAAACGAGGAACATTTGCAGGATATAATTATGGCGATGAATTTAACTATAACAAGGAATTGACGAAAAAAAGAATTGAAAAAGTAGAGGAAATGAAGAAATATTTTTCTAAATTGTTCAATCAAAAATATGATAATACAAGTTATTATATCAATAATAATGGTGAATTAGAAGTAAGAATATCAGTATCTGATCAAGCTTTACAAAAAGTGAATTGGGATAAGGGTAGGATTTTTACAGTAGAAGCATAAATTTTTCTACTTTTTAAATAGAATTATTACATATTAGGAGGAAAAAATAATGACAATTAAACAGACAAAATGGATTAAGGATGGAAAGATCACTAATGTGTGGATTAAAAGCACAAACATAGAAGAATGGATAGAGATAGGCGGTTATAATCCATTCCCGTTTTTTGGAACAACAAAATTTAAAACGTCCAAAAACGTTTTTGAAACCTGGATGAAAGAAAATGGTTTTAGAAAAATCATAAATATATCTGATTACCATTCAGTAAGATTGATAGATCTAATATAACAATAAGCGGAGATTTTCCGCTTATAAAAGTGGGCAATATGGATCATTTAGAGTATAGTTTTAATTCTAACTTGAACATTGTCTTTTTTTATAAGCGGAAAAGTATACACAAGTAAAAAAGGAGGAAAATAGAATGTTAGCAAGAACAATCAGACATGAAGAATTAAAAGGTGGTTACACGATGGGAAAGAAAATCATCATTGATGTCTGTGAGATTTTCGGAGAATTTGAAATCATGGCAATGTATGAAGATGGAGAAGAATTAGAAAGCAGGACTGTATCAACGGAAATAGAGGCAATCAAAGTATTTGACAACCTGCTTTTAAAATATGCGGAGCCGTTACAATGTGCGCTTTATAATAAATTACAGTCGGGAAAGAAGTATACACTTGTATATCTGAACGAATTCGGTTTTCCAGTAGCTCAGAAAATCACTTTTCATAGTATGAGAACAACAACATATGCTCAGTATAGCGATGTCATGGAAATGATCTTTACACCATACCGGAAAAGATCGCAATATAGAAAACTGTTTCACAACTGTTCTATGATGATTTTTGAAGGCTGGCAGGATTTAAAAGAAGAAAAAATAAAAGAAACTCTTGAAGATAATAAAAGTGTAAAAATTACAAGATCAAAGTATGAAAGCTTTGACAGTAGATATATTGATGATTTGGAAAACTGTTTCAAGAATCCAGTTGTTATCTACAAGAATTATAGGAAAGGTGTAAACGGGAAAATTTACGCATAGAGAGGCGAAATAAACTATGAAGCGGAAATTTTTGTATACTGCACTATTAGTAACAGTTTCTATATTGTCCATTATAATAGGAAGAAACACAATTCAAACATCGGAAGTAACGATACCTGACACATATATCAATGCGGAAGAGATTAAAAGTATCACAATAGGAAATGAAGGATTTTCGCTAAACTTTGATGATGGTGCAGGTTATTACATAGAAGCGGAAATTTATCAGAATACATATTAAAGGAGATTAAAAGAATGGAAGTAACAACAATGTACAACGGGAAGATTTTGTATAAAGAGGAATATTATAGCACAGAACAGACTAGAGAAATTATCTCTCAGCAGCTCAAGAAAAGAGAAGAGCGGAAACGACAGAAAGCAAAACAGAAAATCAAAGAAATGATAGTTAGATTATGCGGAATCATTGTAATCTTTAGCATGTTTTTTGTTGGAAATTTATTTTCTAATGATCCGGTGGACGTGGGAGGTCATATTGTTTTGGGTGTGACTGGAATTTTACTTGCAAGATTTCCACAATTATTTATTTGAATATTTGTAAACAGTTAGAAGGCATTAGTTATTATACTGATGTCTTTTATAGTGCTTACAAATAGGCATAAAAAAACGAAGTAAAGGAGAATAAAAAGATGAAAAGAGCATATTTGACAGCGAAGGAAGTAGAAGAAAAATTGACAGCACTTAGAACATTAAGAGGCTATGAAACTGTTACGGAAATTAAGATCAACGAGGATAAAGTTGAAGAAGCAAAAGCAAAGCGCGGGAACGGAGATAAGACAATCATTTCAGTCAATCCTATTCTAGTACATGTTCCGGAATGGCAAAGAATGTTGAATGTAAGAAGAGCTGAAGACATCGGAAAGAATTATGATCCATACAAGTGGGAATTGCCGAAGGTGGTATATAAAGATGGCTTATTCATCGTGATTGACGGAATGCATAGATTATATGGCGCTGCTATGGCAGATATGAGAATGATTCAAGTAGAAGTTTTGATCGGAATTACAGAAGAAAGAGCGATCAACCTATTTCTTGACCAGGGAAAAGACAGAGGAAGAATGACTTTACAAGATTCCTACGGTGCAGCTATCGAAGCCGGTAGACCAGAATATATCAGATTAAAAGAAATTTGCGATAAGAATCATGTCGCTATTAAGGGAAATCAAAAATCAATTAAGAATCCAGTAGGACTTTTAACTTCTATTTCAGACGGTTTAAGACTTGCAAGAAGCAATCCAGAATTATTAGATAGAATCCTTCAAATTTTAGGGAAATTACAATGGAATGCAGGAAAATCTATTCATGAAGGAAAAGCATACAGTGCGAAAGTAATTAGAGTTTTCAACAAGCTGTATGCCTATTATGCAGGAAAAGAAGATAGACTGGAAGAGATCCTGCTTAATTTAATAATTGCAAAGGAAGTACATATTTCAACACTAATATTTCTGATAAATGGCAAGATACATTGTTTGATTTTCTTTCTGGTGTGATTGAAAAGAATATTAATATCCCAACTATTGGAAAGAAGCGCACCGTTAGAAGAACGTCAAGAACCGCATAACCTATATTACATTTTTTTACGGCTGATACTTGTCAAAGGGTATCGGCTGATTTTAGAAACAACTTGAAAACATAGAATAGGAGAAAGAATAGATGTTTAAATTTATTAGCAAATTTGAATCAGACGGAAAAGATTTTTATATCGTGAGAACAAAAGGCGGAGTTTCCATACTTACAGAATGGGAATACAGGAAAGTATGGGGAAACTACCACAGAAACAAGTGGATCAAATAATGATTTTATTAGGAGGAAACTGAAATGACATTAGAAGAAATTTTAAATTTATTAGGATGTGAAAACCCGTTTCTTGAACAGATGGAAGGAGATATGGATAGACATAAACAACCTTTTTCAGATAATGGCATTATTGCATATGGAAAACTGATTGATATTTTATATGCGGTTGGAAATTTAACAAATAATGATGTAAATGACATTGTTGAAGCATTAGATAGTATCGCAAATAAAGAATAATGAAAAGATAATTTTATATGGAGGATAAAAGATGATGACAAGAGAACAGTTTGAAAACAACACAAGTTGGAAAATGAGCTATGAAGAGTTTCAAAAATGCGATTGTACACGGTGCAAAAAAGAAAATTGCCCACATAGAAAAGCATTTAGAAGAGTACCTGCCGTAGATGGAGGCTTAGGATTATGTCCTAATTTAAAATAAAACGTAGATTTTATAGGCACTATCGGGAAATGTTAGTGCCTTAATTATTGGAAAATAAGGAGGGCTTAAACATGGAGAAGATGACCAAAGAATATGTTCTTCGTACATTAAGAGAAGAACACTTATGGAAACCAGGCGAGGCAGACACATTTGAAGCAACGGTGTATCAGAAGTGGGAATTTACACTAAAAAGAGAAGAAAAACATTATCTTCCATATAAATACTCTTTAACTGGAAAGAAAATTGGAACTCTTGAAACGTGGGCGAGAAGATATAGAAGTATGGAAGAAGCTTTTTTACATATTGTAAATAGATTAAACGAAAATGCTGTGGTAAAAAATAAATACACTTATATAGAAGATTGGCTATTAGAAAATAAATGAAAGCACGATTTTGTATGGAGGAAATAAATATGAAGAAACATAAAACAGACAAAATCTTATTAAGAAACAATGAGCGTAAGATGTGTGGTTTCCCATTACATAGAAAGAAAAGTAAAGGTCGAAGGTATTTGACAAGGTGCGAAGTAAAGGAAACAATAGACGCATTTTTAGACTATTGTAACAGAGATTAGGGAGGGAATAAATATGGAAATTAAAAATTTAGCACAGTTAAAACGAGTAATCAAAGAGGGACATAAATTTATTATTAGAAAACACTATATCAGATCAGAATATGAGGGGCAGATTAGAAAGCCGAATGTAGTACAGACAAACGGGTTTTACAGTATTGAAGATGGAAAACCAGATAGCAAAATTACATTAGCCAATAATGGAAAAGGAAGTTGGATTGAATATGGAAAAGCTTCAGATTGGAAGTTTGAAAATGGTATTTGCAAACAGTCTTTTCGTGGTAGAGAGGTGTGGGAAATCGAATTTATTTAATGAAATATATTTCAAACGAAGGAAAGTATTATGCCGGATATGAGAGAAAAAGTAAAAGAATATATTATGGAATTAGAAGAACAGATTGACATTCACGAAAAATGGTTGATTAAACACCAAAATGCTGATACTAAAGAAGAATTTATAGTAAAAGGAAGTCTTGCAACATTGGTAGAGGTAAAATGTGATTTACAAAACAGATTAGATGAGCTTATTTGATGAAAGAACGCTTTTATCGGGAGAAAAATACTATGAAACAAGATTTATTACTATCGGAAAAAATTGTTGATTGCTTATCTGATGGATATGATGATGAAGATAGAGAAGAAACAATTAGAATATTATTTAGAGAACTAACAGATATTTCAGGCGACAGTTTTCTAAAAACAGCTTTAATCAGATTGTGTGAAAGAATAGAAGAGTTGGAAGCGTAGGAGGAAACAGTTATGAAAGAATTAGAACAAAGATACATAGACATTTTAAAAGAAAATGATTGGAATGTCTCTTATTATACAGATAATGGAATGGTAGAATTGGAAAAATATTCTCCTGCTGGGGAAGATTTTTTAATTATTGTAGAAGTAGAAAATTTTCCGGAAGCAGTTAGAGAATACGCAAATGATTTTGATGCAAATGAACACGCAGCAATGTGGGTTGAAGCAAGAGGTAAGATAAGCGGAGTACCCGAAAGTATTAGGGAACTTATTGACGATGCAGAAGCAATACAAGATATGCTTGATGAATTAGCGTATGCATTAGAAAAAGATGAAAATAATAAAGAAAATCTGGAAGAACTAAAGCAGTACAAGGAAAACTATTATTACAGTGTTGAAGATATTGCAGAACAGTTGATTGATTTATCTAATTTAGGCATATCTGAGGATCTAAAGAAAGAATTAAGGGCAGGATTAGAGCATTTAAATGAAATGGCAGCGAAAGAATATAATAAGGATTGCTTCAGAGTGCTGTATAATGTGTTACTTGTAATTACAGGAATGGAGGTATTGTAACTATGATGCTAAATGTTAGAACGTATAAAGTAAAAAGATCAGACGGAAATCCCGTATATAAAACATATCGTTATTCTTGTTTTGATAGTGCTTCCTCGATGGATGGAAAAACTTTTGAAGAAAAATTTAATGCTGCTATGAATATCTTGAAAGAGGAAGTTGATGAAGATAGAAGGAATAATGAGGTAGACAAGTACGAACCTATTGTGATTGCAGATGTGTTTTTAAGTTGATGGAGGAAAATAATATGAGAGATTTACAAGTATATACAGACATATGTTTGAAAGAAGTTGAAGGAGCTGGGATTGAATATGGGAAAATTGAAGAATTTATTGTAAATACTAGGGCAATTAATAGATATGGAAGATGCACAAGAAAACCAGGAGGAACATTTGTTATTCAGATTTCAAAATATCTTTTGGACGAGCGTGTTCCTGTAAATGAATTAAAAGACACGATCATCCATGAAATTTTACATACTTGTAAAGATTGTTTTAATCATGGAAATGCATGGAAAAACGAAGCTGATATTATGAACAAAAAAATATGGATATAATATTCGTAGAACTGGCTCATGTAGCGATTTTGCAATGGTAGTAGAAGAAGAACATCCATATAAATATTTTATCGAGTGCAAAGGATGTGGAAAAATATATAAGAAGAGAAGAAAATGTAATCTCACAGAACATCCTGGATGGTATAGATGTGGACGTTGTGGTGGAAAGTTGGAAGCGGTTTAAAGATAGTGGAAATAATTTATGGAGAAGGTTATGAATAGATTTGATGGGATATTAGGTAATGGAATAGATTTCGATATGAGTAAAATCTGTTCTTGTTGCAAGAAAATAAGCGAATGTGAGAAAAAATGTGCGAGATATTATAGTTGCGACAATGTGGCTATGGCAAATGATGTTTTGAAAGAATACGAAGAAAGGGAACATTATGACATTAAGAGAATATCTAAAAGAACTAAAAATTGATCAGATTGAAGATGACACAGAATTTTGTGACAAGGAATACAATGCGATAATGGACTATTGCACAGAACGGAAATTCTTAATCACAGATGATGATTTAGCATCTATTGTTAGTCGTGGTCTGAATGATAGCTTTGAATATAGACGTGCAGAATATATCAAGAATTTGTGGTTGGAATTTGGGAATGTTTCCATGAACCCTGAAACAAAATGCATTGAGGAAGAGTGGAACGGATTCGCCGCAGGATGGCATAGAACGTCAATCTGTGATTGGTTTGAGGAAAATTATGGTGTTAGTGTTGCGAAAGATTTGATGGGATTATAGGAGAAAAAATATGGTGAATTTAGAGTTAATTTTTAAAGAACAAGAAAAGTATGTAGAAAAGATAATTGAAGATATTAGAAAAAACAATTTCTCTTGGGAAGTATTACAGTATATCAATAATAATTATGCTGAAATCGAGATAGAACATGGTGCTATGTCAGAATGGAACCAAGATAAATACGAGGAATATCTTAAAACGTGCAACGAGCAAAAAGATTATTGTGAAATTCGAATTAACAGAGATTTTGTTTATAGATATATTAATGTACATAATATATTGGAATTTGATAGATCATTGGATGATGATGAAGAAGAATGGGAAGAATACCGGGATTGCTATGAAGAATATTCTAGAAAAGAAAATGAATATCGTCTTGATTATGTAGAATTTAAAAAATAAAATCAGGATTTTGATTAGGAGAGAAAAGAGGTAAGGTAATGAACTATAAAAAGATGGTAGTATGGAGTTGTGGGAATGAAACTGCAAAGACAGAAAAGATAAATATGATAGGATATATCTTCTGTTTTATTCTGCTTTGTATTTTACACACGATAACGTTTGTATGTAATCCCAATGATGATAAGTCTATACATGTTACTATAAGAGAACATTTATTATATGGAATTATGTTTTTATGTTTAGTTGGTTGGCTTACAGCTTTGATGTTATTTATGATCAAAGATTCGTTTGACAATATTAAAGAAAACAAATTGATTTCTTTATATCTATATAAAATAGAGGATTTTGTAAAAATAGGAGAAATACCAGAAGATAAGATAATATTGTTCTCGGATAAAAGAGGAGTTGTTTTAGCAGATAAAATATATGAAAACGAAAGTAAGCATTTCTCTTTTGGAGTGAAATCTTTTGGTGAGTTTGAGAAATATTATAATAAACATGCAGTAGATAGGCTGGAAATTGCCCAATAAAGTCGGAATTTGATTAGGATGATTAATTATAAATAATAAAAAAATAAGACCAACTTCATATATTGTTATGTTTTGGAATAAAGACGGAACAAAGAAAATAAAAGAAGAGATATACCCTATGTATAAGTTTACGCTTGATGATGTTATCGTATTATTAAAAGGAAAAGAAGAAACATGCGATATTTATGAGTGTAGATTCTGGAAAAATAGAGGACGATATATTACAACTGGAAATACTTATATTTGGGATGGATATGGTTGGAAATTACAAATGTAATCAAAAATCTCGCATTTTATACTGGAGGGCAGATATTATGAGCAAATGGAGCGAAATTAGATGTGACTTTTTTGATGAAAATGATAGAAGATATTGTGTAGATGGTTGGCAAACTTCCAATGATTGCGAAGAAGGGAAAACTATTGCTAAGATTAATCTAAAAAATAAATCTGTTGAGTATCTTGACCAAGATGCCAAAACAGATGAATATACTCAAGAGGTCATTAATGAGTTTTTAAAAAACGGATATGTGTTGACAGAATAACAACAATTTAGGATTTTATACATACGAACAGAAAGGTTAGAAGATAAAATTATGAAATTAGTACAGGAAATTAGAAAGAATGATTTATTATCAAGTAACTGGGGGATTTATGAACTATCTAAAGCTGAAGCGAATAAATATGGCAATAAATTTGCGTTATCGCAAGGTATATTTTCAGACTTTGGAATAAAAGAATTTGGGGCTGACAAGTTATTGTCAAGATTAAGAAATGATCTCTATGAAGGTTTTTTTGAAACACAAAAAGAAGCTTATATGCAAGTTAAACTTGTAGAAATGAAGTGTAAAATCGACAAGTTAGAGTACGCAGCAAAAGATTTAATAGAAGCAACGAAAATTAAAACACCAAAATGGTTTTAAAAGCAAATAAAGTTGAAATTTGATTGAATAAAGGTGTAAATATGAGAGAAGTAATTTATAAAATGATTTATTTTGATGGAGCATGGTTTTATCAAAGAATTTCAGACGGAAAACTTATTAAGAGAATTTATTTCTTATAGAAAAATTTTACAAAATAGAGGAGGTTAATATGAATAAAAAAGAATTTTTAAATTACATAACTGATTTTGCTGCAAATACATTATGGAGCGATTTTAATGAAAAAGAGCGGTTGAGGGCATTATTTACATCATATTGTCTCGTTTATGGAGTAGATGCTGATACAAAGGAATGTGATGATATTTTATTCATAATCAGAGAAGCGCTAGAATTTCAAGAAGATGTCGAGGAGTTTGAAAACTATATGATTGAGTTAATTGTGTAGAGGAGAATAGTAATTATGAAAAGACTTGGAAGGTATTCAGGAAGAATTTATGAGGAAAACGAAATCTGTATAATGGAAGAATGCGGAGTTTGTATTACAGATGAACAAGCAAAAGATGAAGAATGGATTTCAAAACATCATGTAGATGATTTAATGGAATGTATTACATGTGTAGGATGTCCACTTGCCCAAAGTGGAGTAATAGGAAAAAGATAAAACTCGTATTTTATTTATGAAGGATGATTGATATGTGTAGATATGTAGCCGATTTTTATATTGATTCTAAAACACTTGATTGGGTGACAAGAGAAGGCTGTCCTCAAATTTTTAATGAATATGTATCTGATATTTTAGTCGATGCATTAGGTATTAATGGAAGTTCAAATTTATTTTGCAAGTGTAAGTATGGAGGATATAATCTATCATGGATTTTAGATAACGGAAAGGAGTATGTTAAAACATTTTCGGAAGAAGAATTACTAGGTGCTTTGCGACATAAATTTGTTGATTGTAAACTAAATGTAAGTAAATTTAAACAATAGATGAAAATCTTTCAAAAGGAGTGGTAAAGTATGAAAATAGAAAAAATAATTTGTGATTGTTGCGGAGAAGAAATTCCAAAAGTAAAAAAGAAAGATGTATTTGGAATTGAAAGAGAATATTATCGCATGGGAAAATTAAATTATGGAGAACATTTTACGGATGTTAACTGTTGTAATTTAGGTCTTGATTTATGTGAAAGATGTGCCGGAAAGATCAGTTTAGAGATGTATAAGACTAGAATGGAAATGTTAAGTGGTTTGAAATAAGACGAGAGGGTGTAAGTATAATGAAATTCTTACAGATTTTGCAAATGCTTTTAGCAACTATATTTATTATATTAACGCTTGGATTTGTTTCCATAGAACTTGAGTGGACAGATGGAACGAGTTTTAGATATACAGGATGGAAAAGAAGAAGGAGATGAAAGTCGCATTTCAAATAATAACAATATAAAATAATTGATGCATTCAGAGAATATACCTTTGAGTGCTTTTTTAATACAGGAGAAGAGGTGTGACAATATGTATGACGAATTGAAAGACATATCGTATATTTTTTACATAAATAGTAAGAGTGGTAAATTACATACATGTAATATTTGCGATAAAGAAGAAGTAGACGATAAAGGCTATCCAAGATACAGAGCGCAATATGGAAACTGTCTGATTGCCTTACGAAATCAGAAGATAACAGATAGGTTATATCTAATGAAGGAAGAAACATTTAACAGCGTAAAGAGGAAATTTTGGCAGCTCGATAGATATCTTATGAAAGACTTCTTTGATCGTTATGCTGATAGAGTTGTGGAAAGATAGCAGAAAGCCAATAAAAATAATAGAAAAAAAATCAAAGAGTTATTTCATTAATCTTTGGAATGGCTTAAAGTCTTTGTATGTCTGCGCTTTATACAAAGATTTGAACCCGATGTATTTTGATGAAGCAATAGAATACATTAAACATTGGGAATATAAAGAACAATAAAATATTACATATAAATAAGAAGATTCTGGAGAATAAAAATCCAGGATCTTTTTTCAAAAGGAAGGAGTTATGTATTATGATTTGGACATTATTTGTATTAGACTATGATGGAACGTACAGTTGTAAACATGAAGAATACTACGGTGTAAGACCTTCAGTATATCAGATTCCATTGGATAAACAGCAAGAGGTTGAAATGTTTGCGAAGAAAGCTTCCAAAGAATTTAATGAAGGCGAAGACGTCTGCGAATCTATTGGAGATATTTTTGAAGGTTTTCTTGAAGAAAATAATATTAAATTTCATTGCATTGGAGATTTGAAACTTCGTTTTGGCGATAGACAGAAGGATTATCTTGCGGATTATATCCCTAGAGAGATTGTGTAAGGTGGTGAAATTTTGAGAAGAGAATGGACAGAAAAGGAAGTTAAGTATTTAAAAGAACATTATGGACAATATCCTGTAAAAGATATTGCAGAAAAACTCAAAAGAAGTTATGAATCTGTTCAAACAAAAGCAGGCAGGATTGGCATAAATTCCAATAGAAGTATCACTGCAAATAGAAGAAAGTGGACAGAACGAGAAGAAAAATACATGGAATCAAGATACTTATATCAACCGGTGGAAATTACAGCAAAACGACTAAAGAGATCAGTGTGTTCTGTAAAGAAAAAGGCGGCGAAATTAGGACTTAACAAATTCTATGACATATTTTCAGCAAAACAGTTAGCGAAATGCTTTAATACTGATATATCTGTGGTTTTAAGATGGATTGAGAAATTTGATATGCCACATGATAGTATAGATCTGAACGGAGTTATTCATTATGATATTGACTTGAAGAAGTTTTGGAAATGGACGGAAAATCATAAAGATATAATAAACTGGTCTAAATATGAATGTGGAACCTTGGCATTAGAACCTGAATGGGTACGACAAGAAAAAATGTCTTATGAATATAGTAACACAAGAGAAAAGTGGACAGATGAAGATTTGAGAAAAGTTAAATTACTTTTAAAAGCGGATAAAACCTATAAAGAAGTCGCAAAAGAGTTGGGAAGGACATATTACGGCATTCTTCATTTAATGAGGAGTGGTGTAGTATATGGAAAAGTTAATTGAGAAAATTGTAGAAGTATGATAATATGAAAAGAAAAAGAGGAGGTATTATATCATGGGAGCAGCTTTATTTATTGCAGCAATTTTTTTACTTTGTAAAGGACTTAATTGGGTAGCTAATTTACCGGAGGAACATTACAAGAACACACTTACACCGGAGCAAAGATCAGATTATGTTTTTAGAAAAAATCTGAATAAATACAAAAATAATTTTATAATGAATGTGTTTTTGGAGACTAAGTATTAATTTGCTTAGTCTCTTTTATATTACAAGAGAGAATATATAGGTGAAAATATATCAGAAAGAAGGAATTTATATGAAGAATTTTATTATTGGGAACATGTATTTTGTTCAGGTGACAAGTCACATGAAGGACTATGTTAGTTATGTGGGAAGAAAAGGAAATTTCTATGTGTTTCAGAAAGGTGTCGTACAGTATTATCTGAAAGAATGTCATTTGTTTAATGCTGTCCCGGTGATGAATCGAATTGCCATGATTTCTTGATGTGTGATATACTCATGATAAGAGGTGATGGTCGTATGGAGAAGTTTCATCGTATGAATTTAGAAGAAATTCAAAAATGCAACGACAAGCAAATTGAAGATATAATCTTATATACAGACAATATTAGAAAGTATGATTTTCGAGCGGAATGTCTGTATTGGATGTGTATGTTGGAGGTGAACATACGAACAGATCAGGATGTAGAGCATACATGGATTAAGTGTATTGCTAATATAAGGAATAAAGATGGAGATATAATATTCCAGTATGGAAAAGATTATATGGTGTTTGTACTTGGCTTGGTTCCAATTGTTTTTACTGGAGATTTATTTCCATATATATATTCCATAAAAGAAGAAGACCATCGTTGCATATGGAAGTATTTTACAGAGAGTGAATTAAAAAGTATATATTTAATGTAAATAGTTAGAAGTCGTTATCGTTTTGATAGCGACTTTTGTAGTGTTTATAGTTGAGAGACCAGAGAATAATATCCTGGTCATTTTTTATGCAGAAATGGGGGTAATAGTTATGAAAAAATAAAAAGAGAAGATTTGACCATTGGAGAACATGAAAGACTGATTTATCCAAGTGTTTTTACTTACTTGACGAGGAACAATAAACCGACAAGACAAGAATATTACAGAACTGATAATGGGGAGGTATGGGAAATCAGTCATTTTGAAAATGAAAAATCAGAAGAATTTGGCAAAAGAATGGATGCATTAGAGTATTTGAGTAACAAATTGGATCTGGCAGAAGCATTTGGTGTATTATAGAGGAGATAATAGGTATGTGTTACAAAGTTGAAAAGCAAAGAAAGATTGAACAAAAATTAGCTGAGGAATTAAAAAATGTTCCGGGTTTTATCGCAGATTTTTTTGATAGATACAAGTCATCAGCAACAAAAAAGATTAACTGGATCTATATCAGAGACATGCTTAATTGGATGTTATCAAATGGATGTATCAAGAAGGACAGTATTTCAAATATAGTAGAAGAGGATATGAATGGAATCACGAGCAATAATGTGATCAAATATCTTAATGAGCTGAAAAACGGCATATCAGGCAGAGCTAATTCGTTGGACTCAATCAATACTAAGAAAAATGTATTTAGTGCATTTTGGAATTATTTAAGACAGAACAAATGTGTAGAGGAGAATATTATTGCTCATATACCAAGTAACTTGTATAAGTCAGAGAAAAAATTCAAAGAAGTAGAAATTCCAACAGATGAAGAAGTGGAAAAGTTTCTAATAAGCATCACAACTGGCAATAAGAATGAGTTTAATATTATTAGAAATATTGCTATCGTGCAGCTTATAAAAGGAAGCGGGATTCGATCAGAAGAATTAATTAATATGGATGTTTCAGATTTACGTTTATATGAAGAAGATAGACCATATATGATGGTTTTAGGAAAGGGAAATATCCAGGAGTATGATAAGGTTTATATGTCAGAACAAGCAAGAATAAATATGGAAGAATACTTAAAAATCAGAAGTCTATTTGTAAATGAAAGAGAAATCAAAAATGAAGCGCTGTTTCTATCAAATGAGAATAATAGATTAAGTAAAGGTGCTATCACAGGTTTTTTTCGAAAGTATTCTGATGAAACAATTTATCCTCATATGCTTAGACATTGGGTTGGAAGTAAGTTGTATCAGGAAACAAAGGATATTGTACTTGTTCAAAGGCAACTAAGGCATAAAAACCTTGAAACCGCAGCCAGATATTATGTACACATGGATGAGTCTGCAATTGCAAATGCTGTACTTGCGCTATGATTTATGTTAAAATAACAATTGTTGGAGGAGTTAAATCGATATGAAAAATTACATGAATGAACCAGTAGAGTACAACTGGACAGACAAAGATATATTAGATGAATTTCAAAAAGTCAAAGATAAAAAGAAAGTTGCAAAAGTGTATGACATTACAGTGCAGCAGGTCACTGAAATTTTGAAAGGAGATAAATGCTATGAATAAAAAAGTTATTGTTTATAAATTGCAAAATGAAAAATCAGCAAAAGAATATGATGAAATATTATTGAAGTTGGAAAAGAATATGAATTTCCTGTAAATGGGAAGTGCGTTATGCGCTCAAACTGCTATCAGCTTGTAGGAGATGATGGTAAAATTCTTTACGGAACCGGTTTTCCTATTGGATATGCTCGTGACGTGGATGATAATGAATATAGTGTATTCCTTGAAAGAAGAGGCATTGTTTTGTATTTGCGGTTTCAGGATCGATAAGAGTATCAAAGAGGCAAATAGGGCTTAATTATGGATAAAAATGAATTATATACAGCGTCAGAAAAGAAGATTATAGACGCATACGAAGCATTTGGATCAATTAAGAAAACGTCTTCAGAAACAGGATATTCTTGGAATAAAGTTGTTAAAACTCTTTCTTCACATGGTTACATTCTATCAGAAACGCATGCGGAAATATTAAACAAATATCATAATGGAATGAGTGTTGAAAAAATTGCTACACAATTAGAATTAAATAGAAAAACTGTACAAGCATATATACCGAGAAAGAGACCTTTGTATAATGAAGAACAATCTCCAAATGCTTTAAGAATTAAAAAGTGTCGTGAAAAGCATACAATTTAGGTAGAAAATAAAATTGAACAAATAGAGAGGTATAGTTATGTATAAATATGAAGTAGGACAATGTATAGAAAACTTTAAAAATCATGAAGAAGGTGTGCAATTTGACATTTCTGATGATGGGGCAACAATGCTTGTATTTTTTGAAACTCCAACACAGAATGAAATTGAACAATTTAAATCAGGGGAAAAATTTGAAATTCGTTTCATAGTATTGAATGATGTTATTATGATTACAACTAAAATTGGAAATCTGAATTGGATGGATGCACCATACACACCTCATTTAAGTAAGGATCTTACAAAATATCAGATTCCAAACGAAGGAGAAGGTTTGGGATTAACACTATATTTAGTGGATACGGCGACAGGAGAAATCAAAAGTATAAGATTCATGAGCTTGTCAGAAAGATTTACGAGAAAGTTATTTGGCTGCACTATGGAAATAAAGATGAAAGAATTCGATAAAAAACAATACTTGATGAAATTATCTGATATTTTTTGTAAATATGATACAAAACAAATTGTAAAAATGAGTTCAGAGTATTGTAAAATAAATTAAAAAAGGATGTGTTTAAATGAAATATACAATAACAATGAGTTGTGGTCATGAAGAACGAATAGAGTTATTTGGATCCACAAAAGAAAGAGATAGAAAAATAGATTATTTTATGTCTCAAGGGCTGTGTTCGGAATGTTACAAAAAGAAAATGCAAGAAGAGGCTGAAAAAGAAGGATTTAATTTTAACTCTTGTGTGCTCCCTTATATCAGTAATGAAGATGGGAGCATTTTGCTTTCTGTATGGTTTAGTGGAAACACAAAACCGTTTAAAGATGATATTAAGTCATTAGGAGGCTATAGTTGGAGCGAAAGAGAGACGGGAAATGATAGCTATTTGTTGTCTAAACCTATGATGTGTTGGAACAAAGTTATTAAACTTGATGAGTTGGAAGATGAAATTATAAAAGCTGAATCTATTGGTGCAAATAATATTGTCACTGAGAAAAATTTATTTGAGATATGTCATTATCAAATAGCATTGAAAAAACAAAAGAAATGGAATGAAAAGAAAGCTATAATAGAATCCATAGAGAAACCCACAGTGCCAGAGGTTTTAAAAGGATGTACATGGAATCAAAAAATATACGGTAGATCAGGTGGTTACACAATTTACCCAAATGGCAATAAGATTTCCATTACAGACGATCAGAAGAAAGAAATTGAAAATTATTTGAAATTAAAAAAGAATATCAAAATAAAATTGAAATTATTAACAAGATGCCGTAATGAAAGACATGAAAAATACATCGTTGATAAATGTGTGAAATATTGAATGAGTTTAGATAATTGAGGAACGGGAAAAATAATGAAAGTTGAATTTAATGAAAAGAATGCAAAGGTCGAGGGCAATAACTTAATTATTGAATTAACAGAAAGCATAAAGCACAGCTTAAGAATTCAATCAAAACGTCTTTGCGAATTTAATGTTGGTGATGAGATTATCGATGATGCTGGCAAAGAATGGTATGTAGTAGAACAAGACTTTGAGAATAATAGGACGAAAGTATGGATGAAAGATATTTCCGGTGAACAATATGTATTTGATAGGAAAACTAATGATTTTAGTAAGTCTGAAATTAAAAGAATTTTAAATGATGAAAAAGGAGAAGTCTTAAATGACATTTATAATGGATTTGGGGAAAAGAATGTGCTTGTTGATAAGGTGGATTTATGGTCTCTAAATGGGAATGGCACTTATGGAAAATGTAAATGCAAAGTACATTTAGGGACTTTTGATGATTATAGGAATGCCAAAAAGAATGGCATGTTTTTAATTGCAACAGGAACGGATGATTATTCATTTTGGTTAGATACACCATCTACCGCTAATGTTAGAGATGAAAGTGAAGAATGGCATTCTAACTATGTTGCAATTGTAGACATAAAAGGAGGAATAACAAATGATTTCAATACCGGCAAAAATGGAATTCGTCCGTTTTTAACTTTGAACTCAGAAACAGTAGTATCGTATAGGTGTGATATACAATGGTTATAAATTACAATTAAAAGGTAACTTAGATATATAATCATAAATAAAATAGGTAATGAATAACGATGAAACAAATTGAAAAATTTAAAATTATTGTAAATAATATAAGTGATTCTTCAGAAATGGCGGGGTTTTTAGATGGATTTTACATTGCTGCTTCATTGTTTTGCAAAGAGAATTGTCCGAACAAAGTGATTTTTGAAAATGGGCGAATCAAAGATATAACTACATGTGGGATGATAGAATTCCTTGAAAGTGAAGTTGAATGAAAGATTAATCTTAAGAAAGGTGATAAGATGAATTTAGATGTTCTTATTGAACAAATTAAGTATTTGTATATAGATGCAACAGAAATAGGGTTTGACAGTATTGTGATTGCTATTGATACTGATCTGGGTAACACATATCATATAAATGATACGGAAGAAGGATTTCAATGTGATTTATTCGATTATGTATTTGATGATTTGGACGATATAGTTTTTCAATTATATGATGAAATGCAGGGAAATGTAGTAGATATTCGAATTGAGTGAACTACCCACCGCCTAAAGGTAGTGGCTTCTGTCTGAAATTTTATAAAAGATTGATTTTAAAGGAGTATGTATGAGCGAACATAAAAAACACTTATCATGTGCGTGGTGCGATGGGGAAATCAAACATGGAGATAAAGCATATAAAAGAACTGGATATTATGGACTGTATTGTTCTTTGGAATGTTTAATGAAAGGCTCTAGATTGCAATACGAAGAGGTAATTATAAATAATGAAGTAATTAACAGTGAATTTGATAGATAAGTATAGGTTTATTACGAAAACTGGAGGTGAAATTGTGATTATAGATAAAGAAAAATATAATACTAGGAATGGATTTGAACCAATGACATTGTATTGTTTTAATAATAGTCTAAAAGAAAAACTTTGTAATTATTATAAAACTAAACCGGGTTGTAGGAATCTAACAATAGAAGAACAAAGAAAATATTTTGAAAAACATCAAGAAGAATTTAAGGAGAGGATTAGAAGATATAATTCAGGACAAATAGATGTTGGTGATTTTATATAAGGAAAGAGGTAATGATTATGGTTAAATGTAATAGTCCATACGCGTATTGTGAAAAATGTATAATAGATATGGACGGCATGGATAGTCAGGGTGGAATAATCTGTTGCGACACCGCAGAAGATCTTGATTTCGATAGGAAAGAAATATTAAATCAATGTGAATACGCTGAAGAAATATAGGACTCATGAGGTATAAATTATGTTTGAAATAGAAGTTGATTGTGTTCAAGTATGCACTTGTAAGATATCTGATGAAGATGAACAGAGAATAAAAGATTATATAAAGAATAATCCAGAAGAGTTTGAATTTGTGTCAGAAAAAAACGCAATAATTCAAGCTATTTCGGATTTGGAAATTGATTTATATAATGACTATGTAGAATCTGATTCATATACAAACGACATTAGATGGTCAGAATTTGAAGAGCGGAGTACGGAGGAAATATTGAATAAAAACATTACAAGTATATGAAGTAACAAAAGAAAGCACTGATGGGACTTTTCAGTTGGAGATATTATATGGAAATCCAGAGATGGGAGTATTGTCATAGCTAGTAAGATTGGTTGATGTATTAATCCAGATAAACTTATTTGGAAAACAGTTGATTTCCAGATGATAGAAAGTAAGGATTATAGTGTGACTTTTAATGGCAGAAGTGAACAATTAGTAAAAAGAGAGAAAAATAGGTGATATTATGAAGTATAGAGATGCAAAAAAACTACATAACGGAGATGAAATCATCGTAAAAGAAACAAATGAAATACTAACCGTATTAAATGCTTATGAACCAAGACCGGTAAATGATATTGTCAGAAAGATTGTTTTAGTTGAATGTGATGATGGAAATACATACCATCATTGTGATATAAGATAAAATATAGGTTTTATGTAAGGAGGAGAATTATGGATAGTAAAAAATTTATTTCTGAAATGCTTCATAATATAGCAGATCAATCCGTTGCAAGTATACTCAGAGCAATTTTATTTGACGAAGATAATAAGATTGATTGGGAAAATGCAAAATATATTATAAAGAAATATATGCCGGAAGTTGAAATCTAAGTTTCATATGAAGGATTGAGGTGATTATTTGATAATAAATGTACCGAAATGGGCTGAAATAGGAAAATTTATTGAATTTCAGATGTATGATAAAAATTACGGGAGAATGAGGTGGTTTAGGGAAAAAATCATTTCATATGGGAATGATGGATTCTTTCATCAAGACTATAACTGCCCTGTATATTATAATCGGTTTTCTGATTTAGGAAAGAGTGCAAGATTATGTGAGCAAAAATATGATTATAATGCCGCATGTGGTCTTGATAATTAGACGAATTTTAACTTTCATGAGGTGGAATATGGGTAACAAGAGAAAAGTTATATTAGAACCACATCCAGACAAATCAAAATTGTGGTGTTGGACGGTGTTAGAAGAAGATAAGAAAAATAATTTATGGTATTGCATAGACACAGGTGTAGAAGTGAGTTGGGATATTGCTGCTAGAAGAGCAAAACAGTCGATGCAAGTCAAAGATTATTAGTTGATATATAATATGTAAGACGATACTTAATTGGTATCGTCTTTTTTGATAAAATTTATATCTATATTCAAGTTCATAGCTTGACATATATCATTTAATGATTCAATGGAAATATTTTTTTGTTTAAAAGCCATACTGACGGCGCTAGGAGATTTATTCATTCTGTTAGCAAGTTCTTTGATATTAATTTTTTCGTCTAACATTTTTTTTCTAATCTCTGTAAGTAGATCCTGTGTATTTGAATATAGCATATAAACACCTCACTTTTATAAGTTATAACTGAATTATATCAGTTTTGTATAAATTTAACAATATATAAGTGATAAATTTGTGAACAATTTTAAGTGAATAATATAAGATATATCTTGTATTATAAAATTATATCTGATATAATGAATACATCAAAGGAAGAGAGAACTACATAGATTCAAAGAAAGGAGGATGCGTAATGAACGTAAAACAATTTGATATTGTCATGGTTGATTTCGGTGATAATCCAATTGGTCATGAACAAGGCGGAAAGAGACCAGCCATTGTAATTCAAAACGATATAGGTAATAACTATGCAGCAACAACATTAGTTATGCCGTGCAGCACAAAACTAAAAAATCCAAACCAACCTACGCATACTCTGATTAAAAGAGGTAGAGGTACAGGTTTGGTAAAAGATTCTATAGTATTAGGAGAGTGTTTAAGGCAAGTGTCCGAACTTAGAATTATAAAATACCTCGGAAAACTTGATTCTATTGATGACAAGAGAGAAATCAAAAGAGTGTATGATGCAAATCCAATGTGGGGAGAAGATGTAGCATGAGATATGTAGAAATGACTATTGAGGAAGCAGTTAAATACTGTAAAGGTAAAAAGGTTTTGGTGGCAGAACAGGATCTTGAAAAAAACGAAAATGAAGTTGTAAGTTTTGAGAGAAAAACATTTCAAGAATGTAAAGAGCTAATTGAACATGCTGAAACAATTGCAAAAATCTACGATGATTTTATAAACCAATTAAGGGTATTTTCAGCGAAACAAATGGATTTAATAAACATAAAACCAAAAGGAACTATGAGCACGATATTAGTACATGATTCAGAAAGTAAATCGAACATTTGTTCTGAAAACGGTTGACAAGAACATATGTTTGTGTTAATATTCATATTGTAAAATTTGCCAATAAAAAAGAGGATTTACACAATCATAGGTGTTGGCGCACCTCCTGAGTAAATCCTCTTAACACAAACGATAGCATAAATGCTATACACTCGTATTTTTACATATTTATTTTTTAGTGTCAAGCATTTCTGCCATTAATTTCCAAATTTTACAATTAAATAAGGAAAAGTTAATATTTTACTCTTTTGACTTTTAGTTGAAAGGTGTTATTTTTGTACTCAATTTTATACTAAGTAGTATGTAGAAGAGAGAATATCTATGAGGAGGTGATAAAAGTGGATTACATAATAACAAACGGAAAAATATCCATCTGTTTAAATGAAAATGGGAAACCAGTAACTTGTGGAAAAAGTGCTGCACAGGTATTTAGTAAGGAAAAGGCGGAAAATATTTTAAATAGTCTTCCTAACGTTTTAAAAAATTTCCATTTGAAGCTAAAATGCGTTTCTCCTGGTGGAAATAACGACACAAAGAAAAATTCTTCTAACACTCAAAATGAAGAAAAGAGTGAAAAAACAGTATTATATGGTGAAGATTATGAACCGTGTAAAGAAGTAACCAAATGGATGGAGTTATCAAAATCATGTGATGTTCTATTTAGTGAAGCTAGGAAAAGAAGAAGTGAATTACATAAAAAATTATCTAATGTAGACAAAGAACTGTCTAACGCTATGCACGAAATAGAACTTGAAAAGTGGAAGAGCGGATCTGATGGCTATAAAGAATACAAAAAAGTTAAAGAGGTCTTGCAAAAACGGCGAAAAATCAAAGATGAGCTTCTTGTAGTCCAATCAATCATAACAAACACAAAAGGATCAATTAATCTAAAAAATATCGAAAAGACTTTTGAAATGTTAAGCACAAGACATTTTACTATGAGAATTATCGAAGAAGATAATCCATTTGAGAGAATAGAAGATTAAGAAAAGAGGTGATGAGAAATGTGTAAAGAGGAATGGAAAAATCAAATCGCAAATGAATACTGTGGAAACAACATGAGGAAGCTTAGAAAGATATGTGACAAGATTTTAAAAGCTAGAAATGTTCCAAAAGAGCATTGGGAAGGTTTTTATGATCGTGCTGTTGATATTTTTCTTGAGAGTATCAATTCCTATGATGATTCCAAAGAATGTAAGTTTAATACTTATTTTTATGGAAATCTTAGACGGAGAACTGGAACATGGTTTAGAGATAATTTTCGATTTAAGAGATGCAATTTGGAAAGAGATTTTAGTGGGAATATCATAAAAGATGAAAAAGGAAATCCTACGATTATTCCAAATGTATCTATACATATGAAAGTTGATCCGGAAGAGGATTGTATTTTGGAAGAGATTATTTCTTCCAATTATGATTTGGAAAGAGAAATAATGGATAAATTATATCCAACCACAGACAGAGTAGAACTTTATAAAAGTAAATTATCTTATAGTCAGCAATTAGTTGTAGATCTTATGTGCGCTGGATATTCAGAAAGTGAAATTTTATCAGAATTACATATTTCCAGGGAGGAGTATAAAGATAAAATTTTAGACACGATGAAGCTTTATGAAAATATAAAAGTATTATTAAGAGAATAGTTAAATGGAGGAATGTAATCATGGCAAAGAAAATTAGAAAGAAAACACTGTCTTTGGAGTCGTATTTAGAAAAAATCGTAGATGAGGATATTAGCGATAACCAAGATGTTCAAAGAATGTTTTGCTGGGAGAATGTGATGGTGAATGAACTCGTCAAAACTGTGTTGACAGATGATTATATTCCTCCAATTATCTTGGGCGAAGAAGACTTAGAAGAAGATGTTGTTCAACAGTATATTGTTGACGGTATGCAAAGAAGCTCCGCTTTGATCAAATTTAGATATGGCAACTATAAAATCACGCCATCTTTGGAAGAACCATTTATTCAATATCAAAGAAAAATGAAAGATGAAAATAACAATATTTGCAAAGATGAAAACGGCAAAGTTGTTTGGGAGTCAATTGAATATGATTTAAGAAGAAAAACATATGAGATGTTACCACCTGAATTAAAGAAAATGTTTGATGATTACCAAATTGATATTACGATTCATCAGCATTGCACGATGCCACAAATTAGTCGCTTAGTAAGAAGATATAACAATCATAGGGGGATGAATCAATCTCAGAAGGCATTTACTTATATTGATTTATATGCACGGAAAATTAGGACTATTTCTGAAAATAAATTTTTCAAAAACTGTATGAACTGCTCTGGTAGCGAGCGATCTAAAGGAACATACGAGCGTTTAGTATGCGAATCTGTAATGACAACGTTTTTCTTTGATAACTGGAAAAAAGCTGCAAAAGACATGAGTAAATTTTTAAACGAAAAAGCAACAGAAGAACATTTTGAAGCAATTGACCAGTATTTAAGTAGGATTGAAAATATTTGTAAAGATAATTTTACGGATGTGTTTGTTCCTAAAAATGTAGCGGTTTGGGTTTCTGTATTTAATAGGTTTACGGAATATGGATTAGATGATAGTAATTTTTTAGAGTTTATTAAGGAGTTTAAAAAGGTATTACATTCAAAAAAGATAAATAACATTTCTTTTGATGAATTAAATGAGCATCGAAACACTAAAGACAAGGGAACGTTAAAAGAAAAAATAGACATATTAGTTTCTCTTATGGATGAATTTTTACATAATACAAATGAAAAAATATTTGATGTGATGGACGAGTATGATCCAAAACAAACTATCATTGATTTTATCAAAGAGAATGTAAAAGAAGACGTTATCGAAGATGATGTTGAGTTTTATAAGTCACTGCTAGAAGATTGGTCTGTGGAAGTAGATAATTCATCAAAACTTCTGGACGAAGGTAACATGAATTCATTACTTGCTGCAATTGCATATAGCGTTGAAAATGAACTCGATGAAGAAGTTCCTGCATGGATGGTAAGCTTCTTTGATAGAAATTCTACATATATTAAGAATCAAAAAGAGAATTATACATATATGATTAATGACCTTAATAAATTTATCAGAAATAAATACCAACTGGCAAGTTAGGAGGTGATGATAATGAATAAATACAAAAGAGAGAAACATGGTATCGGAATTGAAGGTGCTTTATTAATCGGTGGAGCTGTTTCTATATGTGTATTGGCATCATGTGGAGATAAGAAGAAAGAGTATACAGATCCAAAGCCAATTATTGTTGAAATTCCGGAACCTTGTACAGAAGGTAGGATCCTTGTGACAAAAAATGGAAGATGTATTTTTGAGTATAAAGGTGAAATCGAAATGATCAATGACGGAAGAAATGGTGAAGAAATTGATGTGCAGGTACATATGAAAGAAGAAAATTAATTTTAGAGGAGAAAATAGTATGTGTGAATTTAAAAGTGGAATTATTTTCAAAAACAGAGTGGTATTAGCACCTTTAGGAGATGAAAGTCATTCAAGTTTACTTGATAGTTTGGGTGTAGAAGACAGTGAATTTAATGCCTCTAAGAAATTTGTTAGAGCTGAATTAACTCCTCCAAATAAAGGCATTATTATTTCAGATATTTCTAAATGGAGGTACAGAGTTGATCAGGATATTGTACCAGAATGGTATAGTAATGATCCAGAAAGATATGAAAAAGAATTTAGAAATATAGTTGCGGATTTTATGAGTGAGAATTTTACAGAAGAATTCGGATATTATTGGACAAACATTCATATGGATGGAAAAGTTTGGCATTTTATGTACGGAATTCTTAAAGAAATGATTTTTGGTAAAAACAATAATTATTCTGAATCTAATGTTAGAAAGTATTTAGAAGAATGTAAATTACGTCATGATATCGAAGATAAATATTCAGGTAAAATTGTTCCATTTGAAAATAACCTATTAAGTATGGATGGATTTGATGATTATGGTTTTGTTACAGACAATATATTATCTATTCCAACATTTGATTTGTTCAGAAAATGTGGAAATAGATTGCCATTGATTAACTGTCCATATTTGTTGTCAACTCCAAGTCAAACTCCGTCAAGAAATGACACTACCCTTGTTATGGCTGTCCACAGCGATGGTCACGAGGATTTCGACGGTTGCAATTGGATTGATTATGGGGTTCGTCCGTTTTTCATAACGGAATCTTAAGTATAAGATAAAATCTCGATTTCATTCAAAAATAAACACAACATATAGTGGTTTGATGAAATGATATACACTATATATTGCATATGAAATTCCTGAGATGGAAGTTCTATATGAACAATCATTGCGAGAAATGAATTGCAATGCGATAACCGTCACTCCGTCAATTATCTATTAGGATAATGGCGAAAATGCTCATTGACGAATTCCCACTTGTGTAGCCGGAACCGCCAGTAAGCATTAACATGAACAATGTCATGCTTATTCATAAAATCACATCCGTGTTTCATGCAGACGAAAATACATCGCATGAATTTTAATTAGAGTGATTTTTCTATATAAGTGACGGTTGTCGTAAAACAGTATACAAAAAAATTGAATTAAAGCAAATATGAAGGAGAATAAAACAATGACAGGATATGGTTTAGTAGCAATTGTAAATTTACTAGAAGACTGGAACGAGAAAGATTATGGTTTTGCATTATATAAGGAAGAATATGAATTACTTAGAACAGCAAATTTGGGAAACACACTTGTGGTTGTTAATGCCGGCACCGAAGATAGACGAATATTGGGAAAAGTAAAAGAGATTTTGTCAGTTGAAGAGTACGGTAAAAATCCTACAGCACAGGTGGTTGGTGTTGTAAAAATGGATGCATATGCAAAGCGCGAAGAGGAAGAAGAGAGAGGAAATAAAATCAATGAACTTAAATATTTAATCGAAAAGAACAACAGAGAACTTGTGAATCTTATGACTGAGTTAAGAAGACTTGAGGGTTAAAAGGAGGAATTAAACAATATGAATTATCCATTTTATTGTCCTAAGTGTGGATACAAAGAAATTATTACCATGTCAATGAAGGAATACGTTGGAGAAGGACATATGTGTCCGGAATGTGGCGAAGAAATGAAACGAGAAATCGAATCTATGGTCTGTAGGAGCATTGATAAAACAGGAGATTTTTATAGAAGTTTTAATTAAAAAATTGTGCTGCTACGGTAGCACAAAATAAGGATCATTGGCGCAATGGTATTAAATCAATTTGGAATATAGGAGAGGGTGTTTTTATAGAAGGAAAACATAATACATATGTGGATTGTGGAGAATATTATAAAGGAATTACAAAGCGACATAATGAATTTTATTTTGATAAGGAAGATTATGAATTAGTATCTAAACATTATTGGCTGTTAGATAGTTCCAAAAATGTTATAACAAAAATTGATGGAAAGAATATTTCAATGCATAAACTTTTGTTTGGGAATGGCGCTTATAAACATATTGATAATAACAATTCAAATAACAGAAGAGAAAATATTGCTCCAGTTAAAGGGTTCAAAAATTCCGGGAAGACATATCTATGTGGATATATTGCTGTTTACATGCCTGAACACAAAAGGGCGTTCAAGGATAATGGGAGTGTATATGAACATATTCTAGTAGCAGAAAGAATATTAGGAAGAGAACTCAAAGATGGTGAATGCGTTCATCATATAGATGGAGATAGAACAAATAATTCAGAAGATAATTTAATGGTGTTTTCCACAAATAACGATCATATTGCTTGTCATGGTGGCTGTGAGATAATAAAACAAGAAGATGGAACTTATAAGTCAAAGCAAAAAAGGTTTAGATATTTTTATAACAATAGAACAAAAGAGGATATAGATAATAATATTGAAGATGTGGGAAGTATCACCATAATTCCAAGCGGGTACGATATGTGTCCTATCTGTAAGAAAAGATTAAAAAGTTATAAATCAAAAATGTGTATGAAATGCAGAAATGAAGAAATGAGAAAGAATATCCCTTCTAAAGAGGAATTAGAAAAGTATATATATCAGGAAAAAGAATATTACAGACTTATGTGTGGAGTATATAGCAAAGCTGATGACAAAGGTGCAATGTTTGATGCAAGATGTTTCAATATTCCAAAAGAAGAAGTAACAAATAATATTTATTGGAGACAACTTGATGCAACGAGAAATTCTATTCAAATGGTAGGACAAACTAATTTTTCACATAAAGAATTACAGAATAAATCGTGCAATCAAATTCAAGACATGTTATTTACACAAAAAGGAATTAACTGGAATGATATTTCTACATATTTAAAAAGAGGAAGTTGCTGCATTAGAGAGAATTATATTTTTGAAAATTCAAATCCAAATAAAGAGACGTGTGTAGAACGAAGTCGTTGGATAATCGACAAAGAAATACCTATTTTTAAGGGAGAGAACAGAGAATATATTGATAGGTTGGTATATGTAGGAGAATAAAACTGTGATTTCAAGAAGAGGAATACTATGAAGAAGAAAGATAAATACAAGATATTTAATTATGCAAAAGAGCAATATTCAAAGGATTTTAATCGAAATTATGCGTTTAAACATTTATCAAAAAAGGAATTATACAAATTATTAGAAAAAAACAGGCATTCCAGCATGTGCGAATGGGATTATTGTTGTTGTGGATTATATTGCAATTGCTGGCAAGAACCTTATGAAGAAGGGAACTGGAATATGACTCAGGAAAACGTTAATGATTTCATTAGACATACTATCGATAAAACTGCAAAGATTTGTAGAAAAGACAGTAGGATGTTGTATTGTGAAACAAACGAAGAAGTTAATATTGTTATTATAGCAAGGGATGTATTCCAAATGGACTATTTAATTACATTTACAAATGAAGAGATTTAAAATTTACAGGTAACAATTAGTATGGAAGAAATTATATTAAGAAAAAATATCCAGATTTTATTGACAATGAATATCTATGTGAAATTACAAAATTCTTAGATGATGATATTCGGAATAATTATGGAGAGTTCAATTCATATTTTAAATGTTATGTATATGATTGCAGAAGTTGGCATAATGATTGTTTTGCGATTCGTATGCCTGGTTCAACAATTGGACGTATCAGATTTAATGATAAAAATGTAATCACAGAATGTTGTATCTATGACGATATTTTAAAAAGAGTTCTTGCTTTTCCGAAGATATAAATGAGCAACTGAAGCGATTTGTTGGAAGTATATTAAAATTTCCAGAAGAATAGAGGTGAGGGAGTGAATTACTATATTAGTGACTTGCATTTGTTTCATAAGAATGTGACGAATGAAGGCTCAAATTTTGATAATAGACCATTTAACACAATGAAAGAAATGCATGATGTGATTAAGAAAAATTGGAATTTAAAAGTGACAAATGCAGATCATGTATATATTTTAGGAGATTTGGCATGGAAAGAAAATGAAGATGCGATTGAATTAGTTAGCACATTACGAGGCAATAAACATTTAATTCTAGGTAATCATGACAAAGCAACAGATCAAAGGTATCGACAGTTATTTGTAGAAGTTACGAATTATAAAGAAGCAAAAGATAATATGGATGGGAGAGAATATCATATTGTAATGTCGCACTTTCCTTTAGCTTTTTGGAATCATCAGCATCATTACAGAAGAGACAGAGAAAAACATAAGGTATGGTCAATTCATTTATATGGACATGTCCACAACTCTGTTGAAGAAAGCTGTTATCAAGAATTTATCAAGATGCTAAACAGTAAATATGATATTAAATGTATCGCAAAAAACGTAGGGTGTATGTTGTGGAATTATACACCGATAACATTGAGAGAATTATTGAATGATAGAGGAGAATAAATATGAGAGTGATGTTAAATCAACCAATGACTGGTAAAACAGATGAAGAAATTGTAAATACAAGAGAAAAGGCAGTTGCTTACGGATTAGATATTATCTACGAGGAGTAAAATCAATGATTGGTTTTGAAATACATGGAATTCATAATGTAAGCTTTGCAGATCTTAAAACTGGAAAGAAGATAAATATAGAAAATGCAGAAGTGTCAGTATTGAGTGAGGATGATATTAAACAAAAATCTACTGGTAAACTAGATATTTCTAAAACAGCAAATTTTACATGTAAACTTACATATATAAATAGGAAGGAACTCTTTCAGGCACTATATGGAATTACAAATAATTACCGGCGATTACATGGTGGACATGCTTTGAGAGAAACAACCAGAAGAAGATGGGTAATGAAACATAAAAGATAATAAAGTGAGGTAATAGGTATGGAATTTAAAGAATTTAGAAGTATGATTTCTGATCGTTTTAATGAAATGACGAAAAATGTTGACAGATTATTTGAAGTTGGCATTGATAAAGATGAAATGTGGAATGTATATCTTGATAGTTTCCCTGACGGAACAAATGAGATTTACAGAAAAAGAAGAAAATATGACTGTAGTTGTTGCAGACAATTTATTAAACAAATTGGCAATGTTGTAACAATTAAAGGCAATAAATTAGAAACAATTTGGGATTTGGATATTCATGATGACAAATTTGAACCGGTTGCAAAAGCCATGTCTGATTTTGTAAGAAGACACTGTGTAACAGACGTGTATGTAAGCAAATTTAAAAAGATTGGAACAGGATATAATTTCGAACAGTATGAAGACGGAACAATGAAAAAGTGGGAACATTTCCAAATTATTTTAGAGGATAAATTTGTAGACAAAACCGCTCGTTCAATTGGAGATATTAAGGGTGTATTTAGAGACACAAAAAATGTATTTAAAAGATCACTTGATGAAATTTCTATGGATGCATTAGATACAGTGCTTGAACTTATCAACACAAATACTTTATACAAAGGGGAAGAATGGAAGAACATTCTGAATGAGTTTAAAAGGTATAAGAAAGAATATGAAAAATTAAATTCTGATAATGACCGTGATTTATATGCATGGGAGAATTCTGTAAAAGCGGGTGTTGCAATTGGAAGAATTAGAAATCACAGTATTGGAACACTTCTTGTAAATGTAAGCAATGACATGAATCTTGATACGGCTGTAAAAAAATATGAACAAATTGTAGCACCGGCAAATTATAAAAGACCTAAAGCAATTTTCACGAAAAAGATGTTGGAAGATGCAAAGAGGACAATTTCTGAATTAGGATATATGGATTCTCTCAATAGAAGATTTGCAACTTTGGATGATATTACGGTGAATAATATTTTGTTTTCAAACAAAGATGCAGCGAAACGAATTTCAGATTCATCTGATATATTTGGAGAATTAGAAAAACAAGTTATGGTTAATCCAAGAAAATTTTCAAGAGTAGAAGAAATTTCTGCAAATGATTTCATTAATAATGTATTACCGACAGCGAAAGAAGTAGAAGTTTTAGTGGAGAATAAACATTCGAATAATTTTGTTTCTCTAATTGCTCCTTGTAACAAAGAATCTAAATCTATGTTTAAATGGAATAACGGATTGAGTTGGGCTTATTCAGGGAATATTACAGATTCAGATATGAAGCAGAATGTAAAAGCTGCAGGCGGAAATGTGGAGGGTGTTCTTAGATTCTCTATCCAATGGAATGAAGATGGAAGAGATAACTGTGACTTGGATGCACACTGCATTGAACCAAATGGAAATAAAATTTACTTTAATAATTGTAGAAAACCATCTTTTTCATCCATGACTGGACAGCTTGACGTAGATATTATTAATCCAAATGGAAAGGTTGCCGTGGAAAATATTACATGGTCAGATAAATCAAAAATGCAACCTGGTGTTTACAAATTTTTTGTTAATCAGTTTTCAGGAAGTGTACGAAATGGATTTAGAGCAGAAATCGAATTTAATGGAGAGATTCATTCTTTTGATTATAATAATTCGATGAGAGTTGGACAAGATGTTTATGTCGCAGAAGTAACGTTGGATGATAATGGTGGATTTACAATTAAAGAAAAAATTTCCGGAAACTCTAAAATCTCAAGTAAAACAGTCTGGGGAGTTTCAACAAATGAGTTTACGCCGGTATCGGTAATTTGTTATAGTCCAAATTATTTTGACGAACAGGAGGGTATTGGTCATAGACATTTGTTCTTTATGCTGAACGGATGTAAAAATGATGAAGAACCAAATGGATACTATAATGAATTCTTAAAGAGTGAATTAGAAAAGCATAAACGAGTATTTGAAGCTCTTGGATCAAAATGCCATGTAGAAGATTCTGATGATCAACTTTCTGGAATTGGTTTTAGTATGACGAAAAGAGCAGAACTGGTTGTAAAAGTAAAAGGTGCAACAGAGAGAATTTTGAAAATTAAGTTTTAATTAAGAAGGAGAATATTGATATGAGTACGAATATGTTTGAAATTGCTGCTAGAAACAAATTTAGATTTCCATTTAAAGGTATGATTTCTACTGAAGATCTATGGGATTTAAGTGTAGAAAATCTTGACAATGTATTTAAGACACTTAATTCTGAGATGAAGAAAACAAAAGAAGAAAGTCTTTTGAGTACAAAGAGCAAGGCTGATGAAATGCTTGAACTCAAAATTGAAATTGTTAAACATATTGTAACGGTAAAACAGGAAGAGAAAGAAGCAAGAGAAAAGAAATTCTTGGATAGAGAGCGAAACCAGAAGATTATGTCTATTATTGCTGCGAAGCAGGATGAACAGTTGCATAACATGTCAGTCGAAGAATTGCAGAAATTGCTTGTAGAGTAAATAAAAAGACACACATCTCGGCGACCAAACTTTGATGTGTGTCTGTAAACACAAATACATTGAACATAATTGGAATTCAATGCAACTACTATATTACATATCTTTTTGTGCTTAGTCAAGCATTGATTTCCAAATTTAAAAATTGAATATAGATAGGAGTGATTATTATAGAAGAGTATAAACCTATTTGCTTTACTTATTATGATCCAAAGACAAGCATTTTCAAATCTGATAGACACGACAGAGAACGTGTTTCAGTTTATAAGTGTAGAAATTGTGAAAATTGTAATGCGTATAAGAAAAAGAAATGCGTGATGTTGAATGGGGTATGGAGGCATAGTTGTCCTTACGGCACAATTGAAAAGAAAGAGGGATTTACAAAAGCAGCACGTAAATGCGGATATTTAGTAAGTGAATATAAGAAAAAAATACGGAGATGTTGAATATGCGTTAAAATCATTAAATTTTGTATGTGAAATTGGAGATTATGTTTTTCTTGGATTACCGCATCTTAATGGATATAATAATCCGATTCGAAATAGTGATTTCTTTATAGATGATGACATGATTAAAAAAGATGATTTTACACCTGAATTCGTTGTAGAGCTTATTAAATATAAACCATATGCGCTCATGGGTGGAGTAATTTCTTCTTATCAGAAAGAATATGTCCCAAAGTTTTGTGACAAACTAAAAAGATTTATGCCTAATATGTATAAAAATGTATATGAAATTTATCCGGAAATTGAACAGATAGTGGAGAATATTGATTATATAGGAAAGAGAGCAAAATTGATTACTCTTCTTCCTGGAGAAGTTAAATTATCGACAGATGTTCTTGAATGGGATGGTGAATTATTACACGGAAAAGGTAAACAAATTTCATTTTGGAAATTAGACGATGAAGAAGTAACCATTGTTCCAAACAAAAATACAATGGTAACAATTTATGATAATTCAACTGTGACCGAAGAAACAGAATTTGAAGAATAAGAGGTGGAATAAGATGAAACGCAAAGTTGGAGATAAAGTTAGAATTCGTCCTGATTTAAAATCTAATATCGAGTATGGTTGTGTCGAAGCCGTAGACGAAATGTGTACCCTGCAAGGACAGATTATGAAAATCAGTGAAGTATGCACAGAGAATAAATATTATCTTATGGAAGAAGATCATGGGGATTTCTTATGGACGGACGAAATGTTTGATAGTTCCATGACAAATGGAGAAATGATTCGTTCAATGTCAGATGAGGAATTAGCTGATTGGTTAGTAGAGGTGTACAAGAATACGAAAACATTTGATGAGATATATGAATGGTTAAAAGAAAGATGGTGTGAAGGTGAATAAAGAAGCGTATGATAAGGCAAAACAATTAAACAATGATATCCGGGCTATTAATTACAATTTAAGAAAGATAAAAGAAGATAATGTGTCGATTATAATTCAAACACCGTTTTCTTTTTCTTCGAGACTTGAAAGAGAGTTTATTGAATGGTTAGAAGAGAAGGCAGATGAATATCAGAAAGAATTTGACGAGTTATAAGATATGAGGTGCGAAATAAATGGAAGATAAACATGACGAGTATTCGCTAGAAACGGATGATATTAAGTTCATTTGGGGCAAGAAATCATGTACTGATTTATCTGATTCAGATGCAAGCTTATATACAATAAATGACATTGATATTGTGTATGACAAGAAAGAAAACAAATATATGCTTGGAATTGAAACGGCTTATATATTTGAAAATCATGCCGCAGAATGCAGTTACCTTAAAGATTGTTTGGCAGCATTTACAAAATACATGGATGACAATGGATTAAAAAAGAATGAGCCATATCGACTTTTCATGAATAATCTTTGTACAAGTATTAAAGCTGATAGTATCGAAGAGTTATATACAAATTTCAAAATTTTTGTAGATGGGTTTTCAATCAGTATTTAGAAGATAAAGATTAAGAAATTGAGGTGAAATAAATGACAACTAAAGAATTGGGAAAAATTACTTTTGCAGAGTTTGGGACTAATAAAGATTATCCATTTCTAATTGGTTTACACCTCTGCTTTAAAATTGAAAGTAGAGGGGTCGGTGATGGTGGAAAATATACAGTTAATATTAGTCCGGAATGTAAATGGAAAGAGTTAAACCGAGAGGCAACAATTACTAAATATATCGAAGAAATTGATAGGATATTAAAGGATGCAAAAGTTAATTATGTATCTGAACTTCTAAATAAACCAGTAGAGGTTACTATTGAAAATAATACATTTAAGGAATTCAGAATTCTTACAGAAGTATTATAGATACATCAAGGAATAATTCAAAGCATTTGAGGAGAGTGAGCAAGTGGTTTTTAAAGAAAGTAAATAGCAAAGTATTTAAGATTGAATTGAGGTGGATAAATGAGATTGTTTTATTGTCCGAAATGTAATAAAGAAAAAATAAGCACCAATGATATTTACAGAGGTGAATATACTATTAGTAATATGCGAGGCGGTTATGGTAGACCTATAAGACATTATAAATGTGAATGCGGTAATTATCTCGCTGGTTCAATAGATATTAGCGGCTGGGAAGATGATGAGGATTCAATTAAGTATTGCAAAGATACCATTAATGAATATAACAAAAATGGTTGTTTTTATAACTTGTCTATAGAAAACGGAATAGATCCTTTTGAAAGAGCAAAGCAGGTATATGAGGAGAAAAGAAATAGATGAATAATTTATCAAATGAAAACTGGATTTCAATTTCAAATTGATTGGGGAGATAGAAATGAAACCGAAACTTGGCAGAAAAGTATACTGCATTTATGAAACAGGAATTATGGTCGATCGTGTTGGCTATCTCGGGAAAGATAGTTTTATAGTTGAAGGTTATGGATTATCGACAGAACCGAGTAGTTGGGAATGGAGCTATGATATGCATGGGAAACGATGGTTTACAAACTTATCAGAAGCTAAAAAGGCATTGATTGATATTTATAAAGAAAAATATGAAAACAAGCTTAAGGTAGTGAAAATTTCAGAGGATTGGTATGCACTTGAGTTTTGTTAATATGTACAAGAAGTTTTAGTTAAAAAGGAGAAAGATTATGAGATTAAAAAATACATGGATTAATGGAGATTGTTTGAAAGAATTAAAAAAGATGGATGATGAAAGTGTAGACTTGGTAATCACTTCACCACCATATCATAACCTGAGAGTATATAGTAACGATCCTTGTGACTTAAGTAATTGTGAGTCATATGAAGAATATTATTATTTACTTGGCTTAGTTATTGCAGAATGTTCAAGAGTATTAAAACCAGGTGGAAAATTTGTAATGCAGTTTGAAGACTATAATTACACAATTGGTAGAGATAATAAAATGGGACAAGAAAGTTTAACTGGTGATATTGATAGAATTATGAAAGAACATGATATGTCACTTTGGACTAAAGCATTTTGGAGAAAATATTCTGCACAGAGAGCCATGCTTGCACAAGGCAACTTGTATTATAGAAATATGAAAGCTAGAGATACAATCCTTGCCGCAAATGTAGGTTTTGTGTATGTATATAAAAAAGCTGGCGAATGTGAACTCATTAAAGCATCAGATATTACTCTTGAAGAATGGGCTGATTGGGCGGATGGTGTTTGGAATATCTCAAATTCTGGAATTGGACACACAACACCTTTTGCCGAAGAACTTGTAAAAAGATGTATTAAATTATGGTCTTGTCCTGGTGATGTGATTTTAGATCCTTTCGCAGGAGCAGGAACTGTTAATAAAGTGGCTATTGAAAATAATAGAAATGCTATTGGAATTGAATTGAAGAAAGAATTTTATGATTTAGCAAATGTAGAAAGATTTAATAAGTGGGATGATTCTGTCTATGAGACAGAGGATTCAATTGAAAAAATGAAAGAGCGGTTTAATGAGCAATTACTCATTGGGAAAGAACAGAGTGCAAGAGGTAAAGCAGAAAAAGAAGAACAGAAACAATTGCGTGACAGAAAGAAAGAACTTAGATCAGAAATTAAAGAACTTGAAGCGCAGCTAAATGCTCTTGGTATGAAGAAATCTGAAATTAAGAAATTAAAAGATTCTGTAAAGGAAGAAACGAATGATTAGTTTATCAGTACCAGTTGAAAAAATACCATTTATTCGTAGTATTGAAGGAAGGAAATTCAGGGATGGCAAGTGGCTATTCCCTGAAAATTCATCTGAAACTCTTATTAAATACGGATTGTTAGATACGGAATATAAGGTAGAAGAAAAGAAAATTGTCCAATATGAATTATCACCATTTTTATATAAACATCAAAAAGAAGTTGTAAATAAAGCACTAAATGAAAATGGATATGGATTATTTCTTGATACTGGATGTGGAAAAACTCTATGCGGAATTGAGATTGCAAAACATTTAGGCAAAACGTTAGTATTGTGTCCATTATCAATTATTGAAACGGCTTGGATTGATGACTGTAATAAATTTTATCCAGAGTTAAAGATTGTAAACTGTTGGGGTAATTCAAAGCAAAAAAGATTAGAAGTATTGAATATAGAAGCAGATATTTATGTAATGAATTATGAGAGCTTTAAAATCATTAAAAATGAAATTAGAAAAAAAGATTTCAAATGTATGATTGTTGATGAGAGTTCTGTTATGAAGAATATGAAATCACAGATCACGACAGATATTCTTTCTTGTGTGGATTTTATTCCTAGAAGATATGTTCTTAGTGGGTGTCCAACACCTAATCATAATCTCGAAATTTTTCCACAAATTAAATTATGCAATTCTGATATGTTTGGCAATAATTATCTCGGTTTTCAAGCATCATATTTTCATCAAGATTTAGAGAATCCCCATGTATGGTATCAAACACAAGATGACAAAGATAGATTCTTTAGAAAGCTGTCTCAATGTTCTGTATTTGTAAATAAAGAAGATTGCGTTGAACTTCCGGATAAGATTTTTTCTATTAAAGAATTTGATTTAGATAAAAATCAAAGGAAGTATTATAACGATATTTTAAATGATATTAAAGAACATATTAATGAATGGTCTAAATTTGAATTTACAGCAAAGCTTATGAAATTAAGAGAAGTTGTAAGCGGTTTTGTTATTCAAAAGAATGGTGATGTGACTGACTTCAAAACGAATAAAGATAATATTTTAGAAGATACTTTAAATGAAATCGGGGATAAACAGGTAATAGTATGGTGTCAGTTTATACATGAGATAGAAAAGCTTGCAGAAAAATTTGATGGAACTGCATTGACTTCAAAAACAAAAAATCGTGATGACATTATTCGTAGTTTTAAAAACGGAGATATTAAATTGTTATTTGCACATCCTAAGTTATTAGGAAAGGGTGCGACTTTTACTAATTGTACATATAACATTTATTATTCTTTGAGTTTTAGTTATGAAGAGTTTAAACAAAGTCAAGACCGAATTCATAGAATCGGTCAAGCAAACAAGTGTACTTATATCATTTTGCAAGGAAAGAATACAATTGATAAAAGAATTTATAATAGCTTGCAGCGAAAAGGAAATGCAGTTGATGAATTGTATTTAGAAATGGGGTTGAAGAACTAAGAGAATATGTAAATGAAAAAGGAGATGCGGTTGATGAATAGAGATTGGAATTCGGTTAAAAAAGTTGGGCTTCCAGAATTAGAAGAGGTTACAACAACAAAATTCAGTTCTGTATATAAAAGCAAAGAAGTTCTAATTCAAACCAAACGAGGTGAGCGGTTTGTAGCATATTGCAGAAAAGAAGTGTATGTAGACAAAAGATGGAGAGATGGAATCAACTGGTATACATATGGAACTGGTGGTAGAAAAATGAAAGTAATGAGTAAAGTTGTTGCTTGGATGGAATTACCTAAGAAATATAAAGGAGAATAAAATATATGAAAAAGAAAATAATTGCACTAATTCTCTCTATGACTGCTATGACATCAGTTGTTTCATGTCATGGGAAAGAAGTAGAAGCCAGAGATGAAGAAATGTTTGTTGTAGTGCAAGAAAATCGGGAATATGACATTGTTTACGATAAAGAGACTAAGGTTATGTATACATATTCAAAAGGTGGTAATGGTTACGGAACCAAGTATAACAACAGAGGAATGTTTACTTTATTAGTCGATAAAGACGGAAAACCAAAGTTATGGAATGGAAAGTAGAGATATTTTGAAAAAGTAAGGGAAAGAATATAAACATGGATGTTATAACAATAAATACTGACTGTCAAGAAGAGTATGAACGAAAAGTAAGATCATTTTTAGAATATGGATATGAGTTAAAATCATGTTCATGTGGTTATTATGGTATCGCAAGTGGCAGTTGCTTTCCTTATTGGATGGCTATTTTGGTAAAAGAATGAATTGTCTGTTTCATGTGAGGTGAAAATATGAAGATAGAGAAAAATAAACTTGTAAAAGTATTTTGGAAAAGTCCAAGATTTTCTAATAAATTAAAAATAAATGGAACAAAAGGAATAATATTGGATTCGATTAAAGTTGTGGAATGTGAACGTGGTGTTTCAAATTTTCCTCATTATATAAGTGTAGAGGATAATGGCGATATTTTAATTACACCAATGGACGCACATGGCAATTATTTTGTGATTGCTGAAAGAGCAATCAATGCGGATGTATTAGAGATTAAAGCAGAAGATTATATTCAACATTACGCAACAATGGGTGGAGCTCATGAATTCGTTTTGAAGGATAAAATTGATAATAATTCCGACGATTTTTTAAAGGTATTTTTGAAGAAGAATACATATGGGAAGTTTTGAAGATATTTTTGGAGACTATTTTGAAGCCTATAAGACCACATCACAATATAAAGATAGTTCTAAAATGGAAATTATGTTTCGCCGTCAAGAATTCGAAAAGAACTTAGATGATATGTGGTTCAATTATAGCAAAGGGATGGTTGTACAATTGGTAAATTATAATAAGCAACTTGATAGTATTAAAAACTGTGGACTAAAAGTGCTAAGGAATTCAGCAGGTAAACATAAGATAGTCGTTTAATTTAAAATAAAGATTTTTATAGAATGAGGTAAGTAAATTGTCTTGGAGATATGAAAAGTTTAAACATAATGCTGCGGTATATGCGATATGTCCTAAGTGTAATTTTTATTATTCGTGTGGCGGTTTAGGTGCTAAAGATAGAGAGACGATAATTAATAAAGTCTATAACTACTGTCCAAACTGCGGAAGTTATGAAAACGATGACCTCGATGAGAAAGATATTATTTGGAATGAGAGGTACATAGAAGATTTTGAAATTTATTAATATTAAATGAAGTGATATGCAATTTTCAATTGGTGGGTTGAGGTAAATTTTGTTTTGAAAAAATAGAGAAAAATATTGTTAGTTCTGAAGTATTTTACGAATTATCAGAGAAAGAACTTAAAGAAATAAAATCAGAATTAAGAGCAGCCGGTAGAAAAGATGTCGCAGAGTATATCTTTTATGCACTCTCAAACTATATTTATGAATTAAATATTGGTGGAGTTAATAGTTTTATGCATGAGTTAATACCATTTTTGAAAAGAAAATCAGGTGGTATTAGAAATCATGGAATATATGATTTTTTTTGAATGGTGTGAAAAGGAGAGGAAATGAGATTTAAAGGAGATATTATTATTACGGATCCATGTTATATCTGCAAAGAAAAGAAAGAAGCAGGAGAATATCCTAAGTTTAAAGATTACTTTTCTTATAGTAGTATGGAAGATTATCCAGATTACAGAAGAATGGATGAAAATGAAATTAAAGCATTAGAAGAAAAAAGCGGATTTCCAAAAGAATTTTTATTAGATGAATGGATTCATAAATCAGATCAGTATGAAGAAGAGAATAAAAAATACAATGCAGCACTTCAGGAATATAGAAAAAATAATATTTCTGATTGGGAACTATGTAACTATGGAGAAGACATGGAAATGTTAGGAATCAAAAATTATATCTGTCGAGATACATTATATGGAGATTGGTATTGCGCTACTTACGATTCCAACACACATGAAAAGCTTGGAGAATTTTGTGCGGATGCTGGAATGGTTGGAGTCTTTTTGCTTGATGAAGTTTTGAAATACAATCCAGATTTTAATTATCATATTGAACGTCCGTGGACAACAACATTAATTAAAAATTTTGATGGAGAAATTGATTTTGAAATTGTTTTTCATAGCAATGGTGATAATTCTGTAAGCGTTGTTGGAAGAGGGAATATTAATTTTGAAACAAGACAGACAGGGTTTTAAAATGTGGGGTGCAAATAATGTGTTGTGAGTTTTGCAATCGTATACATCCAAAATTAAAAGAAATAAACATGTATGAATGTGTAGATGTAAATAGTAGAAAATATTAAACATATATTTAAAGGATTAGTAATGGAATAAAATAAAACTCACGTTTTATTTCGTATACCCTAAACTAGCTATTTTCGTACCAGATACAGAGAAATATCCATGATTCTTGTTCATTCATCTGAGATAGAAACTTTAAAAAACCTTTATTTTAAAGGAAAAAAGACTTGATTTATTAGGGAGGAAAAAAATGAAAAAATACAGATACGACATAATTTGTGCAGATTTGGTGTGTGGAGTAAGAGAACATCCGCAAAAACAAATGAAAAAGTTGGGCTTTAATGTTGTAAAATCAAAACCGATTCCAATTGCAGATTGTTGGATTTTTGAAGTTGATAACGATATTGAAAATATTCCAGAATATTTAGTTGAAGTTCATATTTAATAAAAGTTGAGATAAGGAAAGAGAATATATAAATAAGTAACAACAAGATAAAAGAAAGGATAAACGTTCACATGTGAATAAAGCTGCGCGGCTACTAAGGTGAACTTAAAATTGAAAAATTATATTCCCCAAAAAGCAAGTACGATTGAAGAATTAATCGAAGCATGTCCTAAGAATCAAACGATACTAGATAACCTGATTAGGACATGGGCAATTATAAACAGTCCCAAATATCAAAATATTTTATGCAGTATTTCAGGCGGATCAGATAGCGATATTATGTTAGATATTGTTTGGAGATGCGACAAAGACGATAAAGTAGATTATGTATGGTTTGATACTGGGCTTGAATATCAAGCAACAAAAAATCATTTAAAATATTTAGAAGAGAAATATAATATAAAGTTTATTCGTAAGAAAGCGATTAAGCCCATTCCTACAAGTTGTAATGAGTATGGACAACCTTTTATCTCGAAAAATGTAAGTGAATTTATGTCAAGATTACAGAAGCATGGATTTCAATGGGAGGACAAAGATTTTGATTACCTGATGAAAAAATATCCAAAATGTAAATCTGCTTTGTCATGGTGGTGTAATGAAAATGGAGATAAATCTTCGTTTAATATATCAAGAAATAGATATTTAAAGGAGTTTATAATTGCAAATCCTCCCCAATTTAAAATATCAAATAAGTGTTGTACTTATTCAAAGAAAAAAATCTTTCATGGCATGATTAAAGAGAATGAATATGAACTTAATATTTTCGGAGTTAGGAAATCAGAAGGTGGGGCTAGATCGGCGGCTTACAAGAGCTGTTTTGATGATACAGATGGCGATTACGATAATTACAGACCTATTTTCTGGTACAAAGATCAAGACAAAATTGATTATGAAAATGCATATGGAATTACACATAGCAAATGTTATACAGAATATGGTTTGAAAAGAACTGGATGCGTAGGCTGCCCATTTGGAAGAGATTTTGAATTTGAACTAAATGTAGTAAATAGCTATGAGCCAAAATTACATAAGGCTGTTTGTAATATATTTAAAGATTCTTATGAGTATACAAGAAAATACAAGGAGTTTGTAAAAAATATGAAAGGTTAATGGTCATGACAATTGCAAGCAACATAAAGAGATATATGGAAGAGAAAAATATAACAGTTATGGACATTGTATTAAACACATCTTTTTCAAGAAATGATATTGAAAGAATATTATCAGGAGAATTAATGATTTGTCCATGTGGATTAAAAGAAATTGCAACAGTTCTTGGTGTAAGTAAAAGAGATTTAATGAAAGGTTAATTTTATTTAATAATAATTGGAGGAGAATATGGAAATTATCAAAACGCATACAGGGAAAATATATGTAGATAGAGAAAAACAGCTAGAATTTTTAACTGTCGGGGACTATGGAAAAGAGAATAATATTAAGGCAGATTTTCTTGGATTGCATAAAGAAATTAACGGTGTAGTAAATACTGAAGTTGACTTAACGAAAAAATGGGTTGCAACAATTAGTACACAAAAAGGATGTCCAATGAAATGTAGGTTTTGTGATTGTCCTAAATATGGTTTTTATGGGAATGTTTCATTAGATGAATTATGTTATGAAATTGAAACTATTTTAGAACACGAAGATGTAAATATTACTGAAAGGTTTAATGTTCATTTCGCCAGAATGGGAGAACCAACATTTAATAATAATGTTCTTTATTTTACAGAGTATATGTTGCAGAGAATTGTAAAATCTTATATCGATGTAAAGACTATTCATCCTGTTATATCTACAATGTTACCAAAATCAAATAAAAACTTAAAAGAATTCATTTTGAAGTGGTGTAATATTAAAAACAATACTTATAACGGAGACGCCGGATTACAGTTTAGCATTAATAGTACAGATAATGATCAAAGAAACGAACAATTTAATAATATGTCATTGGAACTAGAGGAAATTTCTAAAATTGCAAAAGAACTTCCGGCACCGAAAGGGAGAAAGTATACATTAAACTTCGCTGTTACAAAAGATACGATTATTGATGTAAAGAGACTTTCTGATTTATTTGATAAGGAAAAGTTCATTGTAAAAATAACACCAATTCACGAAACAAATTCTGCGATTGATAATGGATTTGATGTCACAACTTCCTATACTGATTATGATGTTTATAGAGAATTTGAAAGACCGTTAGTTAAAGCAGGGTGGGATGTTATTGTGTTTGTTCCAAGCAAGGAAGAAGATAGCGACCGTATTACATGTGGTAATGCATTAATATCTTCATCTTTATAATGAAAGAATAGTTTCGTTCAAAATGAGGTGATAGCATGACAGATTATCAGAGGCAGTTAGTAACTGACAATCATAATTTGATCTATAGATTTTTACAGAAAGAAAAATTAAATATGGAAGATTGGTATGATTTGGCTGCAATTGGAATGTGTAAAGCAGCAAAAACATTTAATGAAGGAACGTCCAAATTTTCTACATATGCATTTAAATGTATGTTTAACGAAGTGTATAGCGAAAAAAGAAAAGAATTAAATAAGAGAACAATTCCAGAAGACAAGATTCTTTATTACAACACTGAGTATGAGGATGGATCTGGAAATAAAGTAGAATTTATTGAAAAAATACAATCGGATTACAACGTTGAGAGCGACTGTATTCGTAAAGTTACTTTAAAAAATGCATTTAATAAAATGAAAGAAAAACATAAACCTATCATCTCATTATTTTTACAAGGATATAAACAAGTAGAAATAATGAAAATTGCTGGATGTTCTCAGCCACAAGTTTCGAGAGTTATGAAAAGATTTGTAGATGAATATGTGAGATGTTGAGATAGAAGGAGATAAATATTATGTATTGTGGATATATTACAACACTTAAAGGATTAAGAAAACATAGTAATGCTGACCGTTTACAGTGTGTAGAGGTATTCGGACAGAATGTAATTGTGGATTTGAGTTATAAAGATGGGCAGAGGGTTGTATTTTTCCCGTCTGATGGACAGCTTTCTGAAGAGTATGCAAATGACAACAAACTTGTGAGAGTAAAGGACGAAAACGGTAATAACGTTGGTGGTTATATGGATCCAAATAAGAGAAATGTAACTGCAATCAGATTAAGAGGTGAAAAATCTGAAGGGCTGATTTTGCCAATTGATACACTTTCGAAATATACTGATATTAATAAACTGAAAGATGGGGATCAAATTACAGTTCTTGGAGGAAGCGAGATTTGTAAAAAGTATATTCCAAGAGGGAATAAAAGAAGCAATATTAACTCTAATAAAAAGAAAGAGAAGTATAAAGAAAATATTTCCTATCCATTTTTTGAAGAACATAAAGATACTGCACAGCTTGCATATAATTTAAATTCTTTTAAGCCTGGCGATACAGTGTATATTACACGTAAGCTTCATGGAACTTCTGCTCGTACTGCTAAGACATTAAAAATTACAAAGAAAAATAGTAAGTTGAGAAAATTATTACATATGAAACAGAAACAGATAAAAGAAATTTCTGTTGTGTCTGGAAGTAGAAGAGTTGTAATTAAAGATTTGAATAGCACAGATGGATATTATTCTGATAATGCATTCAGAAAAAAATATCATGATTTGTTAAAAGACAAATTACCTGAAGGGTGTGAAGTGTTTTACGAAATTGTAGGGTATGTAAATGAAACTACGCCGATTATGGGATCTGTATCAAATTCAAAGGTCAAAGATAAAGAGTTCACAAAGAAGTTTGGAAAAGAGACTACATTTTCTTACGGTTGTCAACCTGGAGAATCTGAGATGTATGTTTACCGTATGACTATGACGACAGGTGATGGAACAGTAATGGAAGTTCCTTGGGAAGTGGTTAAAATTTGGTGCGATAAACTTGGTGTGAAATATGTTCCAGAATTAGAAAAATTTATTTATACAACAAAAGAAGATCTAATGGAAAGAGTGAATAAATATTTATCTGGTATGCCGGCAGACGAAATTGGAAGAACACATATTGCTGAAGGTGTGGTTGTACGTATTGACAATAGAGAATCATTCACAGCTTATAAGGACAAAGTGTTTGAGTTTAAGGTAATTGAATCAATTATTAAAGATACTTCAGATGTTCCGGATATGGAAGAGGCTGAGGAGCTTATGGGGGAAGTAATGTAAATGAAACCTAAATTATATATTATGTGTGGACTTTCCGGAAGTGGAAAGTCCAGCATTGCAAGAGATTTAGCCATTAAACATAATGCAGAGATTGTATCTTCAGATGCAATTAGAGAAGAATTGTTTGGATCATGCCAAAATCAATATGATAATGAAAAAGTGTTTAATATTTTTAATAAGAGAATAAAAGAATCATTAAATGAGAATAAAAATGTAATTGCAGATGCAACGAATATCACGATAAAGTCACGACGTGCGATTGTTGAGTGCGTGAGAAAATTGGATATTGAGAAGATTTGTTATATTGTACCTAAGAAATACAAAGATTGTGTTAAAGATAATAAGAATAGAGAACATACAGTACCAGAATATGTACTCGAAAAGCAGTTAAGAAGATTTCAAATTCCTTTTAAAGAAGAAGGATTTAGTGAAATGGTTATTCATGATATGGGATATACATATGCTGATAAAATCCTTCCAAATACAGTTATGGTATCAATGACAGGATTTGATCAAAAAAATCCGCACCACAACATGTATTTAGAAGACCATTGTGACTTTACATATAACAAGTTTTCAGATTTGGCTGATCCTTATGATGCATATAAAAGCGGTTTTCTTCTTGGTGCAAAAATACATGATTTTGGTAAATTGTGTACACAAACGATTGATGAAAATGGGATTGCTCATTATTTTGGACATGAAAATGTCGGGGCGTATTGTGTTTTAACAACATTGCATAATCCATTTGAAGAATATAATACCGATGATTTTTTGTTAGATTGTTGTTTTTTAATTAATTATCACATGATACCTTTTAATTGGAACACGGAAAAAACTAAAAATAAATGGAAAAACATATTTGGCGAAGAAAAATATAACATGTTGTTAAGATTTCATGAGTGTGATAAAGCGAGGTGTGAATAATGAGTAAATTATCCGAAAAAGATTTAAACACAATTAAACAATACAACAAAAATTTATATGAGTTATATTTGATTGTTGAAAATGGATGTCAGTCTGATATTACGATTGAAGATATGACGGAATGTATGGAGTGTATTTGTTCTTTATTAAAAAATAATATGGATATGACTACACATAAACATAAGATTTATAAAGAAAAGGATATATTAAAAGATATTATTTGTCATCAAGCAGCTAAAATTATTCAATTGGAAAATGGAGGAGAACAAAAATATGATAATTGTATGCAATAAAAAGACAATGATTCCTATGAAAAGCATTCATCATGGAGAAGTGTTTCGTTACAAGGAAAATTACTATATGAAAATTGCAAATACAAATTTTGATATAGAAAAAGATCGTGCCGTAAATTTATTGGATGGATTTATTTATGACGAATCATATTTTGATTCAGATGTTTATAAAGTGGATGCTGAATTACATACGACAGACAATCCTAAAGACAACGGAACAATCAAACGAACAGTGATTTAAAAGAGAACTTTCATTGAGAGGATAAGGGGTATGCACAAGCAATTTATTGATAAACAAAAATTAGTGGAACAGTTTGTAAAAGAAATAGGATTTTCTTCTGGTCAATTATCAATTGGGGTTGGTTATCTTGATGATTTGATTGATAGGCAGCCGGTGGCTTTTGATATGGATATGGTTGTTGAGCAACTAGAAGATTACGGGAAATACAAGGGAATTCTAAAAAATGAAAATGGCAAGTGTGAAAATTATATTCCTGTTTCTATGGCTGTAAAAATCGTCAAAGCTGCCGGGCTTAATGGAGCCTTAGGCTATTTGACAAAAGAAGATTACTTTAAATCAGATAGTGATGATAACGACTCAAAGACAATCACAAAAACAACAAGTAGATCTGGAGACAGGAGTATTCTGAAATATGGCGATGATTTTGAGACTAGTGGTCATAGCTTAAGCAACTAGGATTGGTTAATGCTACTAAGACAATTAGGATATAAAGTTGATGTGATTGAGGTTTCTAATGAAGAAATGGAAGCTATTCAAGTAAAAAAGATTAATGGATAGGGGCAATATATGAAAAAGGGGTTTGAGAAAAGATTTAAAAACGGTGACATTGTTTATTGGTGTCATAATAATGGTAGAGGTGAATATCTCGTAAAGAATGGAATGGTAGATGAGCAATTTTCTGATGCGGTGGTGATTGATTATTTAGCAGGAAGAGAAAGAAGACTTGTGAATGGTATTCCGATTGATGAATTTGAGAGTCAAACTAAGTATAAGAAACTACCCAAAGGATGGACATATAATACAAGGTTGTTTGAAATTACATATTCTGATTTAACAGAAGAAGAAGTAAATTATCAGATTGATATTAAGAACCCGGAAGCAATAAAAAAAGCTTATGAACTTGGATACTTGGTAAAAGACTGTACAATCTTTCATGGAGAAATCGAAGCAGATATTACAAAAGAAGGATATAGAATTGTAAAGAAATATCCTATGTGGCAGCATCATATTGATCATGTTTCAATTCGTCCTGATAAAGTCTATTTTACATATGAAGAAGCAAAATCCGAAGTAGATGAGAATGTGAAAGAGTTTGAAAGACAGCTTACACTTACGGATTATGAATGGTCAGTAGAACATATTTGTAAGAATTTAGATATTTTTAAAGCCATTCATAATTTAGACGAAAGAGATATTGATGCTTATAGAGAATTTATCCTTGGTATGGACAATGTAGAGAATATTGAGACTAGAGTTTATCAGGGATATATCCAATGGAAATATGAAGATAAGAAAAGATGGAATTATATTGAGATCTGAGGTGAATAAATAAAGAAGTCCAATGAAGTCTCTCGAAGACAGTTTTCAGAATATGGTCAGTCGTGGTTTAGCAAACGGTATGCATGTTGGGCGAACAATCACAATGGATGGTCTAAAATGAAAAAGAAAAACCGAAGAATGTTTAAATCAAAATTAAGGCAAGAACAAAATAAAGAGATAAGAGAAATACTTGAAGAAATGGAGAGTTAAATTATGAAAAAAGTTGAAGAAAAATACTATTGTGATCTATGTGGCAAAGAGTGTGAACATACACCGGATTATGTATTGCCGGAACTATCCGTTGGATCTTTTCAAAGTGTAACAACTAATTCTAAGCAAAAAGATTTATGCCCTGAATGTGAAAAAGAAGTTGCTTATATTTTGAATTTGATCAAGAGTAAAAAAATGGATAGTAATCCTATGTCAAATATGATTTTGGAAATTATTACAAAATAAATTCTTGGTTTATGCTGTAGCGGGAGAGTGGAGAATGTTTAAAATTATTTTTATTGTTATGTCATGGATATTAGTTGGATTTATTTCATGGATGTTTTTGATTCTTAGTTATTTAAGAAAAAGCGAATATGATCCCAGAGTTTTAAAAAATTTCGAAATAGGAGAAGACCTTGGACTTTCTATATTGAGTGGTTGGTTTGCACCAGTGATTATATTGCTTTGTTGTATGACATATAAATTTGAATCGCAAAAATATAATTTTTATAAATGGGTATATGATATTCTTTACAGAATAGCAAACATTGGAGTGAATAAAAAAGAAGAGGATGGATCAGATAGAGATGAAATTATATAAGTTATGCAGATATTTATCATATCGGTTAAAATATGAATCTACATATTTGGAATTAAAATACTACTTAGATCAGGTGCTGAAAAATAAAAAAGATAGTTGGGTGAATTACACAACGAGATATGATCGTGGAATTGGTAAAACTGTTTCAGTGGCTAGACTATCAGCAAAATATGATATTCCTGTATTTGTCAAAAATAACATGTGTAAGAGGTTTATAGAAGAGGACGTGCCGAAATATCTACCTCAATATTTTAAAAAGAGAAAACCAAAAGCAATTGTAGTAAAAGATAGAGATAGACATTTAAAAGGTTGTAGATACGAAGTGGGATTAATTGACGAACCGCTTAGTTTAAACGATATAGATAATATTGAAACATGGTGTTGTGACAATTTAGTGGGATATGTAAGAGAATAAATATTTAAGTCTGTGAAGGCTTTATTATTTTTTGACTTGTCTTGTTATATGAATTATAAAACAGATAGAATAGTAGGATGAAAATGGAGAAAGATTTTTGTAGAACAAAGACAGTTGATGAACTATGTAAGGAGATATGTAGTGAAATAAAATTTTTTGAATCATCGGCATACGAGGATGGTAATAACATTAAAATTTCCAATTACGAAATTTTAGCAAGAAATAAAGTGATTCGAGTGTCTTTTAGTGATGGCTCACAGGAGAAAGTCATTTGTGACGACAAAGACAAGTTTGATTTGCGGAGAGGTTTATTCATAGCTTTATCAAAAAAGATGTATAAAGAGAAATATACCTTAGAAGGAATTGAGCATATGGCAACTGAATTATCTTATCAGAAGAAATATGTGAAGATGGTCGATAAGGCGATTAAAGATCATAATAGAAAACTTATTGAAGAAGAGAATAAGAAACATGAAGAAGCATTGCAAAAGAAATTGGCTTATGAGAGAAAAGTAAAACGTGATAAGAAGAAGCGTGAGAGAGTGATTAACATTCAGAAAGAAGCGTATGTACGCGCCATGAAAGAAATTGGCGATTTACATGAAGAAAAAGAAAAAGGAGAGTAAAGACATGTGGGTAATATTTTTGCTTGCAGCAATGGGATTTGCGATTGCAACTTTGTTGGTGGTTTATATCGGTAATAAAGTTGTGAATGCAATGAAAAGAGATGATGAAAAATTAAATAAGGACATTAGTAAAGAAAAAGCAAATGAAAAGGAGAAAGAAAAACATGAGTAAAAAAGGATTTGTAGTAGGAGTTGTTGTAGTCGCAGCGGTTGTAGGAGGTTTCTTCACAGTTAAGTCAGTAGAGAGAATTGGAACCGGTAAATTAGGAGTTCAATATTCTGTTAATGGTGTTAAAGATGAAACTTTATCAGAAGGGTGGCATTTTATTAATCCATTCTTAAAGATCAAGGAATTTTCCATTGGTAATGAACAACTTGTGCTTGAAAAGGGTAAAGAAGATAATTCAATTAAGGTTGCTACATCAGATGATGCCAGTATATCAGCAAGTTTTCAGATGTCATATCGGTATAAACCGGAAGAAGTCGTTACTACATATAAGAAATTTCGTGGAATGGATGGAGAAGATATCGTTGATCAGAGAGTAAAATCTGTGCTTAAATCGAAAATCTCGGAGGTTACGGCGGGGTATAGCATGATGGCTGTGTACTCTGGTGATAGATCTGAAATCAATAATAAGCTTACAGAATATTTAAATGAAGAATTTGGAAAGGAATACGGAATTGAAGTTTTGGATGCTTCTATTATTGATGTACATCCTGATGACAAATTAAAAGAGTCCATTGATGCAAGAGTAAAAGCTCTTCAAGAAAAACAACAAGCAGAGGCGGAGCAGGAGAAAGTAAAAGTACAGAAAGAGACTGAAAGAATCCAGGCTGAAGCTGATGCACAAATTGAAGTTACAAAAGCTAAAGCAGAGGCAGAAGCGAATAGATTAAAATCTGAATCTATTACAGACGAGTTAATTCGTATGAAAGAAGCCGAAGCAAGATTACAGCACGGATGGGTGACTACTCAGGGTGCAAATGCGGTTGTGAAAGACGGTGAATAATATGTTTAGTTTATTATTTGATATTGCAGGTTGTATATTGATGCTGGCAATAATTCTTGGAGCACTTGGATTTATCACATTATTTATTGGATATATTTATGAAGATGTAAATAATAAATTTGACGGTATCTTCCATAGAATTTCAGATACATTGGAAGAAATATTGTAAATTTAGCTGCATATGGTGTCACAGCTATATGCAGTATTTAGAAAAATAATAAGATGAAACTTTCGTTTCATAGGGGGTGGATAAAGAAAATGAGTAGTAATAAAACATTAGAAAATGTCGAGTTGCACCAAGAAAATGGCGAATACTATTTAACTTTAACATATAACGAAAAACTTGTAGATAATGAATACGAAATTAAAATACCAAAAATAAATTTAGATTTTTTAAAATATGATTTTGGATTTTCTTTTGTTAAATCAGGGTTTGGAATATCGCAACGTTTTATAGAGTATGACTATCCTTATGATACAACTATAACGTTGCCGATAAATAAAAAGAAAACCCATTTTATATAAGGATGCCAAAGAAAAAGAAGATGGAGTTAAAGGATATTGAGGGGAATTGAAATGAAATCAATGTATGCAGAGTCAAAGTATCTAGTTATTAATGAAGAAATTTTTATTTATATTTATGGCGACAAACTGAGATATATAGATAACAAAGGAGAAAATTTTGAAGTTGTAAAAAATATCGATGTAGACAATATTAGGAGAATGATCTTAAAAGGGGAGATAGCAAATTCTGAAATCAAAAAAACTTTTTTTAAAAGAGAAATATTCTGTTTTCAAAAACAAAATAAAATTTTAAAAAGAAAGTTAAAGATATTAAAAGTGCACATATTCGTTATACGTACAAAAGAGACAAGGGGATCTTTTCATTCGCCGAGTTAAAGAATAGATTGTCTACAAAAGAATACGAGGAGTTTTGGAGAGATAAGTTAAAAAATATGAATTGTATTTATAAATAAGGAGTATAAGCAATATGGCAGAACCATCAAGATTAGATTTTAGCAATGTAAGACATGTAAGAGTTTGGCACGAGCAGTTTGAAGCAATTAAAGATAAAGCAGAATTTTTGATTGTAGAAGATAAGTCAAATGGTAAATGTGTATCGTTTACAAGAGATCATCCTGAAGAATATGCTCCAAATGAATCTTATTTAAAATTAAAGAAGATATTAGAAGACACAAGAGAAATTGTAAGAAATTTAGAAAGGAAAAAGGAAAGTAAGATTATGAATAGTGAAAAATTTATTGGACTATGTAAGGAAAATGTAGTGAAATATTTCAATGAATATTCAGATAAAACAAATAACGTACTTATTACCCAGGAAGATGTTTATGTAGTTTGGTATTGTAGTAAGACGCTGCAAAATCATAAGGCATTATTAAATACAAATATTTCTGACAGAATGTATTACGAACTTACATATAACGGTGATAAAAATGAATTATATTTGGACGCTTATAAGAAATGGCAGAATGTAAAAATTGATGTGAATGATGAGGAATAGGCGCTTATGGAGAATAATATTACTGTAAATATGGAAAATCTTTCAGAGGAAGAAAGAGAACAATTGATGAAACTGATTGAGAAATCTAATGGATCCAAAAGGAATGTGTGGAAACCTGAAGGTAATGAAAAGTATTTTTTCGTGTCCGGATGTGGTGTAATTAATAGTTGTAAGTGGATCAATGATACTACAGATAATGGATATTATGAAATTGGTAATTGTTTTAAAACAAAAGAAGAGGCGGAGTTTGCTTTAGAGAAAAGAAGAGTTGAAGTTGAATTACATCGTTTTGCAGAAGAGAATAATGAATGCAAGATTGATTGGAAAGACGAAAATCAAAATAAATATTATATGTACTATGATAATGTAACTGGCGAAATAGAAGATTCTGTTTTGTATCGTTCAAAAATAGCAGGTGTTGTTTATTTTTCATCAATAAAGATTTTGGAACAGGCAATTCAAGTTATTGGGAAAGGACGTTTAAAGAAATATTATTTAGGTATTGAGGAGTGATTATGAAAAAGAGTTTTAAAATTACTGGTTTACCAGCATTGATTACAATAGCTATTATCTACTCAACACAATGTTTACTTGTATGTGGAATAGCGAAACTATTGACGTTAATGTTACATATAGATTTTAATTTGGAATTAACAGTTGTAACATTTGTAGTATGCAAAGCACTACAGATTATTGGATATTTTGCTGGATTTAGATGGGAATAAAAATTTAGTTTCATTATAAAAAGAAGGGATAATATGAAAATAGGAAAATTATTAAATAAAGCATACAAAAATGGAGGATATATTAGAATGGTCGACGGTAGAAGAAAAGGGGCTATTAGATATTCAAGAGTATGCGGAACATTTGTTCAAGCAGATTATGAAACAGGTTCATTTATTTACAACGGAAATCAAGAACATAAACCCGTTTATATAAATAACATAATGCTGCAATCTAAAGAATGGGAATATATTCCATGCGAGTGTAGCTGTTGTTATATTTGCAAAAAGAATAAATAGAAAGTAGGAGTGAATTAAATATGGTAGAGTTTGATATTAATTATGAAGAATTGGAAGAAATGTCTTTGGAAGAAGCGCAGGAAATTGCAAAGGAATTTGATGAGTGTGTTTTAGAAGATGCCGGAACTGTTTTAAATGGTAAAAAATATAAAACAGAATTATTAGAAGATGAAAATTGGGATGACCAAGGAAAATACCAATACAAATATCAGACAGGCATCTTATGTGAATGTGATGATCAATGGGGCACTGTTAAGAAATTTGATATTGCATTAACTTTGTGCATCACTCGTTCTGGATCATATTTTAGTGATTATTATTTTGAGTATGAAAAACCGGAAGTACATAAAATTGTAAAGAAAGTTATTCCTGAACAGATTATTCCGGAAAGAACAGTAGTTACGATTGAGGAGGTATAGATATGAGTGTAGAATTTTATGCATGTGACAATTGTGGGGAAACATTTCTTGATTGTGGAGAATATGTATCATGTGAAACTTGTTGTACAAGATGGTGTTGTGATGAATGCGCTGAAGAAGATGGTTATGTGAGAGAACATTGTAAATTACATCCAGATTTAGATGATTATGACCTTATGTATGAATATAGAAAAAAGCATTGTAAATACGACAGTTGTACAGACTGCGAGCATTATGTGCCGGATAGCTGTAATTATTGTAGAAACGAAGATTACCCTGATAATGTGTTACTGGATTATTGCATGGAACTGCTCGGCGTCACAAGAGATCAGTTAGTAGAGAAATATAATAATAGGGAAATAGTATGAATCTGAAACAAATTAAAGAAACAATAAATAAACAAGAATATGATTTCTTAAAAGAAAATAAGCACTTAGGGAATAATGTTATTTTACTTACGCTTGGTGGCAGTTATGCATATGGAATGAATATCAATACAAAAGAATATGTTAGTGATATTGACGTAAGAGGGGTTGCATTAAACAGTAAAGAAGAAATTCTTCTTGGAAAAGACTTTGAACAAGTCGTGGAAACTGATACGGATACGACAGTTTACTCATTCAATAAAATTTTACAATTATTAAAATCAAATAATCCTAACACTATTGAAATTTTAGGATGTAAGCCCGAACATTATTTATATCTATCTGGTGTTAGTAGAGAATTATTAAATAACAGAAAAATGTTCTTATCTAAGATTTGTATTAATTCTTTTGCAGGATATGCTTCAAGCCAATTACGACGTATGGAGAACAAAGCTGCTAGATTAGTTGGACAGGCACAAAATGAAGAATACATTTTAAAATCAATCAATAATGCAAGCTATGATTTTAAAAATCGTTATTTTCCAATGAATGATGGATCACTCAGTCTTTATACAGATAAAGCAGTGCAGGAAGGTTATGACACTGAAATTTTTATGGATATTGTTTTAAAACATTATCCATTAAGAGATTGGACTGGTATGTGGAATGAGATGAAAGCTATTGTAAGTAGCTATAAGAAAATTGGTAGACGAAATGAAAAGGCAATGAACAAGGATAAACTTGGAAAACATATGGCTCATTTAATCAGGTTGTACATGATGTGCATTGATATTCTTGAAAAAGAAGAAATTATTACTTATCGAGAAAACGAACATGATTTACTTATGAGTATACGAAACGGAGAATATCTTGATGGCAATAAACAGCCAACTTCGGAATTCTATGATTTGTTAAATGAGTATGAAAAGAGATTTGATTACGCTAAGGAGAATACTTCATTACCGAGTGTGCCGGACTACAAGAAAATTGAAGAGTTCAAAATGTATGTAAACGAAAGAATTGTGAAAGGAGATATTTAATGGAGGTTTCTGAGAAATTAAAAGAACGTTTTTTGCAAGGATTGTAATATCCCATTGAAATTATTTAAGGAACCGTATTTTACAGATAGACTCCAATTATATGATAACTATTATAATACATTGGATAAATGGAACATTTTCGTGAGAGAATTAGAGAAATATAAGTGTGAGCAAGATTATCTTGAAGAATATAATCGAGTAAAGGATGCTGCAATAAACGATATAAAATTGTCAGATGGTTACAGTATATTTAATGAAGAAGACATGGGGAAATATTCAGTAAAATATAAAGATCTGCCAAGTAAGGATTTTTATAAACCATCAAATGATGGAAAGTTATTTATTAGTATTGATATGAAAAAAGCAAATTTTTCAGCATTAAAATTTTATGATAAAAGTATTTTTGGTAATGCTGATACGTGGGAAGAATTTGTTGGAAGATATACAGATAATAAACATATCGTGAATAGTAAATACATTAGACAGGTCATTCTAGGGAACTGTAATCCCAAGAGGCAAGTAACTTATGAAAAATATTTGATGGGATTGGTATTGGAAGTTCTTGTTGAAGAATTAGGATATTCTAGCAGCGATATTGTGTTTTTCTCTAATGATGAAATTATTATTGACATGGGTGAATATGAAAACTGTATAGATAAACGAATAGTATTAGAAATGGTAGTTAATGCATATTTCAATATTCCTTTCAGGATTGAATTATTTTACTTGCATAAAATTTCTGGCACAGATGGATATTTTAAGGAAATAGTGAAAAATATTATTGAAAGAGAATATGAATTTAAATGCATAAATAGTTATACGATTCCATTTTTACTTAGAAAACTTAACAGAGAAGAAATTATTGAGAGCGATAAAGTATTTTATCATGAAGGATTATTATCTAAATTTATTGAGATTCCAGAAATTAAAATGAATTGGTGAGAGTTATGACAAATGCAGATTATATAAAAAAACAATTAGCAAGATTGGCTGATATAGAACTTGCAGCAATTGTATATGAATATTTTGGGATAAAAACATCTAATAGAATACGTCCTAAAATTCTTAAAACAGCTTGGAAAGCATTTGACAAATGGGCTAATAGTGTTGGTAATAAGACAAATTTTGTTAAAGATGATGGTTCAACTCCATCCATTTGGGCGTGGGAAAGATGGCGTATGTTAAATGGAAAGTGGGAGAATAAAGGAAGGACAGTAGAAGTTGCTTTACAAGTTTGGCTAATAATGAAATATGACGAGGAGGAATGGAAAGAATGATTAAATTATTCACACATCTGGATCTTGATGGTGTTGGTTGTGCAGTGTTGGCACGATTAACTTTTGGCAAAAATGTAGATATTACATATTGTAACTATGATGAAGTAGATTTGCTTGTGAGAGAATATATTTCTAAGATGGACAAAGAACATGATACATGTTTTATCACGGATATTAGTATTAAAGATGATTTGGCTTCCATGATCAATCTTGAATATAAAAATAATTTCAGATTATTTGATCATCATAAAACAGCATTAGACCTTACTAAGTATGACTGGTGTGTTGTCGAAACAATGAATAACAAAAAAGGATTGCAAACATGCGGGACAGAGTTGTTTTATGAATACTTAAAGGATCACAAATACTTAAAAGAGGATGTAAAAGATTTTGTAAAACTCGTAACTAATTATGATACCTGGAGATGGGTAGAAATTGGAAACATGGGATTAATTTCTAAGAAAATGAATGACTTACTCTACTTATATGGAAGAGATGAATTCGTAAGATGGTGCTTAGATAAATTTAAAAGTAGAAAATCATTCTTAAGATTTGACAAAGAAGATGAATTATTATTGCAGTTTAACCAAAAAGAAATTGATAAATACATTGATTCAAAAGAAAAGAAATGATTATTAGCTGCGATGGAGAATATAAATATGGAGTTGTCTTTGCAGAAAGATACTTTAGCGAACTAGGAAATGGATTATGTAATAGGAATCCGAATTTAGATTATGTTGCGATGGTTGATACCGGAAGGCATTCGGTTTCTTATAGGACTATTAAAGATAATATTGATGTTGGTCAGATTGCTAAGAGATATGGCGGCGGAGGACACCAAAAGGCCGCAGGGTTTACTTTTAAGACACATATTTATACACAACTTGTCAATGATATTTTGAAAAGGAGTGAATTAGATTAAATGGATTTTATTATTTCACATGCTGTAGGGTTTATGATTGGATTTTTTATTGCATTTCTGTATGATAACAGATCTAAATTAAAAAGGAACAAACATAGAGAATGTTCTGAATGTAAATGGAATGTAATGAATGGTGGTACTTGTTATGAAGTAAAAGAATCATGCTATCAATTCATAAAGGCAAATAAATAATGAGGAGAATCATATGACAAAGAAAGAAGAATTAATCAGAGATTACGAGGCATTGAAGGAAAATTGTATTGCGCTAACATTATGGATTCATATGCCGTCAGGAGAAATAGAAACTATTACAAATCCAAACGTAGTAGAGAAAATGAAATATGTAGAGAAAACATATACTGACGAATTGGTTCATGCCAATTGCCTTGATATTTATATTGAATCATGGGAGTTTAAGCAGCGTAATCAGACAATTACATTTGGACAGGCTTGTGACTTAATGAAGTATTCAGGTGTAAAAATTAAACGACCAGAGTGGGAAGAAAAAGAATACGCCTATTATCTAAATTCAAAAAGTAGAAGGAGGGTAGCGAGAGAGCTGTTTGGAGAGAATAATATTAAAGAAGGATATTTAAAAGATTCCAAAGATAAAGCAACAGAACTTTGGATTCCAACATTATATGAATCAGTTGCGAATGACTATTCTGTGTTAATGTAAAATTTTTTAACAATATTGTTCTAATCAATCTAAAACATATATAGCAAATCTTTATAGGTAATAAAATTCAAGGTTATATTATAATTGAATACTTTTTTGAAAATTTTGCTGAGCAAGTTCGGCAGTTTCTTAAGTGCACCCAAAATCGTGGGTTTATATAGATTTTACATAGAGCAACTCTATATTCCGACTGAAATTCAGTCGTTTATATATACAAAATTTTAACGTACAGAAGGAGATTTATTTTATGGCAAGAAAAGAAAAGGCAGTGTTAGAAAAAAAGGATGGGCAAATTCGTTTGTATTAGTTGGTGAGGCGAAGATCAATGCTGACTATACATATAAATTGGATGAGCATTCTGAAAAATCAGACTGGGTTTATAACTCATTAAATCTTGGTGTTGATTGCGGAGACGTGTGCGGAACAGTCTATGCTGAACTAATGGGTGGATATGGTGCAGAACGTGACAATGTTGTTTATGTGCATGGTAAAGACGAAGACGGAAAAGATGATTTTGAAAACAGATTTACAATCGATTGGGATGATAGATTCGATGATAAAATTCTCGAATCAGTTGGGGATTTATGTTTCATGACAGTCGGTCTTGAAAAAGACAAAAATGGCAAAGTGTTCTATAAAAAATTCTTGACACCATACGATATGATCGCTTATATCAATGAGAATCTTGAAGACGGAATGGTTGTTAATGTAAAAGGGCAACTTAAGTATTCTTCATATGAAGGTAATGTACAAGTAAAGAAAGAAATTTCAAGTCTTGTACTTTCAAAAGCGGACGATAGAAGCAAGTACCATGCTACTTTCACACAGACAATGTTGCTTACAAGAGATAGTGTCGGTAAGCCAGATAAGTCAACAGGAGTTTTACCTATCTATGCCAAGGTTCTTGACTACGTGAAAGAATACAAAGGGAAAGAGGTTAGATGCAACATTCCTTATGATAAGGCATTTGAATATGAACTTGATTTGACTAAACCAGAGGTATCACAGAAAGTAATTGAAAAACTTTTTAAAGTAAAAAGGGGAGTTACTGAAATTACATTCGAGGGAGATTTAGTAGAAGGCGGCGCGGTTGTTACCGCAACAGAAGACGATATTCCAGATGATATCAAAACACTTATTGAGATTGGAGTATTTACTTTAGAAGAGGCTCTTCAGAAATGTACTGTTAATTCAGGTAGAGAAAAGCGAATGGTTATTAGAAGACCACAGATTAAAAATGTTGAGGGAAATGATGGAACAAAAACGCCGGTTCTTCAGAAATTTGAACAGAAATATAGCGAAGATGATTTAACTCTTGATTTTATGTATGACGAAGAATCAGAAGATGAAGCAGGCGATGTTTATGTCGAAGACGAATCTGCGGATGTTGCAGAAAATCCAAATGATATGTCTTGGCTTGATGCGCTTGGATAAAAGTAAAATAAACAAAAAGTCTATGCAGCTTATAACTGCATAGACAAACATAAATACATTGATAGTAATAAAACACAAATACATTGGAAATTTGGAGGACGGAAATATATGGCAAGAAAATTTGGAAAGAAAAACGAAGTAAAAATTGATCCACTTAAATACAACATTTGTTTATTAGGGGAACCTAAAATTGGTAAAACAACACTTATTAAAGAAGTGTGTGAAAAATTAGCTGGAGATGATGGTTATATTTTTCTTGAAATGAACGGAGAGGCAGGAGCGGACGCGATTGAGGGTATTGTGTACGAAGACTGTGATGAATGGGCAGATGTAGAAGATATTGTAGAAGATATTATTGATAACAAAACAACAGATTATGCAGATTTAAAAGCAATCGTGGTGGATACCTACGATGGTTGGATTAAATTAGCAGAGCAGGAAGCAATCAGATTGTGGAATAAAGATCACATGGATAAAAAAGCAGACACAATTGACGGGGCATGGAATGGGTTTCAGAAAGGTCAGGCAAAAGCCTTTGAACTTATGTTTGATATTATTAAAAGCTTGAGAAAAGTTGGTGTAGCTACAATTGTTATCGGACACGTAAAGAATAAAGAAGTAACAGATATTGCAACAGGAACTACATATCAGACACTAACATCAGACGTTGAAAAGGTGTACTTTAACCTTCTGAAAAAGAAAATGCACTTCCTTGGGCTTGGATATTACGACAGAACAATTGTTACAGAGAAAACTGGAAAGAAAAATATTGTAACTAAAAAAGATATTACTGTAAACAAGATTGTAGATCAGCATAGAAAAATTAAGTTTAGAGATGACAATATGGCACTAGATAGTGGATCTCGTTTTGCAGATATTGTCGATGAAATTGCATTCGACACAGATGAGTTTATCCAGGCGATCACAGATGCTATCAAAGCAGAACAGGCTAAATCAGGAAAATCATTTGAAGATTCTGAAAAAGAACAGGCTGCCAAAGAAGCTGAGGAAATGAAAGAACTAGCTAAAAGAGAAGCTGAAAAGAAAGAAGAGAAAAAGATTGAATCTGTGATTGATCAGATTAAAGATTTTATCAAAGACAATAAAGGTAATATGGAAGCAATTAAACCTCTCCTTGAATTTTCAAAAGAGAATGGATATGCGAACCCAACTTTAATTGATGATTTATCAATTGCAGAACAGGCATTAAAAATTATTGCTTAAATAGGATGGTGATGTAATGAGAGTAAAGCCTGAATCAGCGAAGATGACAGAGGTTGAGAAAAAAGAATGGGATGAATTATATACATATGTAAAAAAGGAAATCCTATTTTATGATGATAAACAAAATTTGTCTAGTTTCATTTGTACTAAATTAAAGGGAATCAGAACCGGAAAATTCATTGAAAATAGAAATATTAAAAGTCAGGCTGAGTATCCATACAAAACCATTTTATATACATTTCAGATATGCAGACCAAAAATATTGGCTGCATTATCTGGAAAAACATTTGAGTCAGAGGCGCAGAAGATTAATTATATTTGTGCAATTGTAAAAAATAATATAAATGAAGTTTATGAGATGGTTAAAAGAAAAGAGAAAAATGATGAAAAAGTAGCAAATATGGATACAGATATTCTGACGCACAAATCAGCTCATTACCGGACAAAGACTAAGGAACTGAAGAACGATAAGTTGAAAAACTTGTGGTAAGGAGCGTAAGTGAATGGCAACAAAAACGAGTGCGAAAAAATTAACACCATTTGAAAAGGAGTTAATTGAAACAATTAAGCAGGTGAATCAATACAAAGAAGCGGATGAAGCCAATATTGTAGCTATTTTGTATAAGAACCCTGATTTGATTTATGAGACAAATTTACATTTAGATGAGTTTGGTAACAATATTTGGAGAGTATATTGGACAATTGCAGAAGACATTATCAAGCTAGAAAAGAAAAAGACGTTAGATGAAATCACAGTTGGGTTATATCTCGAAAAGCATTTGAAACTACGAGAAAAGTATGATGAATATGGTGGGTATGAAATAATAGAAGCCGCCGGAGGGTATGTCAATACAGAAAATCTATATGGTTATATAGACGAATTACGCAAATGGAATAGTGTAATCAAATTGGCAAAAATGCGCTGCGGAGTAAAAGATAGACTTAGTGATTATTGTGATATGAGTGCTGAAGAAATATATAACGAGTGGGAAGCACAATTAAATGATATTTTTTCCAATATAGATTACGACGTGAAAAGTTATGACATCTGTGATGGTATAGATGAATTAATCGAAGAACTGGATAAAGGGTATGCGGTAGGGTTGCCTTATAACAATATGGACATTATTACAAAAGAGACAGGCGGTCAATATTTGGGAAGCATTACTTTGGTTGGGGGTTTGAGTAATGTTGGTAAATCTACATTTGCAAGAAATGCAGTTATCCCAACCGCAATAAAGGAGAAAGAAAGAATTGTAATCATTGTAAATGAGGATGGTATCAAAAAGTGGCAGAGGGAACTGCTTGTGTTTGTTGCAAACAATATTATCAAAGATGATTTACAGAAGCATGTAGTAAGAGATGGTCATTTTGAGGAAAGAACAAGAGAGACACTATATAAAGCGGCGGAATGGTTAAAGGAACAGACAGATAATCATATTATTACAGTTCTTCCGTTTCAACAATATAAGACGGAGAATGCAATAAAAACTATAAAAAAATACTCAAGTATGGGAGTTAAATACTTTCTGTTGGACACATTTAAACTTGATGCCGGTAACGTAAGTGATAGAGCATGGCTTGAAATGCAGCAAAATATGGTTAAGATCAACGATGTTATCAAACCGGAAGCAAAAAACCTTCATATTCTTATTACATTTCAGTTAGCAAAAGGAAGTGTAAAACAGAGATATTATACCCAAGACAATATTGGAATGTCGAAGAATATCATCGATGTCGCGTCAACATGTATTATGATTCGTGATTTATATGATGATGAATATACAGGAGAGAAAAGAGAATTAAAGGTATACAAACTTGAGGGAAAGAATGGGAAAACAAAAATCCCTATCAGGCTAGATAAGGACAAACACTATCAGATTCTATTTATTATTAAGAATCGAGAAGGTTCTGCTAATAGATACCAAGTTGTGATTGAACACGATATGTCAAGAAATATTATCAAAGAAATCGGAATAACAAATGTTCCGGTAGATTTTTAAGAAGGGTGGTAAACAGAGTTGTGACGATTAGTGAATTGAAAACTTACATATATAAGGAAAATAAAATTGAGTTTGTGCTTCAAGAAATAGGCTGTCACCACATTGTTTACCATCCAAACAAAGAATATTATTCGTGTGGGAATATAGATGGTGATAACAAGTCCTGTGTTATCGTGCGGAATACTGAATATTTAAATGTTACAGATTATACAAGAGAAAAGTTTTTTTGATGACAAATCTGACATTATTACTTTGGTTCAGTATAACTTATACGCGAAACACAAAGAGTTCACTACATGGGAAGCGATAAAAAGTTTACATAAAATTTTAGGATTAAAATTATCGTTCAAAAAAGAAGAGAAAAAACAAGAGAAAATAGATCCGTTGCAGATATTTAAAAAAGTCAAAACAAGGGAAAGAAAATTAAATGTATTAGATTTTGAGGTTCGTGACGAAAAAGAACTAGATACATTTGTTCCTTATGTACATATTGGTTGGTATAAAGAAGGTATTATGCCGTGGACAGTAAAAAAATTCAAACTTGGATACAGTTATAAATATAAAAGAAATGTCGTCCCGTTGCGATACTGGCTTACTGGCGAACTAATGGGGTATAACATGCGAACAACAGTTGAAAACTATGATTTGTTTGATATTAAAAAATATTATATTACACCAGGATACCCAAAACAGATTAACTTGTATGGACTATATGAAAATAGAGAGTCGATTGAAAAATCAGATTATGTTGTAGTTGTAGAAAGTGAAAAGTCTGTATTAAAGAGAGACAGTCTTTGTGACTCGACATGTGTGGCTGTTTCTGGACATGAGATATCTGACGAACAAGCAAGAATCTTAATTGGTCTGAATAAGGAAATAATTATCTGTTTTGATAAGGATGTGGATATAAACCATGTAAGACATTGTTGTGAGAAATTTTATCACATTAGAAAAGTAAGTTACATATATGACAGGTGGGGGATTATAGGCGAAAAGGACTCACCAGTAGATGCACGGAATCAGATATATGAATTTATGATCAAATATAGAGTGGTGTACGACGAACACGAACATAAGGAATATTTAAAGGCTTTACGAAAGTAGGTGTTTATTATAGGAAGAAAAACGAAAGAAGAACTTAATGAAATTATGTCATATTATAAGACAGATCGATTATGGAGTTGGTCTAAATTTAATACATATCACACATCTCCATATGAGTATTATCTCAAATATCTAAAACATGTACCAGAAGATAGAGATGATTGTATTTATGTGGTAACTGGCGGAATGGCACATGAGATTATGGAGGATTTATATCTAGGACATATTAAATATGAAGAAATGGATGAAAAATTTGAAGATGCTTGGATAACGGCTGAAGTAGCAGATTTGAAATTTGATAGAAATGATGAAAAGAAAAATAAAAGTGTAAAACAAAAATATTATGACTGCCTCAAACATTTCTTTAATCATCACAAGATGTTTGAGCAGCATATGGAAATTGAAAGATTTGTAACAGCAAAAATTGGTGATAACGTATTCCAAGGATATATAGATGCTATATACAGAGATAAAGATGGCAATTTCCATATTCTTGATTGGAAGACAAGTTCAATCTATAAAGGCAAGAAAGCAGAAAATGAGTGTGGACAGCTGATTGTATATGCAATTGCATTGAATCAGATTGGGATTCCAATGGATAAAATTCGTATTTCATGGGATTTCTTAAAATATGTTTCCATTGATTGTCAGCAAGCAAATGGCAAATGGACAACGAGAGAAATTGAGAGGAACCAGATCGGTGTGAAATTGCAGACTAGCGTAAAAATGTGGCTAAAAAAATGTGGATACGAAGATAAACAGTTGGAGTATCTCGACCTTCTAATGCAGACAAATGATGTCAAGTGCTTACCGGAAGATGTACAAGAAAAATATAAGGTGAACGACTGTATTGTAACAGTTCCGATTACAAATGACCTTTTGAATAAATGGACAACAGATATTATTGAAACAATTTCTGAGATTGAAAAAAAGGAAGAAAGATATGAGAACTTGAAAGACAGAAACTCAATGGAGGCTGAGAAAGAGTTTTGGGACTCAGACGACCAAGTAGAAAAACAAAGCTATTATTTCTCTACATTATGCGGTTACTCTCCGAATGTGCATTTGCCATATAAAAAATATTTGGACAAGCTAAATGCTAAGAAGGAGCAGCAGGATAATATTTTTGCAGGTGTTGGTGAAGATGTCATATCTAATGTTCAAGGAAAATTATTGGATGAAGACGATATGTCTTGGTTAAATGATTTATAGAACTGGGGTGAGTAAGTGGAGAAGAATTATGTAGTCTATCATTTACATAGCGATTTGTCAAATGGGGTTACAAACATTGATAGTGTCACAAAATATAATGAATATATTGACTATGCAAAATCTTTAGGTATGAAAGCAATGGCGTTTTCAGAGCATGGAAGTGTTCTTGAGTGGGTTCATAAAAAAAATGCAATTGAAAAGGCTGGCATGAAATATATTCATGCAGAGGAGTTTTATGTAACAAAGGAATTATATCAATATCCTGACGATACAGAATTATGTGAATCATTGTTAGGAACTGATCCAGAAGAAGCACAAAAGGAAATCGAAGAATTTTTAGAGGGAAATAAATTTCAAGTACGTGATAACTATCACTGTGTTTTAATTGCAAAAAATTACGAAGGTGTCAAAGAGATAAATGCTTTATCGTCTAAAGCATTTGTAAGAGATGGTCACTTTTACTATCAGCCAAGAATTACATTTGAAGAATTGATAAATACATCTGACAATATTCTAATCACAACAGCATGTATTGGAGGAATTTTGGCAAGTGGAACACCTGATATTCAAGAAGATTTTCTAAATTTTCTTATTAAAAACAAAGATAGATGTTATTTGGAAATTCAACATCATTGTGATGATATGCAGATAAAGTATAATCAATATCTTGCAAAAATTTCTACACAATATGGGATTCCGCTTATTGCGGGAACAGACACACACGCTTTAAATGATGAGCACATGCGTGGACGGGCTATTATGCAGAGGAGCAAAGATGTTCAATTTGATAGTGAATCTGCATGGGATATGACATTTAAAAGTTACGATGAGTTAGTGGTGGCATATGAAAAACAGTTTGCTATTGCAAAAGATGTTTATTTAAAAGCAATAGAAGAAACAAATAGAATAGCTGATAGAGTTGAAGAGTTTAAACTGGATTATTCTTATAAATATCCAAAATTATACGATGACTCTTTGACTGAAATTAAAAAGAAAATTGCAACGGGAATTAAGTGGAGAGGTATTGATAAAAAGAAAAATTATAAAGAATACCAAGATAGAGTTGTATATGAATTGAAAACATATATCCATAATAATGCGTTAGACTTTATGCTTCTTGAAGAGGATTATAAAACGGAATTAAGAAAAAATGGAGTTAAATATGGATATTCAAGAGGTTCTGTTTCTGGAAGTTTAATTGCATATTTATTAGGAATTACAGAAGTTGACCCAATAAGATTCAATCTGAATTTTGAGCGTTTTATGAATGAGGAGAGAGTTAGTCTTGCGGATATCGATTCGGATTGGTTTAAAGAAGATAGGTGGAAAGTAAGGCAATATCTGTTTAACAGGGAAAAATTACATTGCTGCAATATTATTACATTTAACACTGTGAAAATGAAAGGTGCAATCAAAGATGTTGGGAGAGCGTTGGGTATGACGCCGCAAGAAACACAATTATTATCAAATCTTGTTCAAGAAGATGAGAATAAACATGAATTTGTTGACGAAAAATATCGCTTACAATATTCGGAACTGTTTGAATATGTGGATATTGTTGTTGGTACAATTACAAGTTTAGGTAGACATGCAGCTGGTTTAGTGGTGGCTCCTTATCCAGTAGATGATGTATTTGGAACATTGTATATTTCTTCTGACGAAAAACCTATTTCGCAAATTAATATGAAAGAAATTGATTCGTTAAATTTCGTCAAACTGGATGTTTTGGGATTGGACTGCGTAGGACTTATTTACAAGACATGTGAAGCTGTAGGAATTCCATTTTTAACACCAGACAACTTAGATTTTAATGATGAAGAAGTGTGGGAAGACATTGCAAAAGATACAACTTTAATATTTCAGTTCGAATCTGATTTTGCTGGATCATATCTTCGAGATATTCTACGACCCCAGGTTATAAAAAAAATCAAAGAGAAAAATCCTAATTTATCATATATAGATCTCATGAGCATGGCTAACGGAGCAATTCGACCGGCAGGTGAATCGTATAGAACAAAATTAGCTGCAGGTATTTATAGAGATAATGGGAATGATGCGTTAAATAAATTCCTAGCACCTACACTCGGATTTTTGGTATATCAGGAACAGATTATTGAATTTTTGCATAGGTTTTGTGGCTTCACAATGGGCGAAGCTGATATTGTACGTCGTCACTTTAGTAAGAAAACTGGAACTGAAACAGATATTCCAATTATTAAAGATGGTGGATACATGAATAATATAGATGGTAAAAAATCTGAACACTATATCAAAGGTTTTATAAAAACAATGAAAGATGATTATGGTGTAGATCAGGTGGACGCAGAACAGATTATTGAGTCATTTTTGCAAGTTATTATTGACGCATCTAATTATTTATTTTCAAAGAATCATGCCGACCCATATTCATTTTTAGGATTTGCATGTGGGTATTTGCGACATTATTATCCGTTAGAAACTCTTACAACGGCTTTAAATATATATGCATCGGACGATGAGAAATCTTTAAAAATCAAAGATTATATTATATCAAAGGGTTATGAAATTTTTCCAATCCAGTTTAGAAAATCAAAAGCAGAATATCAGTTTGACAAAAATAGTAATTCCATATATCAAGGGATTTCTTCTATTAAATATTGTAATGAAAAAATTGCAGATGAATTGTTTGAGTTAGGAAAGAATAGTTATGAGAATTTCTTTGAGCTTTTATTTGATATTAATGAGAAAACATCTATTAATTCAAAACAACTTATGATCTTGACAGGTTTAAATTTCTTTAAGGAATTTGGCGAAAATAAATATCTCTTAAAGTTGATTGAGTATTTTGATAAATTTGCTTTTAAAAAACAAATTAATAAAAAGAAACTAGGTGAGCTTGGCGTCACAGAGTTTATTATAAAAAAATACTCTGGAAAAGAAACCGTTACTTTGTTTAAGAAACTAGATAATATTGGAATCCTTTGTGAATTAAGTAATCATGTAGAGAATAAATCAATGGGAATAATTGAATCTATGAAATTTGAAAAAGAGTATTTAGGATCAATTATGTACGTCAATTCCCAAGTATCTCCGCTTTATTATATGGTTACAGATTTTAAAACTTATAAAGATACAACAAAGCCATATATTACCGCAAGGCAGATTAGAACAGGAAAGGAAGTAAAAACGAGAATTAAACAAGGCAAGATTTTTAAGGAAAACCCATTTGGACAATGGTCGGTTATCAAAGTGAACACGTTTTCACAAGAATTAAAAAAACGTCCGAATGCCGAAGGTAAGTGGGAAGTAACAGATGAGTTAGAAGATATTCTTACAGAGTATGAGGTGATTAGGTGATGAAAAGATATGGATAGAAAAGAAGTTAAGTTTAAATGTTCTGTAGTTAGAAAAACATATGATGGAGGGGATTTTAAAATCTATGCTGTGGATGTAGATAAAAATAAATATCCAGATATAAAACTTACAAAATATGGAAATGTAACATTGACAGGAGAATTTCACGAACTCGGCATCGGTTCTAATTATGAAGTTACTGCTATTGAACAAATGTCAAAATATGGATATGGGTATAAGGTTCTGAATATTAAAAGAGATAAACCATCTAGTATAGAAGAAACATATGTTTTTTTGAGGGAGATTCTTACAGAAAATCAAGCGAATGTATTATGTAACGCATATCCAGATATTGTTGATATGGTAATTAACAATAGATTAAATAATATTGACTTAAGCAAAACACCAGGAATAAAAGAATATACGTTTGAAGTGATTAAAAATAAGATTGTCGAAAACTTTTGCCTGGCAGAAATTGTTACAGAGTTTCAAGGAATGCTAACACTTTCTATGGTAAAAAAATTACATGAAAAATATGCATCTGTTCAAATGATAAAGAAAAAAATGCGAGAAGATCCTTATAAGTGTTTATGTGGATTGGCAAGAGTTGGTTTTAAAACTGCAGATTCAATTTTACTCGAACTAGAAAAAGAGTCTATGGAAAACAAGAAAAATGGAAAGAAACCAATAATAGATTTTGATTGTGATTTAAAAACCAGTAAGCAAAGATGCTTATCGTGTGTATTGTATTTACTGGAAGAGAACGAAAATAACGGACACACCATGATGAATATTGTCGATTTGAGAAATCAATGTGTGAAATTAACCCCGGCATGTTCAAATTTATTTGTGGATTGTATCAAACATGAGAGTGTTATTTATGACAAGGATACAATGAGTGTCGCTTTGAAATCTACATACGATACAGAACAAAGTATTGCAAATGTAATTATTGAAGGATTGAAATGCAATATAAAATGGAGTTTTGATGTAGATAAATACAAAGTTGTAGATGATGGATGCGAATTATCAAATGAGCAGATAAAAATATTGGATTATATTTGCAAATATAACATTTGCATATTAAATGGATCAGGAGGAACTGGCAAAACATTTTCAACACAAGCTGTTATTAAAATGCTTAAAGATAATAATAAGTCATATGAGTTGTTTTCACCAACAGGCAAAGCAGCAAAAGTCTTGTCTGAAAATACTGGTGAACAAGCAAGTACAATTCATAGAGGTCTTGGATATATGCCGCCCGACAAATGGGGATATAACGAAGCAGAAAAGATGATGTGCGATGTACTGATTGTGGATGAGTTTTCTATGGTTGATTTGCGATTATTTAAACATATTATAGATGCGATTGATTTTAAGCGTACAAAACTTCTAATGATAGGAGACAACGCACAGCTTCCGTCTGTTTCATGCGGTAATTTGCTACATGATTTTATGCAGTCCAAAATGATACCAACTGTTACCCTTACAAAAGTATTCAGATACGGTGAGGGTGGTTTAATGAAGGTGGCTACAGATGTAAGACAATGTAAACAATATCTTAGTAATATTAATCAACAATGTACATATTTTGGAGATAATAAAGATTATGCTTTTATAAATGTCGGCTCAAACACAATTGTTAAGAATGTAATCGCTTTATATCAAAAATTACTTTTAAGTGAAAAATATAATGTAGACGATATTCAAGTTCTTACTTCATATAAAAAGGGCGATTATGGACAAATTATAATTAATAACCAATTACAAAAAATAGCGAATAGAAATTACGGTAGCCAGGATTTTATGAAAGTTGGGGATATTACTTATTATAAAGACGATATTATCATACAAAATACTAATAACTATCATGCACGGATTTTCTATGAAGAAGTTTTTGTTCCAGATGATATGCCAAAAGAGACGTTTATTGCGAATGGTGAAACAGGAAAAATAAAAAAATAGATCAAAATAAAGTCATTATCGAATTTGATGATGTGTTAGTAGAATACGATAGAAATGCAATGCAAATGTGCGGATTAGGATATTGTATCACAATTCACAAATCTCAAGGAAGTAGTATTAAAGTGGTATTGTTAATCACTCCTGCTGCACATACATATATGTTAAATTCGAATCTAATTTATGTGGGTTTAACAAGAATGAAAGAAAGATGTTTTCATTTTGGAGATACAACAACTGTGAATAGAGCTATTAAGAAAAAGGCTAATTTATCGAGAAATACGTTTATGCAAAAAATGTTAAGAAGAGGAGTCGATAATCATGAATAAATTTGAAGCATCTCTACTTATTGGATCATCAATACTGATTATTCTGTATATTGTAGGAGCGGTTTTGAATTCCATTGTTACATCAAAAAGAAATCAAACCTATCAAGAATATACAGAAATTATTCGGAAACAAAATTTATTACTTAAAGAAGATATAAATCTAACAAATAAGATCTTAAAATTGCTCTCAGATAAGATATGTGAAGATAAAAAAGAAAATGATAGTTACAAACAGGAGGAAAAAAGATGAAGAAAATGATTAATGAATTAAGAAATATTATTAGTAACGATTGTGATTTTACCCTAGATATTAATCCAGTTGATTTCCGGATTAATATTTCAAGAGAAATGTGGGAAGAGAATACATTCTCTGTGGTATATTCCGGTATGTCTGAATCGCCGTATTTAGATATTGATAGTTATGATGAAGAAATTCAATACAACCTAAACTTACATATGATCAAAAATATTTTAAATGTTATGAACTGGATGAACGAAAATCTCGAAGAGATTAATCAGTGCATTCATTCGTGCGGAAAGGCGGTGTAAATTTACTTGATTACGACTACGAGACAAGCTATTGCAGCGTTACAGCAAATTGAAAAGGAAAGCGGAGAAAAATTTTTAGTAGTAGTAGATGAGTATGACAATGAATATCAGATTGAATATGTGAAAAGGCATAATTTACATTCTGATAATCCATATGATTTTTGTCATGCGTTAAAAATTAAAGGAAATCACATGGGCTGTATTAAGAGGAGTGTTTAGGTCAACTACCCACGACCTAAAGGCCATGGGCTTGTAACTGCCCAGTCGTACTAACGACTTACGTCTCCGACCTTTAACCCCAATAGATATTGCTATCTAAAGTGGCGTTACATCATAGGGTGGTTGACAACACCCTTTACGGATAAGATATGCTCATCTGTAACTGTATCAGGTACTAAACTTCCCATGCCATACAGTAATAATGTCTTTACGATTAAGATTTTACGCAGTACACGAATTTCGTATTGCAACCTCATATCTTGTCAATGTATAAAAGAGTGCCTTGATGAGCAGCACATCGAACGGTTTTCTCTTTAAGAACTGCTACAGTCAGTGTAGCATATTTAACAACAATCAACAAGGCTCCTCCCGCCACCTAAAGGTAGTGGGTTTCCGCCTATGACAAACGAAAGGATTTAAAATTATGAAGTCATGTAAAGATTATGCTATCGAATGTAAAGCACAATTAAAAAAGAAATTGAATCAAAAGAAAATTGTTATACAGACAACCTGTTTTGGCAGTCGTGCAGATCGGGGACGATGCGGCAAGTTCTTCTTATATAAAAGGAAAGCTTAAAGATTGCGAAGAGGTTGGAATGATTTGTAGACATATTCATTTAGGAGAAAAGGAAAATGATACATATAGTGTCTCGAAGATTTTATTAGAGTTAAGTGAAGATGTTGATTATGACGGGATTATTCTTCAACTTCCTATTCCTGATAAATTTGACTTACCTGTTTTACAAAATTGTATCTCATCAGAAAAAGATGTGGATGGATTTAGAAAAGATAGCTTATTTGATCCGTGTACACCAAAAGGAATTATCGAATGGCTGGATGATAACAAATATGATTTTGAAGGAAAAAGGGCTATTGTAATCGGGAGAAGTAATATCGTAGGCAAGCCACTCGTTAATATGCTTATTGAAAAGGGAGCTACGGTTACAAGTTGTAACAGTAAAACCCAAAATTTAAAAGAATACACAGGTAATGCAGATTTAGTCATTCCTGCAATTGGGAAGCCAAAATTTTTCTCGAGTTCTTACTTCTATACAAATCAGGTAATTATTGATGTAGGAATTAATAGAGATGAAAATGGAAAATTGTGGGGAGATGTTGATTACGATGATGTTCGAAGATGGGGAAATACATATGTGACACCTGTTCCAGGAGGTGTTGGATTGCTTACTAGAATAGCTTTGCTGCAAAATACATTTGAAGCTTATAGAAGGAAAATTGAAGGAGGGTTGAATTAGGAAATAATTAGTAAAAGGAGAAACAATAGATGATTAATAGAGCAACCAGTTATTTTGTGAATGATGTTGAAAATATTTTAAAGTGTGGATATAAAGATGAGAATCCTAGACCTAAATATAAAGATGGATCACCGGCATATACAATTTCAGTAAACCAAAATATGCGTATGTATGATTTGTCAAAAGGAGAATTTCCTATTAATACACTAAGACCTATCCCTTGGAAAAGTGCTATTAAAGAAATCTTTTGGATTTATCAAGAAGCAAGTAATAACTTAGAAATATTAAACAATAAATATAACATTAAATATTGGAATGATTGGCAATCAAAAGATGTGCCAAATACAATTGGTCAAAGATATGGTGCAACTGTAAAAAGATATGATTTAGTAAAAAATCTCATAAAAAGCATTAATGAAGATCCGTTCGGTAGGCACAAAATTATGAATCTTTGGCAAGAAAAAGATTTGCAAGAAACGGATGGTTTATTACCATGTGCATTCTTAACTATGTGGAGTGTTAGAAAAAATTTGGAAGGAAAGAATTTTCTCGATATGACATTGATTCAGCGCTCAGGAGATATGTTAGCCGCAAGTGGAGGAGGCGGGGTAAATGAAGTACAGTATGCTGCATTGCTTATGATGATTGCAAGACATTGTGATTTACTTCCTGGTGTGTTTGTTCATTTTGTTCAGAACGAACAAATTTATGACAGACATATTGATCAAGCGGGAGAGATGAGGCGGAGATATATAAATATGACTATGGATGAATTTTATCATGAATACGAACATAAAGTTCCTATGCTTGTATTAAAAGATGAGGCAAAAGACTTTTATTCTATGACAATTGATGATTTTGAAATGATTGACTACGAGCCGATTAAACCACAGATTAAATTTGAGCTTGGAATTTAACTAGATAAAGGAGAAATCTATGCTTATATTACTAGGTAAAACAGCAAGCGGGAAAGACACCGTTTTAAATAAGCTTGTAAGAGAACATGGGTACAAAAAAATTGTCACTTATACGACAAGACCTAAACGAAAAAAAGAAATTCAGGATGTAACATATCACTTTATTAGTGAGTGTGGATTTAAAGAAAAAATACAATCGGGTTTCTTCATGGAATATAAAGAATATCATTCTGTACAAGGAACATGGTATTACGGATCTGCAAAAGAAGATTATGAAATGTCTGATGAAAAAACGGTAATTATTTTGACACCAGACGGATACCGAGATTTTTTTAAGAGAATGTTCTAATGTGGATCATACGTCAGTTTACTTATATTCGAATAACAAAACTCTTGAGAATAGACTTATTAAACGAGGAGATGATCCTAAAGAGACAAAAAGAAGATTGGATTCAGATAATAAAGACTTTAAAGGCGTTCAAGGTTTGGTTCATAAGATTGTTTATAACAATGAGAATAATTCGCCTGATGAGGTTGTAAATAAGATTTTAGAATATGTGACTGAAAAATAACAGGAGTTATTGTTGTAATCATAAAACGTTAAACATATAAAAGGAGGAAACTTTATTGAAGGTAATTAAAAGAGATTGTACAGAGGTTAAGTTTGAAAAAAGAAAAATTACTAATGCAATTTTGAAGGCAATGAAAAATGGATCTGGAATTATTAAACCTAAAATTGCTGAAGCTATTGCCGATGAAATTTATGAAGAATGTAAAGAGAAAGATGAAGTTGATATTTCTTATATTGAAGAATTAGTATACGACAAACTTATTACAAAGAAGCAGCGTTTAACTGCAAAAGCTTATGAGGGGTATCGCTGTGTAAGAGAATTTCAGAGAGAAAATATGAACACAACAGACGAGCAAATTTCAGAGCTTTTAAGTGGATCGAGTGATTACTGGAATAATGAGAATTCAAATAAAAATCCTAAATTGCTTACGACACAAAGAGATTATATGGCAGGAATTTTAAGCACTGATATTACAAGGCGATTTTTACTTCCTCCAGAAATTGTACAAGCACATGATGAAGGTATGATTCATTTTCATGACGCGGATTATTACGCTCAGAATGCAATTTCAAACTGTTGTTTAATCAACCTAGAAGATATGTTGCAGAATGGTACATGTATTAACAAGGTGACGATTGATAAGCCACATAGATTAATTACAGCAACTACAATTGCTACACAAATCATAACAGCCGTTACGTCAAGCCAGTATGGAGGGGCGACAATTACATTAACACACTTAGCACCATTTGTAAGGGATAGTTTTAATATCTATATGGAGAAATATAAAAATAGAGGATTGTCCTATCAGCAATGTCTTGAATTTTCAAGAGAAGATATTAAAAAAGAAATTTCCGATTCGGTGCAAACATTTAATTATCAAGTCAATTCTATGACGACAACGAATGGACAATCTCCATTTCTCAGCGTATTTATGTATCTTGGAGAAACCGAAGAATACAAAGAAGAACTTGCCATGCTGATTGAAGAGTTCTTAAAACAAAGAATTCAGGGGTTGAAAAATGAAGAGGGCGTTTATGTCACACAAGCCTTTCCAAAGCTGTTGTATGTATTAGAACCATGTAATATTGACGAAAATGGAAGTTACTTTTATTTAACAAAATTAGCAGCAGAATGTACAGCTAAGAGGATGGTTCCTGATTATATTTCTGAAAAGGTTATGCTTGAAAATAAGATTGATAAAAATGGCAACGGGCATGTTTATGGATGCATGGGCTGCAGGAGCTTCCTGACTCCATATATCAATAAAAAAGGCAATCCTCAGTATTATGGAAGATTTAATCAAGGGGTTGTTACATTAAATCTTGTAGACATCGCATTGTCATCTGGTGGCGATTTCGATTCTTTCTGGACAATTTTTGATGAAAGAGCAGAACTGTGTCATAAAGCATTACGTCTTAGACATGAAAGATTAGAAGGAACTTTATCAGACGTAGCTCCTGTTTTATACCAAGACGGAGCATTTGCAAGACTCAAAAAAGGAGAAAAGATTGACGAGCTTTTACATAATGGATACTCAACAATTTCTCTTGGATATGCCGGGTTGTACGAATGTGTGAAATTCATGACCGGTAATTCTCATACTGATTGTGGAACTGGAACATCGTTTGGATTAGAAGTTATGAGCAAGCTTAATGATAAATGTAGTGAATGGAAAGGAAAAGAAAACATTGATTACAGTTTATATGGCAGTCCTATTGAATCAACAACATATAAATTTGCCAAATGTTTAAAGAAAAGATTTGGAGTAATTGATGGAATTACAGATAGAGACTATATTACAAATTCATATCATGTTCCTGTATTTGAAGAGATTGATCCGTTTGAGAAATTAGAATTAGAGAGTAAATTTCAGAAGTTAAGTCCGGGTGGTGCGATCAGCTATGTAGAATGTGCAGATCTAACTAAAAATACAGATGTAGTAATTGAAATTATGAAATTCATTTATGAGCATATCATGTATGCGGAGTTAAATACTAAATCTGATTATTGTCAGGAATGTGGTTATGACGGTGAGATTAAAATTATTGGTGAAGATGGAGAGCTTATCTGGGAATGCCCGAATTGTGGTAACAGAAATAAAGATAAGATGAATGTAACTAGAAGAACATGTGGATATATTGGTACAAATTTCTGGAATCAAGGAAGAACAGAAGAAATCAAAGAAAGATATGTTCATGTAGACGACCATGAAGCGGAGGTATAAATAGTGAGATATGCATCAATAAGGAAGCTTGACATTTCCAACGGAGAGGGTATTGGTGCATCTCTCTTCGTTCAAGGATGTCATTTTCATTGTAAGAATTGTTTTAATAAGAATACGTGGGATTTTAATGGAGGCAAAGAGTGGACAAAAGATGTTAAGAAAAAATTTATGCAATTAACGGAATCGTCATACATAAAAAGAGTTAGCATTCTCGGAGGAGAACCACTCGCAAATGAAAATCTTAAAGATGTTTTAGACTTGATTGTAGAATTGCGTTTGAAATATCCTATAGTAGGGAAAATAGATACAATATATAGTGATAAATACGATTTTAAACACAATATATTGATTGAAAATTCGAATGAAATTCGTCTTTCATATCCACAAAAAACAATCTGGTTGTATACAGGATACACATGGGAACAGATTGTGAACCCAGTTGTTACGGATGATTTTAACTCGGAGAGAGATAAACTTTTAAAAATGAGACGAGATATTGTGGAGCAGTGTGATGTTCTCGTAGATGGAAGGTACGAAGAAGATAAGCGAGATATAACATACCACTGGGCGGGCAGTACAAACCAGAGAGTAATTGATGTGCAGGAATCATTAAAACAAAAACAGGTGGTTTTATGGAAGGACAAGTAAATAAGAAAGATAGATTATATTTTGCGAGAATTATTCCATCAGTAGGTATTTATGATGTATGTGATGTAATTGTAAGAACGGCGACAAACCAATTGTCTGTCGCCTGTGATAAAAAAGATAAACATGCCTATCTATTTTCTAATAAAGAATTAGATAAAACCGTGTTTAAGTCACGATTAGAAGCTTTAGAAAAAGTAACTGAAGCTGAAAAGAATAAGAGAATTATTAATGAAGATACATATTATGAAGAATTTTAGGAGGTAAATGATTGGCAGCATATCTTATGAAATACAAAGGGATTTATAGGTTAATGGCACATATTGATCAGAATACAAATGATTTTCCTCGTGATGAAAGAGGGAATATTGATTCTGATGACGTGTATATCAAGTGTGCTTATGGAAATCAGATTTATCATTATGGGCGTTCTACATTGATGGCGTATATCCCCTCCACTGCAAGAGGACATAATATTCTACGGGCATTGGGAAAAGAGTTGTGTGGACTTGAAGATAGAATTCCGTATGATGAACTATATTCACTATTGGAGCAACAAGGTAAAATTTGGGATATTGTAGAAAATGACAAAGAGATTGAATTTAAATTTTCTGCAAAAGATATTGAGCTGATTGCCAAATATTTGAAACCGCAAACTGGAGGTGCAAATATTAGCCCATTTAGCAGCAGGAATTTGCCTAAAAGAAAGTATGATATAGACTTGACAGATTTGAAAGAATATAGAGAAATAATCAATAAAATTCCGAAAGGTAACATTCTTATCATAAAGAATCTGACGAGCCAATTTTTGAATGATATTTTGAAAAAAGATAAAGTGTATAGACGAGTAGATATTAATGCTGATATGAAAAAGAAGATGTTAAAAGGGAAAGAATATATTCATTATATTGGTAAATGGAATGATTACATTAAATTTCTGAAGGAGAATATTTAGATGAAAGAATATAGACTACATAAGGACTGTACACACGAACTGTTGATTAAAAATAAATTTAAAAAATATGGACAAGTTTATAGGCTTAATGTTCCCTTATATGAATATAAAAACTATCCAACCGTATCGGCTGAATTTCAAATTAGTCTTCCAAATACATTTGAATACGAAGTAGTTGACAACAACTCAGAGAATATCTATGTATCATTTTACAACCCGACAGAAGCAGATAAAAAGAATAATTTAGTATTGAAAAGGGTAAAAAGGAATTTAAAAAAGAAGTTAAAAGAACTATCAGAATTAGGAATTATTCAGGAGGTATAACAAATGAAACGAATTGCAAAATTTCAGAAAGTAAGTTACGAGCAGTTTACAGAGGGATGGATCGACACTTTTGGTATTACCAATGCAGAAGAAATTAAGACGATTTACGATCATATCAAACTTCCAAAGCGTGCTACTTCAGGATCGGCAGGATATGATTTCTATGCACCGGTGACATTGACACTGAAACCAGGGGAAACTGTGAAAGTTCCTACAGGAATCCGTGTGGAGATGGAAGAAAATTGGATTTTAAAATGTTATCCGAGAAGCGGGCTTGGATTCAAATATCGTCTGCAATTAGACAATACGGTTGGAATTATTGACAGCGATTACTTTTACTCTGATAATGAGGGGCATATTTTCGCAAAGATCACAAATGGTACAAACGAAAATAAAACCGTTGAGATTCCAGAAGGAACAGGATTTATGCAGGGAATCTTTGTAGAATATGGAATCACAGTTGACGATGATGTGACAAGTGTGAGAAACGGTGGTTTCGGAAGTACAGATAAATAAAAATATAAGGAGGAATATAAAATGAGCAAGCAGAAACCGAACGTATTTTCGGGGGGGGGGTAACTCCCTTGAATAATCGAAGAGTATTATTAAAATCGTATGTTTGGGGACATATTGTTTCAAACAGATTGGCAAGTCTTTTAAATAGTATTAAAGGGAAATTTAAAGAACTAACATTGTCGGGTACTAGTGTGCAAGGAGAGAACCCAGCGCCGGACAATCCGCAGGAGATTAAGAGTGCAGGGCGAAAGAGTAGGAATCTGTTTGATATAACAAAATATGATAAATACGATGATACTTGGACAAACACGACATATACAACTAAGAAGCTTAAGCTAAAACCAAATACGACATATACAATAAGTTGTAAGAGGTTAGTAGATAAACCTAAACAATATGTCTTTTTTAATATTACGGAAGGGATCGCAACCGGAAGAGGAATATATATACAAATAAAACCAGATTTAGCACTCAATTATTTTATAAGTAAGGGCACGTTCACGACAAATGATGTAGGGGAGATCACTCTAAGCTATTATGTCGATTGTCCTAAAGAACAATATTGGTTTACGGAGGTAATTGGCGATATACAAATAGAAGAAGGAAACAAAGCAACCTCTTACGAGCCTTACACAGATAAATATCTGATTGATGTGAAAGTGACTGGAAAGAATCTGTTAAATTTGCAAAAAGAACCTGATGTGAAAGGCACTTATCAAGGTTGGAAAGTAGGAGATGGTAAAAAAACTATTGTCTTGAGTATTGAAGACAAAGGTAATAATGCGGATATAACAAAATGTAGTATTGGAGTAAGCGGAAATGGCATCAATCCTAATGATGGACTTGGTTGGATAGTACAAGACGGAACGATTTTAAGAAGTGAAATCAAAACTACTAACCCATATGTCACTATATATCCTCCAAATGAAACGGCTGTACAGAAGTTTTTAGATCGATTTGAAATACAAGTTGAATATGGAACCACTGCTACCCCTTATGAACCTTACGCCGAGCAATCCCTACAAATCGCCCTAAACGAGCCATTAAGAGGTGTTGGAGAGTATAAGGACATGCTTACAAAGGATGGGGTTGTGCGGAAGATTAAACAGATTACAGTAAATGAAAAAAGCAATCTAATATTTTATACGGAAAGTAAAAATACGCTTGGGTACTTGGTTAAAGTGCCTGACGCAACACAAACAAATTACACTTACTCTGTAATCTCTGACAGGTTTGTAAAAACACAGTATATTGACAGTAACGACACTAACGGAGTAGTTACTCTGTTTGCTCAACAAATAATATTTAGAGTAAGCAAAGAAATTGCTAATAACATATATACATTAAAAGAGTGGTTAGTTGATAATAACATAACATTTAATTATGTACTGGAATCGCCTATCACCGAACCTCTCCCGGAATCTGTACAAGCACAATTATCAGCTTTGCACAGTGAGAACGGAGTGACACATGTGTTTGTGGATAGTGGAGAAGTAGAAGCAGGAATTAGTGTAACATACAAACAAAAGAAATAGTGGAGAAACATCTATGGAGATATTACTTATTTTAGTAGTATCAGCCATAATCACATATCTGTTATTTTATTTTACAGGAGGCAAAGAAATCCTATTAGATGAGATGATTTATTTTTTGATCACAGATATTTTTATATCATTGTTTCTGATAGGATTTTATGCCTTATTTTTAAGTGATTGGCTGATGAGAATTTTATAAATAACAAACGATATATAAGGAGAGATAGATTGAATAAGACAGAAAGAATTAAAGAATTGACAAAAAAGCTAAACGAATACAGAAACGCGTATTATAACGAATCAGAGTCAATTATATCCGATTATGAGTATGACAAACTATATGACGAACTAGAAAAGTTAGAGAATGAAACTGGACTTTCATTTGCAAATTCACCTACCAAAACAGTTGGTTTTGAAGTGAAGTCTGAGTTAGAAAAAGTCAAACATACACATCCAATGCTTTCTCTTGACAAAACCAAATCAGTAGACGACCTAAGAAAATTTGCCAGTGACAAGGATTGTATTTTGAGTTTGAAGATGGATGGATTGACTTGCCTTTTGACATACGAAAACGGGGTATTAGTACAGGCAGAAACTCGTGGCAATGGTGATGTCGGAGAGGTAATCACACATAATGCAAATGTGTTTGAAAATATTCCTCTTACAATTGAGTATAAAGGTCATTTCGAAATTGAGGGAGAGGCGATTATTGCATATGATGATTTTAAGAAAATCAACGAGTCACTTCCAGAGGATAAGAAATATAAAAATCCGAGAAATTTAGTTTCGGGATCTGTACGACAATTAGATAATAAAATTGCAGCACAACGACATATTAAATTCATTGCTTGGAAAGTTCCAACAGAAGTACCAGAGGGAATCTGTTCAAATTCATTTTTACATAGATTAATGTATACAAAAGACCTTGGGTTTGAAATTGTTCCACTCTTTACATATTCAGGCAAAAGTGATAAAGAAAATCTTCCGGATATGATTGAATCTTTAAAAACAAAAGCACATGATTACGGCTATCCTATCGACGGCTTAGTCATGACGTATAACGATATTCAGTATGGTGAATCATTAGGGCTTACTGGACATCATCCAAGGCATTCTATTGCTTACAAATTTTACGATGAAGAATTCGAAACGACATTAAAAAATATCGAATGGACTATGGGCAAAAGCGGTAGTCTAACTCCAACGGCTGTATTTGAACCGGTAGAGATTGATGGAACTATGGTGGAACGTGCTTCATTACATAATATGAGTATTTTTAAGGATTTGGAATTATCACATGGGGATACAATTACTGTATTCAAGGCTAATCAAATTATCCCGCAAGTATCAGATAATCTCGACCGTACATTAAACAACTTATGTATTCCACCTAGCACATGTCCAATCTGTGGAGGAAAAACAGAGATTATTAAAGATAATGACACAGAGGTTCTTATGTGCTCTAACTCTAATTGCAAAGGTAAACTGTTGGGTAAATTATCCGCATTTGTAAGTCGAAATAAAATGAATATTGACGGGCTTTCAGAAGAAACGTTATCCAAATTTATTGCTAGAGGTTGGTTGACGTGCTTCTCAGATATTTATAAGCTAAAGGATTATTATATCCATATGATTAATATGTCTGGGTTTGGCAGAAAATCAATCGACAAATTACTCGACTCCATTGAAAAGAGTAGAAGTGTAGAACTGAACAGATTTATTGCTGCTTTATCTATTCCAGGAGTAGGAGATAGCACAGCCAAAGATATTTCTAAACACTGTGAATACGACTTTGACACATTTGTGATGAGATTAATTGATAAATATAACTGGAGCATTATTGATGGTATTGGAGAGAAAACTAGTCAACAGATTAATGAATGGATTGATGACAGTAGCAACAGAGAAGATTTTAGAAAATTATTACAAACCATTATTCCGGTAAAACCGAATGAAGGTAACAGTACAGATAATACACTTTCAGGAAAAAATTTTGTTATCACAGGAGATGTAACACAATTCAAAAACAGAAAAGAATTGCAGAAATTCATTGAGAGCAAGGGAGGAAAAGTGACTGGGTCTGTCACATCAAAGACGAACTGGCTGATCAACAATGATGTGGAATCAACATCTTCAAAGAATAAAAAAGCGAGGGAACTTGGGATCCCAATCATTTCCGAGAAAGAATTTTTAGAGATGGTGAATGTATAAATAATCATGTTGAATTTATGCTATTTCGATGATATACTATTAGTGTATTAAGAAAAAGAATAATATATTGATTATGATGTAAACGTACATTTAGCGATCATTGTGAAAGCGCTGACAGATAATAAGAACCGTACTGCATCCAATGTCCGCAATGCCTTCACAAAAGGTAGTGGAAATGTTGGGACTCCGGGATGCGTTTCTTTCATGTTTGATGAGAAAGGACAGATCATTATTGCAAAAGAAGATTGCGATATGGATTCTGACGAACTGATGATGCTTGCTTTAGATGCAGGAGCAGAAGATTTTGTGGAAGAGGAAGACAGCTACGAAGTGTTGACAGTGCCGGAAGATTTCAGTGAAGTTCGTCTGAAATTGGAAGAAGCAGGAATTCCGATGGCAAATGCAGAGGTGACCATGATCCCACAGACATGGGTAGAGTTGACAGATGAACAGGATCTGAAAATATTCAGAAGACATTGGATC